AACCAATTGAGCTACCTCTGGATGAATTTTTAAATATTCTTATTCAAATCTTTAAATCATCTACTTCTTTTTTCCACGGTTTCATCATAATTGTAAATATTATAACAGCAAAAATAATGACTATAGTTTCTTTTAAATTAAAAAAGAATCGAAATATTCGCTTCATTTTTCTCCCTTAATATCTTAATTGCTTTATCATAACGTTCACGAGCGGATTCACTTGATGTTTTATAATTATGTGCTATATCCGCAAGCTTCACATCTGTTGCTATTTTTGATTTTTTTATATTTTTAATATAATCAGAATATTTTTCCGATTTTATTCTTGTTAGTATTGATACTTCTCTAACGATTTCAAATGATATTCCCATTCTTAATAAATCTCGACTATCATAATGACTATCCTCTATAACATCATGTAATAAAGCAACACTTCTACGCAAATCATCTTTAAAATTACTTGCTACTGCTTCGCAGTGTGTTATATATGGCGTAATTTTATCATGTCTATATTGATTTCGATGCGCTCTATATGCTATCTGTCTTGCTAATCTCTCATACTTCATTATTTCGTAATACTCCTATTTTGGCGAATCCGCTAGGATTCGAACCTAGGTGTTTGCTTTTGGAGAGCAACATATTAGCCACTATATGACGGACTCTTTCTTGTCTTTATTTTTACATTCTTCACATATATCCCATTCTACAGTTTTATTTTTATCTGGACAACGACATTGTGTTATTGTCTTTAAACATATTTTACATTTTTTAATAAAGTGCGACATATGTTCCTTTCTGTTTTTTTGGCGGAAACTGTAGGATTTGAACCTACGAGCCGATATTAATCGACTAATACGTTAGCAGTGTATCGCCTTCAACCACTCGGCCAAGTTTCCATTATTTTTCAAAACTATAATTTCTAACCCTATCAGGGTCATAATCTTCATATATAAACGTTTTAATTTTATTGCAAATACAACATTGTTTTTTTATTTTAACTAAAGCATACCCATTTTTAAATACGTTTTCAGTATTTTTTTTGCATTTAGATTTTCTTTTTAAAACTAATTCTGAATCTAAAATATTATGATAACAATGTATTAAATGCATAAACACCTTTTTTTTGGTGCGTGCGATAGGACTCGAACCTATAAGAACTTAGTTTTGAGTTAAGTATGTCTGCCAATTGCATCACACACGCTTGGTGCGCAGGGAGAGAATCGAACTCTCACGTTCTTACGAACACAGGCTTTTAAGACCTATGCGGCTGCCAATTACGCCACCCACGCTTATATTATGTTTTGATTAATGTATTTTTTGCTCGTTCTTCTGCTAATCTATTCTTTAAATCGTCTCTTTGCTTAATTACTTTTTTTAATTCATCTTCTAAATAAATAACTTGGGATTTTAATTCAGTATTCTCTGGTTCTTTTACACCTTTATATATGAAATCATAAATACGTGCTTTTGCAACTAAAGATTCTTGAAAGAAGCGACCCTCTCTACTTTGAACTCTTGATAATACTGATAACGCTTGTTCTAATGTTTTTATTGGTGATAATTTACTTTTATTTTCTTCCATTCTTTCTCCTTTTTATTTAATTGGTGCGGATAGAAAGATTCGAACTTTCACGCCTTACAGCATATGTTTCTAAGACATACGTGGTTGCCAATTACACCATATCCGCGTAAATTTTGGCGGAAGAGATAGGACTTGCACCTATATGTCTCGTTAAAAGACAGGCAGTTTTCAAGACTGTTCCACGCACTATACTGTGGTCAACTCTTCCTTATATATTTTGGCAGATGGGGTAGGATTCGAACCTACACATTACGAATTAACAGTTCGTCTCAATACCAGTTTTGATACCCATCTACATTAATATTTGGTGCTTGAATCGAGTGTCGAGTCGAATCTTCTGCGCTTCAAGCAGACGCTCTTACCATTTAAGCTATTCAAGCTTGGACGCTAGAGTGAGATTTGAACTCACGATTGTAACGTTTTGCAGACGTTTGCAATTGTCCGCTCTGCCATCTAGCGCACTGGTAGACTGGGCGAGACTTGAACTCACAGTGGATAACTATCCGACAGCTTAAAGGGCTGTTGCTCTACCATTGAGCGACCAGTCTATTTTAATTCTTTATATTCTTGCCATAATTTATAATGTTTACAACAACACTCACCATCTATTGATTCAAAATAACCATCTTCCGCATCATCTGAACAAGAACAGCAACAATAAATATCTTGCTTTAATTCTTCACATCTACGTTTTTTAAATTCTTCCCAATTTTCGTTAGACATATAATTTTCCAAAACAAAAGAGGCGCATCGTTTTCACTCTGCGCCTCTTTAATCTGTTTATGTGATATAGTTTTTAAGGCGCAGTTCGTTTTAGATTTTCAAAATTTATATAGTCTGATACACTCAAAAGCCATGATAAGTGGCGTTTGCTACATAAACTCTTTACTCTAATCTCTTTGCACTTTAAAAACATATATTATCCTTTGCTTATATTGGTTCTCTACATGGTTTCATTATACTGGATTTCTGTCATTGAATCTCATACAGGACCTCTCGTTGGTTTATATGGTTGATTTTTCATATATTCCTACTATTTAAACATCGTATAAGTATATCACATTTTTACCATTTTGTCAAGTTTTTTCCCACAATTTCTACAATAATAATCTAATGTGCTTATTTCTTTTTTGCAATAATCGCATATTGGAAATTTTCTTTTTTCACGTAACATTTTTTTACCATCTTTATGACAAAAATTAGCATACGCAGATTGATACCCGCAACTTGGGCATATTTTGTTATGTTGTGGTAGAAAATATTTTAAATTATATTTTATATCATTAATTATTATTTTTAAAAAATTCATGCTCATTCCCTTCTATCTAATTTTTTACCAAAAAACCCGCAACCCCAATTCTGATGCCGATATACACCATCTGTGTTAAACCATGTAATTCTTTTACATGCTGGACACTCTCGCACCTCCTTCGCGTGACAATTTGGACATTCATCAACACGATACATTTCTTCCCATATACCTAAGTATGGTCTGTTCTTTAATTTTTCTTTTTCTTCAGCTATTCTTTTGTAGTCTAACGGTATTTCTGTGTTACAAAATGGACATGTTCTCCAAGAAAATTTGTATTCTTTCTTTACTTTTTTCTTTTTCTTGCGAGCAGAGCCAACACCTTTTTCAGGTATTAATGGGTCGTCTATTTTTGTATGACGTTTTGTAAATTTTCTAGGATGTCCCCAATTTCCACCGGCATACTTCTTATCTTTATTATTTATACGTCCACGAGAGGCATACATAGTTTTTTTATACCTTTTTTAAGTGGCGCATTATAATATTTCTTTAGATAGGCATCCACTCGTTTCTTTTCTGCTTTTGTAAAACATAATTCTTGAATATGTTCCTTAACACCAGTTCGTAATCTATTTCTACGTTGTTTTATCAATTCAAAACCCCCTTCTAACCATTATACCACGATTCTTGTATAACACTACAAGTATCATCAATGCCTAATTGTTTTAATTGTTGTTCTATTGATTTTTTAAAAAAACCAAAAGTTTCATAATCTTTCATTGTGGATAATTCTTTACCTACATAAACATTATCTTCATCTGGGTCAGCTACACAATATAGTTTATGTTTATTAAATAAAGTCTCTGCGAAATCATAATCTTTCGTGTCAACATTATTTTTCTTTGCTACTTCTTTTAGTTTACTTCGTTCTAAAGATACACCATAAATACAAAAACTTGTTGTACTCGAATTACTTACAAAACCATATCGTATTTTCATAATACACTCCTTTCTTATTCACTAAAAACTTCTCCTCTTATCTTAATGTTAGCATCGTGCGATGCAATTGTTCCAGCAATGATATGTATTAATTCTCCGAAATCACACATATCATTAAACATTATTGTCCAAGTTCGTAATTCTATTCTATTTCTTGGACATACTGTTAATTTTATATTATTTTCTTTCAGAATAGATAATACTAACTCTTTTGCGCTCATTAAATCCATATCTTTTAAAAGTTGATTATAGTATTTCACTTTATCTTCTGATTCTTTTAACCATATTTTATGTAATTCAAGACGATTTTTATCTTTTGCTTCTTTAATTTCTGAACGTGTTTCTTTTACAAATTTTTCTTGCATTTCTATTTGTTTTTTTATAAAACATGTAAACCCTCGCTTCGAGAATATACTATATGTAAAATCTGCAAGCATATTTTGTACAAATTCTTCAAAATCAATTCCTAAAGTCAAAACATAACTTGCACTGCTACTATTGCTTACAAAACCATGTCTGATTTTCATTTTATTCTCCTTATCCTAAATGTACACGTTTAGCATTAAACACATCAGATATTAAATCGAATATTTCATAAGGTATTGAATTATCATCCGCACTGTTGACGAGTATTAAGTCTTTCTTATATCCTATCTTTGAATTCCAACCTTCATTTAAATATCGTATAGCTTCTTTATCAGCTATTCTCGGTTCTTGAAAAATGTCTTCAAACTTTGCGTTTGAGTCGATAATCCCCATTGCTTTAACAAAATCAAATATTTGATGTGTTTTCTTGATAACTTCATCGAGTGTTACTTTTTTCCTGCCTTCATACATATTCACATTACAAACAAAACTACTTGAACTACTGTTACTGACAAATCCTAATCTAGTTTTCATTAGCGCCCTCTCGTTCCATATATTATTTTTATATCTTCTTTTTTTAAACCACATTCTTCAATTGTTTTAATAGCTTCTTTTGTTGCTAAATCAATATCTATTGCACCACACTCTAAATAATCTTCGTTATTATTATCCATAATGACTTTACCTAAAAAACCAGGTCCATAACTATCACTTAAATAATTATTGCCATTATCTAATAAGTTTTTGTCTATCTTTTCATATTGTAATTTATTTAATGAAACACCAATAATAACAAAAGATGAAGAACTTGAATTACTTACGAATCCCATCCGAACTTTCATTTGTTTTCTCCTTTTGTAACTTCATTTTTTTATAATATGGATTATTTTTTCCTTTTAAATATTTATTTATATATTTTTGTTTTTCTTTTTTAGAAACATTATTCATCCAACATTTATTTTTAAGTTGTTTTTTATTTAATTTACTTTGATAATTATTTTTGCCTCTTAAATTTTTATTTAACCAATTTTCACGTTCTTCTATTGACATTTTATTTAAATAATGATTTTTCCCACTAATAATAGAATTATTATAATTTGGATTATTTTTTCCTAATCTATATTTTTTCATCCATTGTTTCTTTTTATTTTTTCCCATCCTATTTAAATAATGAAATTCCCCCTTACATCCAAAATTATTATCTCCACCAACAGTAAGATTATATCCATATTTTTTATTTAACGGTGCATATGTTTTTAATTTTTTGATATAATATTTTTCCAGTTTGTTTAATTCACTTATCTTGCATATCCTTATATAATCAAATGTAAAATTATGAAATCCATATTTTTTGATAGCATAATCAAACCCTATTTTTGCAATTTTTGAGTGTCGTAAATGCCACTTAATTCTTGTTTCTAAATTATGTATAGTTTGCCCTATATATTTTTTATTATTTATTTTATTAACTGCTAAATATATTATTCCTTTTCTATTCATTGCTACCTATTTTAAATAAAATACAATTTCTATTATTATTTAATAATTTATTTCTAAATTCATTTGTTTTCTTTCCGCGCCAAATATTTGCAAGAAAATGTCTTGTTTTTAACACATCAATACCTTTTTCCCAATTTATTTCATTTTCACAAAAACTACATGGAAAGAACATACCATCTACATTTATATAACCAGAAAATAAACATGATTCACATGGTTCTGCCATTTTTTCTAATGATTTATAATCTATTCTATCTTTTATAGCTCTTAAAAACATGTTACAACCACAACTATCAAATCCGATTCTTACATTATTTGTAAAAGCATAATCTACTAATTTTTTATATTTATCCAGTGAAGTTAATTGATGTAATTTATTTCGCTTACCTTTGGGTTTAAGCCATAAGAAAACGATTGCGTTTAACTTTTCAAGACGTTTATCTTCTTTTGATAATTTCATTAATTCAAAACATTTATCATATGTTTCCTCGCAAAGAAGTGCGTGTATATTAACTTGCTTCATATTTCTATCTGTTAATTTTTGCACAGCATTGAAACAAGTTTCAAAACCATAATTGCTAACAGCAACAGCACCGCATAATCTCGCAAGATTGTCTGCGTATTCATCAGTAAGATTATCCCCATTTATTGTAATATTAGGTATTATTTTATTATCTCTGCAAAATTGCATTATCTTAAATAAGTCGGGATTTGCAGAAATATCACCGATACCAAACGCCGCCTGCGTGAGTGTGTCGGGGAATTTTTTAAACAGTTCAACAAATGTTGAATAAGACATATTTTTACCTTTAGCTGTATTCGATTTATAACACCAATTACAAGCACGAGAACAGATGCTTGATAATTCTATATCCAGTATCTCTGGGCCTATAGCACTATATTGTGGGTCGTCATTTAAAGTAGCACCAAAACGGATAAAAACTCCGTTTGTTCTATTAAAAGAATAATTATAATTGTGTGATTTTAATAACTTTATTTCTTCACCCTTTTTATTCTTTGTTTCTGCAATCGAATACGCTATCATCTTCATCTCCTTTTTTTAGAACGATATCTTATCCAAGATACCATTCATTTAGTTTCTTATTATTTAACTTCAAATACATTGCTTTATAAGCTCTACCACGCGCAATGTTTATTCCTCTTTCTCTGTTCTCAATATCATCATCAGAAAGACGAGAAGCGCCGTAATATTCTTTTTTTCTGCTGTCTATTAATTTGACAATAGTGTAACGTCCATTAACATTTACTTCCTCTTTTTCGATAGTAACGTGAATCTTTTCTAACAAATCAAACAATTTCTTTTGCATTTTTTTCTCCTTGTTTTTATAAGTAATATACTATATCAACAGTATATATTAATTTAAATACTAAGTGCCATAATTGGTCACTGATTGGATTCAGATTATTATTACATTTATTAAAGTCTATAATCCAATGTGAAAACAATTCTATCATAGCAAATGCGAATGATATATACAAATTACGCATTAAAAAATATGATACAAAAAATACACAACCTGCTTGTATAACAGAATGATGAGTGAGCCACATATACCAAAGATTCATTGCTTTTTGACCTTTAGGAACTCTACTCAAATCTATTTCTCTGTTCTTATTTTTACCTTTTGCCATCGCATCTGTTTGCAATGCTGTATCTGCAATGCAATGCGCAAAAAGATATAAGAAAAATATCATTAAAAATTTCATTTCAACACCCTAACATTGATGGAGCTTCGAGTTTAAATTTATTTTGCTCAACTCTTGTAATAATCTTATCTATCACGCTTACAGGTATATTTTTGTGATTATAAACAATAGTATTTACAATCTCTTGTCTCGAATGGTCTCTAAAATTGTTAGGGTCTTTCATCATCGGATTATATATTTTTAATATCTTATCCATAATTTCATATGAGCAACCAATCTCTTGCTCATCTGTTTGATTTTCCCAAAGACCTGCACTCGGATGTTTTTTAATAACTTCTTTTGGAACTTTTAATTCTTTTGCTATCTCTCGTACTTCTGTTTTATATAGATGCCCTATCGGTTCTAATGCACAAGCACCATCACCATGAAGCGTGAAATAACCTAAATCAAGCTCTGTCTTATTGCTCGTACCAACAACAAGTGCATTGTTTATCGCAGAGCTGTTATATAGAATCATCATGCGAACACGTGCCATAATATTACCTAAACGACGCTTATCATCGGTATGAAACGCATCTACTATTGGTTTTATATTAAAGAAGGCAGCATGAATATTAAATTTATCAATTACACTTCTTGAATGATGTATATCTTTTTGTTCACCGTATGGTAACAAAAGTCCAGTTACATTTCTATTTCCTAATGCTCTGCTACACAGCGCAACGATAACAGCAGAATCAAGTCCACCGGATACGCCAACAACAGCGTGTTTGAAATTTTTATATTTAAAAATATTCTGTATAAAATAAATACATTTTTCTACTTCACGTTTCGCATCAAGTTTATTTTTCATTATTATTTTTCCTTTACTTTTAGTTCAATTAATTTTGGATTTATAAGTGCTACTATTGGTAATGTAAAACATAATAATCCTAATATGACACAAGCAAAAGCGATAAATAGAAAACAAATAAATAAAAACGGTGTTAATATCAATGTCATAATAAATTTATATATTCTTTCTAACATCTTGCGCTCCTTAAATATTTTAGTCCATCATCTGTTATAAAACGTCTATGTGTTGTGATAGTATAACCAATTCTATCAAGATAACTTAAATACATGTCCGATAATGTTCGTTTATCTATATTAACAATACCTGCTAATGTATTTATACCACTACCACGAGGATGTTTTGATAATGCTTTTAATATAGACAAATCATTCTCTGTTATACCGTTCTTTCGAATTTTAAAATCTTTAAATAAACTTCTTGTAACCATATTATCAATCTGTTTACTACGAGTAACTAATCTTTTGTTTTCACAACTTTCGATAAAATTAACCGCTATTCTTGGATTACCTCTACTATTATTAGCGATAATTTTTGTGGCGGTTTCTGTTATATTATATTTCTTTTGATTAACATTAAATTTTATAATTTTTTGTAAATCTTCTTCTGAATAATCCTTTAAAGCGCAAGTTATCTTAAATCTGTCGCGCATTGGCTTCTTTAATAATGCTGGGTCAGTTGTAGCACCTATAATAGTGAATGGTTTTAATGTTATAGTATTGCCTTCTACAACTAAATCATTAACTAGTGTTCCTTCTTTAACATTATGAAAGAATATATAATCTTCTAATATAGTATACCATAATGTCTCTGGTATATTTTTCTTACCTAAATCATGTATCTCATCAATAAATAAGATTGCGTTTTTATTTTCATTCTGTAAAGAATATATCTTGGTTAAATATTTTAAAATGTCGATTGGTGTATGAAAAGCAGAACCAATTGTTTCTATAAACTCGGTATTCTTCATCTCGTGAGCGCAAATTTTACCAAGAGTAGTTTTACCTGTTCCAGCTGGACCATATAACAAGATGTGTGGTAAAATCGTCTTTCTAATCTTTGATGCTTTGATAGCGTCTCTTAAAATGTTTACAGCTTGTTCATTGGAATCTAATTTAAAATCTTCTAATGTTTTTGGTCTTATCGTAGTTGTCATAATATATCACCACCAATCTTATTGTATGCTTCTTTGTTTCATCATTGTATGATATTTCCTTGCCTCCTTCATTGGTCTGATTTTTCTTATGTTACATATTTTAAAAATTTCATCAAATTTTTTCATACTTTTTATATTAAATAATTTTTTTATTACTAATAAATCAACACCAGCCTCAATAGCAGTTTTCAGTGTTAATAACTTTTTACCTCTTAAACCACCTATTGGCTTTTCGACTCCCGCTCTTTTAGCTATGTTTGCTAATATAATTCTTATATGCAAAGCTGTTAGTGGTAAATTATTTTTTGTAAAGAATAAATATTCATTATTGATTACAGTGCGTATGCGATATTGTTTTATTGCTTGCACAGCTTCATCAGAAATATATAGATACGGAATATCGTTTTCTGTGATATCTTCTGCGTCCAAATCTATCATATTATAATTTAATTTTAAGTTCTTTACTTTTATTTTTGCTATATCTTTTATATTAATAAAAGAAGTGTAAGCTAATTTCCAAATAGTTCTATCTCTATCTGATAAATTGCCTCTATTTACGAAACGTTTTTGTCTGCGCACATCTTTCAAAGATTCATAATCTAAATGAACTTTTAACTTAGGCGAAGTTACTTTAAATTTTGGTACTTCTGCAATAATATTTTTTTCTTTTAAAAATTGAAAGAAAAGACGCAATGCCCAATAATTATTTGTAACAGAAGAATATGTATTAAAGCATTGTGTTTCTTTTTTTCTATAAAAGAATCCGTTTATATCTTCTACATCAATATCTTGTGGTTCTTTTTCTATAATTTTTAAAGCGTGATTTACTATCTGTTCATTAAGATGTTTATAATGTGCACTCCAATTTCTTTGTTTCGAATATTCTTCTACATATTGCGTTACTAATGGATGCTTTTTTATACTTTCAGACATGTATCTCCTGCATCTATCATCAAATAGGCTGAAAACGTCGATTATAGCTCATTTAAACAGCTTTTAAGCGTATTTTAAACTATGTTGCAGAGTAACTATGACCACGTTTACCAGATGAAGATTTACGATTTAACGTAGCGATATAATCATCAATATCTGATTTCTTATAAATATTCTGCGTGCCTATCTTTTGATAAATATTAATTTTTTTATTACTAATAAGATAAAATAATCTTGCTTTTGTCCAATGTCGTTTATATGTTTCATTGACATAAGACAATACGTTATCAGTAGTCAATAAACCATTAGATAATATTGACATTTATATCACCTACTTTCGATATTATATTATATTTTTTTACCAACAACAAGATATTCGTGGGCTTTAGCTGCCATTTTACGTTCTTCTATTTGGCTTGCGAAACATTGTCCAATACATGATTTCCATTTTACAATAATAACATCATGTAATTTAAATCCTACATCAACAAATAGCTTCATTATATCCGCATGATATGGAAAGAATTTGTTATCCATTCTGAAATCATTTATATTAAAAATACAATATTTATCTTTCTTTAATACCCTATAACATTCTGCGATAATAACTTTTATTCTCTCTAAAAACTTTTCATAAGAACCAGAAAGACCTAACTGTTCGGGTTCATCACCATACCACTCAACACAGTAATATGGCGGTGAAGTATAAATCATATCTATCGAATTACTATCCTCAAGCATCTTTTCTGATGATTGTTCTCGCAACGTAATTGTATATGCAGATTGGAATAATTGACCTGTCGTAATCTGCTCTTTTACTTTACGATTAAACTCCATAAAAACTTTACTCACATCGTAACCGATATAGTTTCTATCTAAAGAAAAAGTAACTTGCATGCGGCTATTATGTCCTGCACATGGGTCTAAAATTGTATCACCACGATTTGAATAAAATTCTACAATAAACTTTGCTAATCCTGGAGGAAAAGTGCTTACACCACTTTGTTTGCCTCTAACATTTTGGCTTGACATCGAGAACGCTTCTTGTGTTTCATTATATTCAACAACAGTGCCGTCAGATTTGGTATAACTTTTGATATTATACTTCATCTTTGAATGTTTTTCTTCCGCTTTGACCTGTTGTTTACGTTCTTCAAATTCTATGATATCTTTGCCCCAAGAATAGTCTGGTTCTATAACAGAAGTCGGAATAAATCCATACTTGTTCAAAACCATTTCTCTTATCTTACGGCTTTCTTGTAAATCTTCTTGCGTTTTTGCCACTAATCGATATCTCCCTCAAGCACTTTTTCGGTGCCATCTTTCATAATGAAAAGAGGAAGATATTTCCCCTGACATCTTTCATCTAATAAAATAACGAAATTATTTTCATCGTGTGCGGCGACTTTGATGCATTCTGGTGTTTCTTCTGCCAATGATAGAATTGTCTCATAACCCATTTCAACGCCTAACGATTTAACATAATCGCTACTACATTCTTTGAATAATTTTAATTCGTGCAAATAGAACTTCATTAGACACTTCTTTTCTAACGAAGAAAGGTTGATTTTTTTACTCTTTATCATTTGAATACCTTTCTACTCTTTTAGTAGAAATAGTATATCATATTACGATGAAATTGTCAAGCTCTTTTTAAATTTATTTCTTTAGATGTCCTTCAGGTGGTGACATAAATTCATCTTCTCGCTCAACTATCTCTCCGCTATATACTACTCCGTCGTTAGTTTTAATTTTAATGAATAATTTTGTACCTTCATCGTTTGGTTCTATCTGCATATCAAAAGATTGATTATCTCCAATATCAATAAATATACGTGGCATTTATTTTACCTTTCTTAATATTGGTAGTTCGCCTTTATCAAGCATTGTCTCGATTTCACTATCTTTTTCATCTTTTGTAATATGATTATTCTGATAATCTAAACATAATAAAAATAAATCGGCAACATGAAACGTCTCATCACTACTCATCGGTGCAAAATGTTTAGTTATCTTCTGTGCAGTTTTCGATAACTCATTTTCCAATTGTTCAAGTGTATGTTTTCGCATATTATGCTCCAATTGTGACGTTATACTCTATTCTAATAGCGATTCTTTTAAATACAGATATGTTCGGTGCAACTATAGAATTCTTAATCAAGAAAGCTTTTAATTCTTCATCTGTATCAAAGCCAACAATGTTATGATTAATGTAGGCTAATATGTTTGCTTTTTCAAAAGTTTCTTTTTCTCTTAAAAGAGTCGCATTAGGTCTTTCTTCCCCATTTCTTTCGGCTCGCAATCTTTCGTTTCTTCTTGCATATGCTTCTTTTTTTATTTCTGGATATTTAACAAAACGTAACCATGTATACATTCCAGTCGCAGTAAGTGTCTTATTAAACTTCGTAAAATATTCTTCACATACTTTAAGCTCTATAATTGTTTTTGCTGTTATTTTTGGTAACGATTCACATTTTTCTTTCGCCCAAGCTTTTTCTTCTTCTGTGTGTTTAATTATTTTACAACCTAAAAGCGGCATATAATATTCCTTTCTATTTTTTGATGAACTGCATAACATACTCTATCAAGAATAGACGCGGTGCGACTAAGCACTTAATCCATTCTAAGTGAGTAACAAAATTATATATTCCAGCTATAATTAAACCTACTGTAGCGAGTGCAAGAACAATAGTTTTAAATGTTGGTCCTGCTTGCCACCAATGCGTGCCTCTTGTTTCATCTTCTTTAAATTCTTTATTCATTACTTTAAGAAGCGCCGCAATTGTAAAACATGAAGCAATCAACATTAATATTGCTAAAAGAAACCATACTAAATGATACATTAAATTATATTGCACAATTTCTTTAATGACAATAGGACATTCTTTTTCAGCAATATCAATTGCTTTGATAATACCCTCTTTAGTCTTCTCGATTATAGGAAGTATTTGTTGCATTAAACGTTCGTCCATTTATATCACCTCTTTTCTATTAAGAGTGGTGTCGCATTAATTCTACGACGCCCATCTACTGTTTGACTTAACACGTCTATCGTGTGTAATGCTTTCGGTTTAAAAGCAATACGTAAAGAATGATGTCCATCTAATGATATAGCTTTATATCTACTATAAACGTGCGCGCCGTTTATTATTATAGAAGTTCCCATTTTCAATCGAACGATACCTTCATTTCGTAAATTCTCGACACTTTCTTTTGTTGTGTAACCTGATTTACCTAAATGAATGTAAATCGCATTTTCTTTACGTTCTGAAAACTTTTTTCTTATCCGACTAATATGATACGTTATTTTTTTATTATTTGAATTTAACTCTGATGCTATTTCTGTGCTTTTTCTTTCGCACCCATCTGCGAGTAAATGCAATATTGCTCTTTCAAAATTCGTCAACTCTCTCATTTCAATTTTTTCCTTTCTTTTATGTTTATGTTACAAGCATATTAAGTGCGGGTATATCTCGCGTCTTTATCAAAAACACCCCCTTTGCTTTCCACGATTTGTATATGCTTTCACAATCATAATTTTTTAATTCCTTCATTGCATCAGTTACAGCAACGACTTTATAATCTTCTTCTAATAAACCTTTAATAGCGAAGTCAACGCATACATTTGTCGCGACACCATACACTACAACTATATCTGGACAAAGTAATGTTAAAACATTTAATGTCCAAGCATTACCTTCAAATATATCGAACTTATCTTTATATAATACGATATTTCTGGCTCGTATTATTTTATCTATCGGTAAGTTATTTTCTGTATGATTTATCATTACATAATTATCTTTGAAATCTCTTATATCAGTTTCTTTTATAAACTCTGCGCCATCAGAACCAGCAATACAGTGTTCTGGGAAAGTTTTTTTAAAATCTGGGGATTTGCTTAATTCTTCCGATTTAATGGTGTGAAAATCTCCCGTCGAAATAACTTTTATAGATTTATCTTTTGCAAACTCTGTTAAAAATTTTAAATTAGGTTTTATCTGCTCTGCGTTTTTTATGTAAAGTTTACCATCTTTATTCATAAAATCTTTTTGTGTATCAACATTAAAAAATATAATTTTCATTTAATCTCCTTTAATAACTGCGAGTGGCTGAAGTTCTGTAATAATTTCTACCAAATCTGATTGATTATTCATAACATCTGTTATATCTCTATATGCACCACTTGCTTCATCTAAATTATTTATAGAACGAAGACCATGTACAATACCTTGTGCATCTAATTTATTTTGTTCATCTATAAGATTTAATACTTTGCGTGCTTTGCTTCTACTCATTATTCTACCTGCACCATGAGAGCAAGAGTTAAAACTTTCAGCATTGCCAAGACCGCGCACTATATATGATTTACGTCCTTGGTCGCCAGGTATAATACCAATCGTATTTTTAGTTGCAAGAGTTGCACCTTTACGATGTATCATAACGTTCTTACCGAAATGATTCTCCATCTTTGCGTAGTTATGCGCTATGTTAATCATAGCTTCACTCATATCGGAAGTAATAACTGGAAATTTTTCACTACCAAATATGACAGCAAATATATTTAAAATTTTATTCATCATCAATTTTCTATTAGCCAATGCAAAGTCAATGCAATATTGCATTTCTCTTATATATGCTTTACCTTCATCGCTATCTATTGTTAGAAATGCTAATGATTGTTCCATATCTTTTGGTAAATATGTATTTGAATGCCACTCTTTATTTAGTTCATATGCTACTTTATTATAATGTTTCGCTACTGTATAACCTATATTACGACTGCCTGAATGAATCATAATCCAAACATTATCGTATTTATCTTTCTGTATCTCTATAAAATGATTGCCACCGCCAAGAGTTCCAAGTTGACGCAACGCAGATTGATATTCTTGATACACTATTGGATACATACACTGAAAATCAAATGGTTTACTTTCTGCGCAACTTCTTTCAGGCATTAACTTTTCATCTTGCGCATCTTTATTATGTTCCTTACCAACTGGTATTGTTTCTCGTATCTTACCCATTATAGTCTTGATTATTTCTTCGCTCAAATCTTTTGCTTTAAGAGAAGTCTTAACAGCACACATACCACAACCAATATCAACACCAACTGCATTTGGAACTATCACTCTATCTGTTGCGAGAACAGCACCAATCGGCATACCATATCCACTATGACAATCTGGCATTATCGCTATATGATGAAACGCGAAAGGTAAACAAGATAAATTCATTATTTGATTTTTTGCTTCATCTTCTATTTTATCCCAGTCTAACCAAAGTTTCACTGGAACTTTTACAGCTTTACTATCTTTACTTATCCCTGTCACATCAATAACTTTCATATTATCCTCTCATTATTCAGAGTGCGAGTATCTACTTGACAAGTTAAACCAAAAAGGAAAAGAAACTCATCTTTCGATACTCGCTATCTCTGCTTACTTCAAAAGCTACCGCCGCTAACAGCACCGATAACAGTAATGATGTCACCGGCATGAAGCACAGCGGTTTTGCTGACGACTACTCCATTCACTCTGATAGAAGCACTATATTTCATGTCCTTCTTTTCGAGAAATGAAGCCAGCGTCGTTCCCTCTGCACACGTCATAGGCTTTAACGGCTTTGCAAGCTCCGCAACCTTAACTGTAATGTTTGCCATTTTTATTCACCCCCCTTCATTTGTTTATTTTTATCTGGTACAACAAATAATTTTAGTATAGATTTCTTTTTATCTCCAACTTCTTCAAGTTTCATTACTTCATCTGCTCCAGAAAAAGATAATAGAATAGCTTCTGTGTTTAAGTGTCTTAATTGTGAAATAATTGAACCACGTTCATCTTGACCTACATAAAAATTACCAGTGCGCGCTATCCCGCATGGAATTAAATCTTCTTTATATATCTCTATCATAGCTTTACTTAAAAATTCTGCTGGTATACTTGGCATCGCATAACAACCACCATTACTTTTCATTGGTATTGCTCTGCATATTAAATAATTTTTATCTCTACCCAACATAAATGATTTAGCATAGTGAAAACATTTAACAGAAGAATCAAAAAGTTTATTATAAATATTTTCTTCTATGAGATATTGATGTTTATTTCCTATTTTCTTTTTTGAAAGTTTTATCTTAACACGATTATCTTTATTAAAAAATTTTATTCTGCTTACACTGTAAGAATCTCTTGCATATGCTGAACCATCTCCTATCGACCACGAATACTTGAATCCTAATCTATCATGACATGATGCTCCATTTCTAATGTTTTGACATATATAAAATTGCCCATTTTCTACTTGAATTTTTGCATGACGTATTCTATCTTTACCAATAAAACAACTAATCTCCATATTTTTTCGTAGTTTCATATTTTAATATCCTTAATCTCTTATCATAAACGATGCTTTGTTTATATTCTGCATATTAAAAACTATCTCTCTCGGATATTCTTCTTTAGATATTACACTTCTATATGAACGACATATTAAAGAGGATAACATCAATACGTTATCAATGATAGCCCGCTCACTACAACGAAGCGGCGCTACGTCTTCATCTTTATATAAAGTTTTTTCATAAAATTTTATATTCTCTTTACTCTTGTCTCGTATTGTATAGACAACACCAAGTTGAGCACCCATTCTTGCTTCAATATAATTTTTGCATTGTTTCTGTTTCAAAAATTGTTCCCACACTAAACATCTCGAACTCATTGAATCGGTTGTTACAATTACAGTTTCATGTAGTGGTTGATTCGTATAAAACATTGGCATAATCAACGTATTATAACCTGTAAAATCTTGTATGATTTCGTTGAGTGCATCTACCTTAAACTGTTCTACATCTTTTATTCGGTAGAATTGATTTGGTAAATTATGCTCTGTTACGCCATCTTCATCATAGACTTCTATCATCATTGCGCCCATCTTGGAAAGCGTCAAAGCTGAAAAACTACCGATAGCACCAGCACCAATTAGCGTTATCTTCTTACTTTGTAACTTCTTCATGTTAATCATAGAAGATTGTCGAAGAAAGTCCATATTTTTTCTCCATTTCTTTTGCTGTTAAAACTTCACCATTAACAACTATCGCATCATTCTCTACTGGAAATATTATACGATGAGAAGGATAAAGCGTTTTCTCATTCATTATGTTTACAATTTCATATTCTGGTTCTACTATTTTTACCTTTCGTTCAACTTCTTTTTTGCACGTTTCTCGTAAATCTATATAACCTGTAGGTAATATTGCGATAGATAATTCTTGTGTGTTACCATTTTCATCGACACGTGCTATCATATCGCCATCTTTATTAATACAGATAGAAAATAAAACAGTATCTTTCGAAAGATGTTTTATACAATCTTCATCAACAGAAGACCAGCCGACAGAAAAATCATTATGAGAATGCCACCATAATTTCCAGTTTTGCGGGTCTTCATTTTTCTTAACTAAATCAACTACGAATTTTGCAAGCATATCCTCATTTAATTCTGTATATGCACTTGAACACTCTTGCTCAAATATCAATGCTCTTGTTACTATCGCTATCTCATCATTTATTATCTTTATTTTACCAAGTCCAGAAATCTCACCCTTCGCGGCTCTCGTATAATAATACATTTTTAAATATGGTATTAAACTGATTTTTAATTTCATATCATAAAGTCCCCAATCTTTATTTTTGCGTATTTTTCTTGTACGATGTAAGCGTAACTTTGTTAAGTCTTTTACTTTCATACAACTTTCTCCAATCTTTCGTTTACACGATATGGTCTACCAACTTTATGTATATTTTTACCATCTACTTCTACTATATCGCCTGTCGCTACTCTTGAAGTAAATACTTGTCCAACTCCAAGCATATCGAAAAGTTTTATATTTAATTCTTTTTCTGCCTGCACAAATGCTTTTGTTTTATCAGCGTTTGCAAAACCAGATGATAATACTATTTTCACATCTTCGCAATCAATATCATTCAAAAGTTTTCTTAAAAGATATGCACCTTTTAAAGAAACACCTTTTGAATTAGATGATGTTGGTAAAACACCTTGCATATAGTTTTCGCCACAAGTATCGATTCTAACTCCAAATAAATCTTCATCTAATTCAGCGATTACTCTAAAGGTATCTATTATTTCTTGATTCGCATAATCAATTAAAGCTATGCGTGGAACATCTTTATCTATATGTTTATTAAATGCTTTCGTAGCCTCTACAACTGCATTTTCTATACCATATTTATAATGATAAATTGCTTCAAGTGCGTGTGGTATCGTTCCTACACTATAAGAACCTACACTTGACGCACCAATACCAGTAGAGCAAGACTTCGCACCTGCTTCAAAGCACGCTTTAGATATTTCGAAATCTCTATCATATCGCCAATGTCTTGCGCCCATGTATATAACTGCTCTATTACCAACAAGTTCCACTATTTTAGCCATATTTGCAGATACTTCTTTTAAATTAATATCTTGCTTATCATTCTGTAATGTAGTTTCTGCGCTTATAACACCAAGATACATAGTTTCTAAATCTATAATATCTTGTACCGGTGCTTTGATTGTCATTATCGTTTCGCAATTCTCGATAAATAAACCTTCTTTTAACGCCCATATTTCTGCGCTTGGGGCATATTTCTGTATTATTGCGATAGCTTCATCAACGCCATAAACATAACATAGACCTTTTCTAATAAAAACCTGCAACATTACTTTTGGGTTTAAATTTTCTTTTTGAAGTATCTCTTTACTTCTCAAAAAATATTTATCTATGTATGGTCTATAATCATCTGGTAAATTAAAGTTTTTCATATACCAAACCTTTCTACGAAATATTCCATTATTTCATATTGTATTTGAGTATTTAAATCAGCATTGACATTTTGTAATCTTTCGTCTACTAATGAATATATATCGTCTCTAAGAGCTTCAAAAAATTCTTTCGGATTTTTACAAATAGCTAAAATTAAACCAGACCTTAGTTCTTTTTCTACAACTACTTTTGTCATAGCATCTCCTTAAACTACAAAATCATGCTTTGTTAAACGCTTTTGTCTTACCGATAATATTTTCGTTTCTATTTTTTCATACATTTGTCTATCTAAAATTTCTATAAAATCCTTGCTGACTTGTTTATTATATTTTTTGGCTAATTCTTTTAAAGTTTTAACTACTAATATCTTGGCCATCTATTATCTCCTGTTCAGAATTTTCTTCGTAATCATCATATTCTTGCTGTTCTTTTTTTGTGAAACTACCTTTTAAGAAAAACGGTTCAGAGCAATCTCCACAATCTAAAAATGCTCTATGCTTTTTGAAATCAACATATATATATAAATTTGCCTCCGGCAAATCTGTAACGTTTACATCAAATATACCAGCGGCTATCTCACCGCCGATACATTCGAATCCAAAAGATTCGAATAATTTTATTCTATCTTGCACATAACACCTCTCTTTCCGCTACTTCGTTAAAAACATATAATTAGTTATATCGGCTATTACTTCACGATAATATGATTGATTTTCCAAAACACGTTTTATTTGATTACAAATAGTCGATACTAAGAACCCAACTCCATATATAATGGCTGAAGCTGTGCAAGTTGTTTGCTCTGAATGCTCATCTGGATAATAATGTTTTTCCCAAAAAGCTTGTTCGCATTTTAAGCGCATATCAATAGTATAAACTCTATACTGTTCTGCACTTGCACGAGGGTCTATTACCCAATGCACATCTTTCATAGTTTTACAATATTCAAATATTTCTTTTCTGCATTTCATCGTATCAACACCGATTACGACTATACCTTTTAATGCTTGTTTTTCATACTTACAATTTTCAAATTTTATTTTTACTCCGCTAAAATCTTCGCATATTTTCGACGTTTGCTCTGCTTTATATAAATTTAAATCTTGACGCTTAAAAAGCTGATTGGAAAAATTATGTTCTTCTACAAAGTCAAAATCATAAATCTTGATATTGTTGCAACCCATCTTAGTCAAGAAGAAAGCTAAAATACTACCAGTTGCACCAGCCCCAATAATATTTATTTCTGCGTTATGATTTGCTGGTTTAAATAAATCTAATTGTCTTAAATGCGTTTGAACTGGCATTTATAACCTTTCTTTTAAGTATTATAAAGTATATGTCTATCTTTTTCTGTAAGTGTTATATCGTTTGCTTCTTCGTTATTATCAAAATATTTTGGGTCTGCGTATGGCATAAGCCCTGATTTTTCTATTTCATCGATAGTCAATTTTTTATTATCTTTATTATAAACGTTATACATTTTTATTTCGCTATCCCACACAAAAGCAAAACCATCTAGCGTAAAATGATTACCAAAAATCTGCAACTGCATTGCGTTTAATTCTTCGATATCAATTGTAATGTCCGCATTTTTTTTAAATAAATCTGGTGGTACTCTTGCTTCTTCATCTATTTGTGCTTGAGCGTCATTTTTAGAAGCATCTGTCATATAACCACGTTCACGATGTTCGTCTCTATAATCGTGAATGTTAGTAAACCCAGTTACTACTCTGCTCTTTTCTTTAAATACCTTTTGTTTAATTTCTTCTTGGCACGTTTTAAGTAACTGCTCTAACTCATCATTATCTATCATAACTACTTTTACGTTGTCTATTTTAAATTCTATTGGTTGATAGACATTTAATTTGCACTTAATTTCACCTTTATGATTTATGACTAATGAAATCATATAATCACAAACACTTTCACGACCGGTTTGCTCATCACGATTAGACCAGAACGCTCCCATATGAGCGTGTGAATGCCACCAAAATTTAAGTTTACTTGGGTCTTTGCCCTCACTAATTAAACGTTGCATTAAAGCGCATTGGTCGTCAATATCCAATACACAGCTTGAGCTTGTTACTGTTTGTTTTAAAAGATATATATCAACTATTCTAAATGTAAATTGACTAATACGCTCGACATAGCCAAGACCGGTTATTTCATCATCTAATAATTTACAGTAACTATACATCTTATAATATATGTCTCTCGGAATCTCTATTCTCATCGATGATTCATATTGCATATCTTTTCCATCTGATAATATTAAATTCGTTCTCAATTCATCGACATCTATTTTGTCAGATGGTGTTACAGCTTCAAGCGTAGCTTCTGTCTTATTATCTGTTGTAACTGGTATTACCCCTACACAATTAACTAATGATTTCTGTGTGTCGTTAGAACTACCTCTAAAGCGTCTGTTCTTTCTTCTCATAATGAATCAACTCCTACTGTTATATTATAGTTACACCCATTATCTTCTGTTTGATACGAACATTCATTGCAATTTATATCTTCCATTAAGTGATGCGTTGATGGACATCGTGCGCATTCGCAACGATTTACTGCTCTATCGCATTTTCTACAAATATTCTGTCCGCAAGCGCATTCTTCTAATTCTCTATCGCAATTATCACACCATGCAATACCTTGACCCCAACCAATTGCAAGCTTTTTATATGGTCTTCCACCGCTCTCATTTACATATGTGCAAAGATATGTATGCAATAAATCAAATAACGGTAAAAACATAAAATTCTTTATCATTTCTTGCACTTGTTCTTTAATATTTCCAAGACATGGTGCTTGATTATGAACGTGTGGGTGGTCATATGGGTCATTCTCTATCATATAAGGAGAAGTTAAGTTTTTCATTGTAACAGTTCCATCTAACTTAACAACTACTTTAAATTCTCCTACTTTAAATGTTTTCTTACGATATGTAATTTCGATAGCATGAGTATAACCAGTTATACATTGTCCGTCTGGAGCAAAATCAAATGTTTTATATTTATTTGCTGTAAGAAGTGGTTCTAACATCTTCGTTACGCATTCTATATCTGAATCGTGTTTATTTTTATGAAATCTTTTTTCGGTTGATTCTTGCAATGCTACATTCGCTTCAATATCTCGTTCAAGTTTTTGAACCGCCCGATAATGACTATAAATTTCTTCTTGTAATTCATCAATTTTTTGCTTTGTCATTCTATGGAAGTTTTGCTTTAATGCCTTAAAGAAAGTCATATATCTATCTAAAACACGTCTATCAAAACTAAAACGCCTATTAAGCGCACCTCCTTTTTCCATTATTTCATATGCTTTTAATGCGTCAACAAGAAAACTTTTGCGCATAAATTCATCATTTAGCTGAGATGGTTCACTGATTAAATCGGTACAAAATACAATTTCATCCTGCATAGCAAATGCTATAAATACCTCTTGATTTTTAGACGATAAATATAATGCTTGCATTGGAGAATGAGACATAAAACAACTTATTGTTACATCTTTTACAAAACGTAATATGATTTCTCCGATTGAAGAAGAATTAGATTTCTTTGTATATTCATCTAATATTGTAAGATTATAACAATCGCTATTATTGAATGTTCCTAAATTAATTGGAACATAAATCATTAATTTATTTTTTGATACTTTAGCAGGATTCAAGTAGAAATCTCTATTTAATCCTACAACTTCAATTTTTTTCTTTAATTTTTTAGCATATTTTTCTAATATCGGAATTATTTCTTTCACTACTGATATATTAGTAAAAGAAACGATGCTATCGTTTTTTTCTTTGTTATCTGTTTTTTCTATCGCTATTGCACTTGTTTCTCTTCCAACTTCGATAGCCATAAAATCTCCTATTTTAATATATAAAGAAAATATAGGACGAGCAGAGCTAAACTCGTCCTATATTGAAGAATTATTAGAACTTTACTTTTTTGTTAATTCCCTTTTACTTGCGGAATAACGAAAATTGTATCGTTCGGATCAAGCGTATCTTCAAGTTCCGCTACTTCATTGTTAACCCTTATTTCTTTCGCAACATCAATACGTGCTCCCGCTTTACGAAGCGCGGTTTCGATTGTCGCGTTTTCTGAAACTTCTACATCTGCCATTATTCCGCCTTGCTCTACAACTCTTACTTTCATTTTTGTCTCCTTTCGACAAATTGTATGTTTAGTTTTATCTTTATATCATATAGACGGTTTTTTTTATTTATCGCCTCGCTTTCTTTCTATACAATACGCAGACAGGAAACTAAACTTTATAACCTGTCACGCTTTCTACAAATAAATTCGCTACTCATAACCGATAATGAGTAGCATATAGACATATTTCTTCTACTGTATTTTGTCAAGTATATCATAAATTAAATGAAAAGTCAATAACTCTGTTACCCTAAACGACAGCTTGAATTTTGTTATGTTTCTCTGCTTCAATAAATCGTTTTATGTGTTTACATTTACGTTGTGTCGCAACAAAAATCGGGCAACTACATACATATCTATAATGCTTTTTATCCCTTTTTCTTATCTTTGCTACCATATACTCTGTATCTTCTTTTGTTTCTGATGGAATCAGTGCATACTTTCTTGCACCAAAACGATTTCTTGCTGACATTGTTTGTTTTACTTTTAGTTTTGCTGACATAAATATTCTCCTTTCTAATAACTTGATTCTATTAACTCGTTAGTTCTGAAAAGCTCCAAGATGATTATGCTTATAATAATAGAAGCTATAAATAATATAATTAAAAATATAGATGGTAACTCTACACGTAAATATTCAAACTTGCTAAAATTCTCCTCTATAAACCCTCTTTCTTTAATATCGTTATACACTATCGATATAATAGAATCAAAGTTTTTTAAGTCGTGATGTTTATCCATAATATCATACTTAATCTTTGAACGTAAATATTCGTTTCCCCAACATACTACATCTGCATTATGTAATATATTTTTTTCATCCACAAAAAGAAGTACAATGCAATCATTTGCTTGACCACCACGCCATTGATTTTTAAGATAATCGTAATATGTTTCTGGCAGTGTCGTTATTATAAATCCTATATTAATGTTATATCTATTTAACATAGAATTTATTAAATTAACTTTTGCGTGATAGTCTTTATCTAACTTGACATTACCTATTACTGTTACACGATTTATATCAAAAAGATTATAAATCTTTGGTGTATGAGGTATTGGGAATTGACTTTGCTTTATTTTCTTAAACAACGTATTACGATTGCGTTTAATTGGATTTTTGTATGTTTCTATCCATGCGGCAATTTCTCCAATAGAAGTTGCGTTATATTTACTACTATCGCAATCTAAAACGATTCCATTATTTGAACCAATAAGTTCCCCATCATAATATGATTTTTGTTTTGTTACATTCATAACTTTTTGCTGTGCTACAAAAATCACGTAATCATCCGGTACTGTTACTGTATATGTTTCAAGCGATGTATCACCATCACTATCGGTAGTCATGCGCACTCTTGTTTCTTCGTGTTCTGGGATATAACGTTTACCAACAGTATAACCGCTTATTATTTTTTTATCATTTGTATTAACAGTGCTAAAGATAGCAACGGATGCGAATGTTAAAGCAACTATAATAGCAAGTGTAATGGCGAATTCTAAAAAAGTAATGTCTCGATGAAACTTTATTTTATAAAATATCGCTATTACAAATGGTATAATTAACGCAAAATAATGCATTAAAACACCCCCACAGTTTTATCCTTTCCGCTATCAAAGACTTCTTGCACTTCACTTATTATCGGAGTTGTCGGTGTTTTCTTTGTCTTGTGCATAAATGTTTTATTTATGATATTATTTGGGAATATAGATATATAAGTATTATATTCTCTTACAGTATCTATATGTATTTTTTGTATCATATAAATTTCGTTTCTTCCAGATACAATTATTCTTTGCAATTCTATAAATGTCGATTGCTCTATCGGAAGATTAGCTTCTACAATAAGTTTTGCCATTTCATTTCCAGATTTTCTTCCGGAAATAATTAGTTCGTATATTTCTTTCAGTTTAGCTATCTGCTGTGTCGGAACTTGCGCACTTTCTTTTACCTGATTAAAATACTTATTATAGTTTGCTGTCATATCGCTTACTTGTGCTGTAATGGTATTATCAAAAGCGACAACAGCATTATTAAAACTGATTATATTGGCAACTGCCACTAACGCTAACATCGCTATTGCTATAACAATAGTAATTAAAATTTTTGATGCTTTCATTTTTTCTCCTTTTTTATGGTCAACTGTTAAATTTTACCGATTAATACAAACATTTTTAAAAAAACTAAACTAGATTACTCCTTTCTACGATTAACTCGTTGTTATTATCTGTATCTTTTCTTTTTCTGGCATTTTACAGAACTTTCTAATTCTGCGCACTACCATTGTGCGACAATTATTATAACCACCAAAATATGATATTTTTTCTTTCGGCGTTTTTAACGTAAAAGACTTTTTTAACATTGGTGGTAGCATTATTTCTATCATAGCTTTTTGAATATTACGAGTTGCGTCTGCTATAAATTTATCTTTGCTTTTTTTATCTATATCTAAAATAGGACAATTTTCGCACTTAGCTTTGTCAATTTCAAATTTTATAATATCATACATTGTTATTTCCGACATCTCATTTCTCCTTTTGTAGTCTGTATTTAATAGCATAATATCGTTTACGTAATTCATTAAGTTTACAATGTCGTAAACTTTTTTTTGCAATAAATCGTTTTAAAAAATCTATAAACTCACTTCTGTATTTCGGAGCATAAAAATCTCTAAATAAAGTTTGCGACATATGAATTAACCTTTAGATTTAAAACGTTCATATTTTTTTTCTAAAATATATTCTTGCTCAGATACCTTAACGAAAACTTGTATATAAGCAAATCTTATTTCTTCTTGTCCTTTATGAATATGCGCTACTCTTGCGCCACAACCATCGTGTGTTATGTCTATCACAGTTGCGTATGGACTTTCACCATCTACAATATCAGCAATTTGCACAACTTTGTCATTTTTTTTAATTTTTATTTCATACATATCACAAATCTTCCGATATTTGTTTTATTATATTACTTAACTCGTCATAACTCATAGTGTTTAAAGTATCCGTATAAATTGGAGAAAATTCTTTTATAAAATCGCGCATTATCTTTAATTCTCTCGTTTGCCTTTTTTTGATTACTTTATCTGCTATGCTATTTTTAGTATTATCTTCTGTTATTATCTTAACGATTTCAAAAGAATCCTCTACATACTCTTTCGGTAGTTCTACGTTTCTTAAAAAACTTCTCGCATCGACTTTTTCTGGTATATCAAATTGAAGATTAACATTTACTATACCTATACGTTTCATTTTTATACCTTTCTATTCATACAGCATTTTTTATATTTTTTACCGCTACCACATACGCATAAATCGTTACGACCAACTTTTTCTTGTTTCTTGTGAGCGAAATCAGTTATTAATAGACCATTCATATGCGCTATTTCGTGCTGAATAACTAATGCTTCGAGTGCGCTGAAATAAGCTCGCTTTTCTTTCTTCTCGTCGAAGTCAATCCACTTTACCACTATCTCTGCGTATCTATCTGTGTCAACAAGAATATCGGGTAAAGACAGACATCCTTCATTTTGCAAAGTCATAAGTGTTTCTTGTTTCTCAATAACTGGATTTATCATATTGAGATTCAGTTCTTTACCATTTTCATGCTTTAATCTAATAACACACGCTCTTATTGCAAAATCAATTTGTATAGCTGTAAGACCAACACCCGGTCTACCTTTATGTTCACTATCTTTTAAAGCGTCTTGTAGTCTATCAAATATAGAAATTGTTTGACATTGCTCGATACTCGTTTCTCGTGAAATCTTACGCAACTGCGATATATCTGTTATAATCATATTAACCTCATATATAAACACTCAAGTTATTTTTTTGTGACTTCCTTTTTCATTTCTTTTTCTTTATCTATCATCTGTAAAATAGTTTCTCTACTATAATTTTTCGCAATAAGTTTAAGATGATTTGCTTCAAGCCAATATTGAACACTATTGTTAAATTCCTTCATTACTGAATCAGGATTTTTACAATTTAGTTTATAGAAATTTACGAGAACATTTCCATCTGTATCAATATTCTCTACTAATCCACGTGAACCAATATCAGTTATAAGATATGTATTCTTTACATTCATTTCTACTAAATCGCCTTTTTCAAAATTTATTTTGTTCATAGATAATAAAAATATCCTTTCATCGAATAACTAATATTTGTTTTTCTCCAATTGCAGTTATTTTTCTTACGAGTATTCTTTTTAATTCATATCCACAATATGACAAAGCATCGAGTTCGTCTTTTGAAAACCAATTATAAACTTGCTCAAGATTAAGAAATGCGCAAATCTCCGCTGTTTGCATATATCGTCTTATTTTTTTATCTCTTATCGGACTAGGATATCTTTTTGTATCATAATGCGATTTTAATATTCTATCAATTTCTACGCTGTCGTCGTAATATGGTCCGTCTCCATCTTTATTTTGTACGCGCCAGACACGAAATTTATTCAAACGAGAAGATATATTTGTCGTGTTCATAATAAATCCTTAAATAAATCTTGTTGCTGAATTATCGATAGCATAGCTCTTTCTATTGGATGCTCTACTATCATCTGCTCTGCGTTACTTTCATCATAATCATCCGATTTGACTCTTTTTTTGGATTCGGCGAAAGCTATTTCTCTATAATACTGCATCGAATAATCATCTTCGTCAACTTCTTTTGCCAATCGTTTCGCTTCTCTCTTTTTTCGCACCATCTTTTTTCGCGCCTTTCATACGCATTAACGAATTTAATATATCTTTACGAGCTTTTTCACCATCTAATTGTTTCAACAGTTTCACGTTAGATGGTAAGATAGATACTTTGTTATTGCGTATAGCACGAACCCATTTATTGTGTTTACAAGATTTATGAATATGACCTGCAATGCAAGAGCATTTAAAACCTTTATCTTGTTTGTTGGAAACTGTATATTCTTGTTCTTCGAATCCGTGATTATATTTCTTAACTTTAAATTCGTTTTTACTGACAGCGATTATCTCATATTCTATCATAATTTTTTTATCTCCTCACTTGTTTCTTCACCTATCATGAATTCTTTTAACAATAAACGAAATCTATCTGATGCACCTATATCTATATATGCACGTATACATTTCACCAATTTAAAGTATTCGTATATAGTGTTAGTATGTTCATCAACGCTTTTATTATAATTTTTTAAAAGCTCTTGATAGTCTGTGTGATAATCCTGTATAGATTTTATGAGAAAACGAACTAATTCATCTTTCTCTAAATTCGCTTTATTTTTCTTTTTGAAGAATAACATCATCTCTCCTATTATTCATATAACTTGGCGAGAATCGAACTCGCAACGGGGCTTTAGATAAATAAGTGTGATTGTTTTTCGCGGGGTCTTGTTACATAAAACCACGATTACGTCATATCACACGCTTCACGTTTGGCAAGATAACGCACCCTTGCTAAATGGTTTCTTGTTATCTCGTAGCTTCCAAATTCCTACATTTAAGTCAACTTATCTTTTCTCACTATGCCCTTCGCTATAAGTAGTGCGTTTCCTCCGTGAACGCCATCAAGTTATATGTTTTAACTTAACAAATTCGCCTTCTTAACTTCTGTTATCAATTCTTCTAATTGCTCGGATATATATTCTTGATAACGTGTCTGTGTTGAATTGGTAAACAAAATTGCGAACAACATACACATTAAGAAGGACTGCCAATAATTGATTGTTGCTAAATGAAACATAGATACCATTATACTATTCCATAATAGTTTTAATAATATAATTTCTATAACTATCGACACCAACATTCTTAATTGAAATCTTTCTTTTCTTGATAATGTCATTTTATTATCTCCTTTTAATGTTCGCTTGGTAGTAACAATACACCTTGTTCATACCATACTTCTACATAAGACATTGGAAAATCTGTATATTCTATTTTTTCTTTATGTAAGACATTACCATTACCATCTTCGCAAGTCAGCGTTGCTGGTAAATTCGAGTTTAAGATATGTTCTTTTACGTCTAACTTCCAAACGCTAAAATCGACTTGCACTTTCTTTTTGTGCCGAATCAATATAAGTATCTTATCAAGAAGCCAATATGCTTTCGCTTCATCTGCAAGATACTTCACTCCATCTGTATATTTAAAGCCACTTAATGCGTGTATGTAATGATGTTCTGTGCCAGTAAAATTATCTAATGCTTTTTGTGTTAGCATAATTATATAGCCTTTCTATTTAACAACGCTATAAACGAAACGATTATTATAACGACCTCTCTTAGTCAAACTTTCTATCAAAATATCAGCACGATTTCGCTGTGAAATTGATAATATTATTGCCGCATACTCACCGCCACGAAGTAATTCGTTCAAAGCGTAATTTGCGCTACCCTCGTCTGCTGAACGAGAACTCCATCGTCCATCACCAAAGCGTGCAAGACCAATAGCCATTCTATCTTTTATCGCAAGTTTAATCATCGCTTGCGATAAAACTTCAGCAGAATATCGTGGCATATTTTCGCAACCGCCACCACGTTCTTTGTGTAATGATACTAAAGTATCTATTACGTTTTTATTATTCATACCCATCATAAAACATGTAATACCTCTATTATATTTATGCACATTATCTAATATATTAGAAAAACGATTATGAATTTTTTCCGATATTTTTATAGTCGTTACTTTTTGCGCTCTTTCTTTTTTAATTAATCGAAAACAGGACATATATCCAAAACGACAATGACCTTCTTTACCACGACCTCCACAACTATGCCCACCACTAAAAGTTCTATCAAATTGCACCCCAACATTATCATTCGAATTTTCCGGAGCACTTACAATTGTGCCACGATAGCCGATTAAATCTAGACCGTCAACAGCTTTTATTGCTTCAACTCTGACACCTTTTTTAAAATCTCTGTATGTAATCATAGTTTAATGTCTTTCGTTATTTATCTATTAATTATTAATTACGAATTATAAGCTTCGATAACCACTCGCTCGATTTCGTCTTTCACTTCTCTGCGTAATGGCACAACTACATTATACCACTTTCCATCTCTAGTTTCTTCGCGAGGCATACTTATAAATAATCCATTGGTGCCTTCTACAACTCTAATACCGTTTATAATAATACTATCTTCAACTGATACATCAACTAATGCTTTTGTGGCACTGATATTATCAAGTTTATGTAATCTTATTACTTCAAATTTTAACATTGTAGTCTCCTTTAATTAAAAATCGGTGAGTGTCAGCATTTTATCAACAAGACCTACCTCAGAGGTAATTGACATACTTGATTTTTACTCACCGCACTTCATAATTTTGCTACTTGTTATATAAATAAATATAGTTTTAATTATATTTTTTTATATCACATAATAAACCTCCTTGTTATATATGTATAAACAAAAATCGAGACTTGCTTTCCTGTCACAAAGCTTATCTCGAATTATTGATATATGTTAGTATATCATATCGCAAAGTAATGTCAATAGTGCGGAGAACTATTTCATTTCCACTTCTCATTGCTAAAATTGCTCAAATCTGCTACTGCGACACGTGTTTCATATCCGCTCTCTGCGTCAAGATTACGTGTTATACCAACATCGCCTAATCTGCTGGCCATCACTACTCGCACTCTTTTTTGATTATATGTCGCAAATAGTTTTGGTTTACAATTATTGACTTCAGCTAAACATTTCATCATAGCTGGTAATCTATTAATAAATAGAAACCAACGTAAACAATCTGGCTGTTCATAATCATCTATATAATCGTCGCAATGTTTCATACATCGTCCTTTTTTATCATAGCTTGACAATATATTTCTTTTCCAAAGAATGCTGATACGGGTATACAATGCGTAACAGAACCTTGACATACATAACCCATATTCATAAACTCTTTGACTTTATTTTCGAGAGCTATCTTAGAGTTAGCTTCTAATATAACATAATCTTTCACGATTTTTCTCCTTTTATTATCCATACATATGGTAGATTACTTTTTTCTTTCCAATTAAACTTTTTGTAATACTTTTTATCTTTGCGTAATAGATTACTTCTATGGCTTGCGTGAAATTTTCTGTTTCTTAACCAATTTGGATAATCATCTTTTTTTAGAAGATAACCTAATCTACATATTTCTGATAAAAATCTTTCTTTCATTGTATCTTTATAACCACGTCGTATCCATTCATTACACATTACGAGTCCATATCGCAGTAAAACATCTTCGTAATTATACCACATCTTAACGATTGGATGATACTCCCACGCTACATTATACCAACCGTGTAATACTATCATGTGGTTTTCTCTATTAATACACCATTCTTTGAAAGATTTGGACTTGCATTGCCTATTACGTTCTTTTATTTTTTGTAATGTCTGATAAATCTGCCAAGCTTCAACACGTTGTTTACCTAGTCTTCTATAATCAAGACACTTTGCTGACTTCTCGAAACTCTTATATGGTAAGAATGTTTGCATTTTTATCCTTTTGCTTCAGTTAGCAACCTATCAGCTTTATCGAGATATTCATTAACACATACTATCTCCTTCTCATTTCTTTCAAAGAGAGATTGTACTATATCCAATTCTTTATTAATTTGATTGGTGATTTTATTATAATCTTTACGAAATAAAAAAGTAAGTTTATGCCGATTTTCTATATTTCTGCATTGTTTTATTAAAACTATACATTTTTGCCTTTGTTCTTTAATACGTTTGTTTCCGTTTTCAAGCATTGCATTAGTGTTATTAGCTAAATTTATCAACGCATTTGCTCGCTCATATAATTTTAGCATTGTTAATCTCCTTATTTAAAATGATTTATTATTTTATCTGCTAACATACAATTACTTGATATCCATATGTGTATTGTATTATATAACGCAAATAATATACTAATGATTATAATTGGTATTATTATACATAATAAGATTATTATGAAACCTTTAACGAATAAACATATACAATCATCTGAATAGACATATGTGAATTTACTTTTATAATCAAGATATGGTCCATATTCAGTTGTTGGAAATTTCTTTTTTAAATAATTGTTATGAATTTTTCCAATAAAGTAAGGTGCTATAAAACATAAACAAAAAGCAAAAATTTCCAATATTTTTAATGCAATTACTAATGCGATTTTAAGATACATCGTTTCTCCTTTATTTTAAGTTAAGTACATCTAACGCTATTCTTGCAGTAGCCTTCATCACCTGTATTAGAGTTTTATATTCACCTATACTTATTTCGCCATTACCTGCTATTTCCATTTTTTCTATCTTCTCAAGTGCCGTACGATATTTATTTAACTGTTTTTTATTTAATTCATTTGAAGCTAATAATCCTTCATACATCGCCAATGTAGTATCTAATCTTTGGTGCAATTTCTTCTGTTCAGTAGGCTCTGATTTGCTTGTGCCGTTACATCCATAGCAATCTTTTATCTCTTTAAAATTATGATATTGTAACTTTCCCGTTCCTCCACATACATCGCACTTCCCCTCTACTTGCGCGGGAGACTTACCAATGATACACTCTTTTGAATAATTATTGCAATTCGTGTTAGTGCAAATATCAGGACATGCAACTTGCTCTTTGTGAGACAGGATGACTTTAATACAATCTTTTATTCCTTGATTATAAGCTTCAATATCATTTAGTTCTTTTTCTCCCATCCAGGTTTCTTTTTTGCATAATTTAGGTAATTGCTCAAGTAATTTATCTCTATACATTTTTCATCTCCTTCAAGATATCATCATAAATATTATTATCTCGGAAACATTTTAATACAAAATTACGAATTTGTAGGCAACGATTTTCTACTTCGTTCTCTCTACAGGTGCATACGCACATATGATGTTTGGGTATATGATTTTCTATTATCTCTATAAGCTTCTCTTTTTTAGATATCGTAGATGGCACTTTACCAAATAAAGATTTTGCAGTTTTAATTAAAGATATTACTAAATGGTCTTTGTTCGTTTTACTTACTTTTAAGGCGTTGTCTATAATGATATTTCTTATTTCCTTTTCACTCGCCAACTCCCCGATACGACCTTCAATTTTGGCGGAGGCGAGAGCGAGTAAAGGTATTATAAAATCATTCTGTTCTTGACAATGGTTTGCCATTATTTTTGGTGCTTCCCATTTAGATTTAAGCCCTTCAGATATTACTCTTTTATTTTCTTCTACATAAGAAGAAGCCTTCTTCACCGATTCTTTCAGTTGTTCGTTATTTGGTATATCATTTGGTTTCATCGAATAAACCTCCTGCTGTTTTTATGCCTTGATTAAAAGTTCGTTTACGCTCACAATCAATATGCATACAAGTAAGTCCTTTAGAAGTTTTACACACACCATCTACATAATTTTCCTAGATTAACTTCTTTAACTCCTGTTTGGCGATGGCAAGTTCTCGTTCTCTAAAATCTTCTAAAGAAAATCGTTCTGCACAATGGTATTTTTTAGCGAAAGCTACCAATATTTCATCTACCGTATTAATTTTTTTATTCTTCATTTCTTGGGGGGTCATTTTATAGCTCCTTTATAGTCACTTCAACTTTTTTATCATAAAAATCATATTTACTTTTAGTCAGCACTAACTCTATGCTTGGGTTACTAGGAGTATATTGTAACTTAAATTTTTTGTGCCATTGATTACCTAAATACTCTACCAACGTCTTCTTCCGTTTCTTCGCTTTCATTTAGGCTCCTTTGGTATATTAGTAAGAGCAGATGCAAGATAAGTTAAGTATCCTTCTGCGTTTTCAGAATGTGTATTGTGCCATTCTTTACTTGCTTCCCATAATTTTTTATTTATTTCGGGTCGTGTCATAAACTTCTCTGCCAATTGCTTTTTAAGCTTCTTATACTTTGTATGAACAATTAAGGCATAGTCTACTATATGAGTTTTTATTTTAGTCTCTCCTGGACTAACTATATCTAATAGCATTTTAGAAGCATTGTTATATTCATCTAAAAGCAACTCTTTCTCTTTCTTTTCCTCTAATAGTTGCTTCTTTAGTTCGGCAATTTCTTGTGGCATTTTGTAACCCTTAATAATATTCCTAAGTTCATCTACCACCTCTTTCTCCACCAACTCTCCCTTTAAGAGTGAGGTAAGGATAGAGAGAGCAAATTTAACCGAACTAAGACGAGGTGGAACTGCCTCATGTTGTGATAATTCAAAATCCTCGATAGTCTGTTTCAACTGTAATTTTTTGTTTGTATCTATCACTTTATCAGGACATTTTTCACAAGTTTGACCTGCAAGAAGTTGATGATGTTTCTTACAATAGTCTTCGGCAAGTTTAATATCTTTCCGATATTTGATGATATGATGTAAACAATTTTCTTGATTTGTCATTTTTTCTCCTTCGATAGAGATGTTAACGCGGATGCAACATCATTCGATACTCTGTCTAATGTTTTTTGGTCGGGTATTAATTCTCCTATACTTATTAATAGCTCATCTTTAACTTTATTTTTAATTTCATCCAGTGTCATAAACTTCTCTAATAATTGCTTCTCAAAATTTTGATAATGTCTACAATATTTAGGTTTATATACTAAACATTTAGACATAGTTCCTTCTTCATATTTACATTTATCTTCACAACTAATACAAAGATGATATTGGTTTTCTTCTTTAAGTTTTGCGATTTCTTTTTCCAATTCTTCTACTTTATCATATCTCTCTAAAACATCACCTATTTTATGATTTTCGAATATATTTTTATAACGAGAAATTTGTTTCTCCAATTCTTGATTATAAGCAATAGCATCTTTAATGGCTTGTGAGTGACGTTCGCAACGTTCATTTTTATTAACCAACTCACCATTCATAAATGCGCTAACAATAACGAAAGCAATTTCTTCGTATTTATTTCTTTCTTCTCCTACTTCACCGATTTCTAAATATCTAGCCGTATCTTTTATTTCTTCATTTGTGAATTGCTTCATATGAATAATTCTCCTTGTTCTATACAACATACTTTATTGTCCATTTGCTCGATTTCTTATTTTGTTATCATCAACAATGTTATAAAGATGCCTATTAAAAGCGAAAATATACTCGCTAACATAAGACGCAACATATTTTCTTGTTTTTCGCCTGTTATTATGAGCCAAACAAAAATAGCAGAACAAAACATAAAACCCAAAAGATTTACTGATAGCTTTATAAGATACATTTGCTCGCGCCCTTTCTTATATTAAAAATAAATATAGCTTCGCACTTGATAACCGTAAACTATCATCATAACCTACTGTGTGTTATATCTGTATTGAGTCTTTGCGCAAGCGTCGCCTAATCTCTTATGACATACTTTGTGCCAACCACTAACACGCTTGTTAACAGCCCATTCTTTCTTGCATTCAGGACATATCGCTATGAACTTCTTCGCTGGCTGTATTACTGTTGCGCTATCATACGCTCTGCGCGGGGAACAACCTATTTCAACGCATTTTAATTTAAATATTCTATTATGACCATTATAACTACCAACTAAAGCGTGCGCTATCTCGTGAAGTATAACATCAGTAACCGTTTCTTCATTATTCAATTCAACTAAACACGCCGAAAGTGTTATAGTCTGCGTTCTAAAATGAGCGCAACCAAATCTACGCTTTGCGTTATCAAAACAAAAAGTCCAATCAAGCAGATTATGCTTCTGCATTAACTTTTTTGCCTTTTTTTCGCAATGCTCAATATTCATATATAACCCTTATACTCGACTTCTCAGATAGTCATAACCCATTTCAACGAGTGTTTTATGCTCTTTAAATTTTAGTTGTAGCTTGTGTTTATTCTTCAGACAATTCATTATCGCATACGAAAAGAATAAACGCCTATTACGACGTTTACGACCGCTCAAATATATAAAATAACTGAGTGTGGGTTTTATCACACGTTTCCAAGTTTTGCGTTTCTCGGAAATTAATGATGGGTCTTGATACTCTAATACGTGGTCCGTTATTTTCCCGCACGTCTTGCATACTATATACGGTATGTTCTCTTGTTTACGCCCTAAAACTCGACTATCGTATTGCTTATCTTCTTTATTACTCGCTTTAAATGAAAATTTTGGGAAAACACGATTATATTCTTTTTGCGCTTCTTCATCGCCTTCTTTAATTAACTCTAACAAACGATTTTTAACTGCCTGCTTATACTGCTTTTGCTTGCTGTCTTTTAAAAGTATTTCTTCGCTTTCCTGTAACTGTGTTATAGACATTTCGCGCTGTCCTTTCGTTCTATTCTAACTCCTGCATTATAAATACAAGTTCTGCATCTGATATACTATACTTATCTTGGAAATTGCTTATAACATCTTTACTCCAATAAGCATTGTAATTATATCGCAATAATATATCCTTTTCTAACATCTTTTGCAATATTCTCGCCAACTTACTTTTGTGTATTACAGGAAACTTCTTCATTTTTCTCGGCATATTGTTCTCACCTCGCTTTCAGTTTTAATTTACTATATGATAATAGTATATCACATAACAAACTAAATGCAACTAGTAGGCGACGATTTACTTCACCTGCGCTATTAACTGCTCAACTTCTTTCTGATAGCTGTAATCATTTTTGCGAATACCTAATTTCATCTTCGCTTTCTCGTAATCCATACCAGCATATTTTGATTTCTTTGCGTTCTTTAGATTACGTTCAACTGCTTCTGTATATTTATCGCTTAATGATTTCGCCATTTCTATTCTCCTTTCATTTCATTTTGTATTATAGCTTCTTGTATTGGAAAATGTTGCTGTATTTTACCGCAATCAGCGCAGTAAGAAAATTCTATATAATCTCCACCTTCACCTAAACCGATTGTAGCGGGTACATAACCATCATAGTTAATATCTTTATAAGTTGCAGAAAAACAATCGCTTGTTTTTCCACTTATACTTATTATTCTATCACTTTTACAATGAATACATTTTGGCATTTTTTCTCCTTTTGCTCGACTTCTTATTTACTATCTAATTCTGAACTATCGAGACCGTACACAACAAAAGTGTTTTTTCTGTCTGTCAATTCTGCAACAACACCTTCTGTGCGTAATATATTTAACTCCTCATCAGAGCTGAATAATATCTTTGCGTTGTCTGGAATATCATTCAGTATCTTTTTTAAATCTTTAACTAACATCTATTATCACCTCACTTTCATATAATTATCGTTGCTCTCGTTTGGCTTGTTCTAATATCTCGCTAAACTTTCCATATTTTGATTTATCTACGTAGTTTATATCTTTAAATACGGGAATTAAACGATGATATCCGCGTTCTATTTTGTTATTTCTCGTCTTCTCGACAAATACAATATCAGCTTCAATAAAACGTGGTCTTACGACCAAATCATTTATGATAGCTATTGCGATTAAAAGCAAAATTCCAAAAGCAATTGCACATACACTTTCTAAATTTTTCATATCTTTCTCCTTTGTCTTATCGGTCTCCAGCACATATCTTTCTTATCATAATAATCTATAAGACCACCGTGCTTTTCTTGTATTTGTATTGCATATTTTAATAAAGAAGATAACCCGAGTATCACATCTTTATCTATTACGCGAAACGGATATTTATGAGCGAGAGTGTCAGTATCCTTTTTTCTTATTTTGCATAAAAAATCAAAATCATCTTTTAAATACTGTTCTCTATGATTATGCAGTTGTTGCTTTATTGAATATAAAACTTTAAAACGCTCTTTATCCGAATCTCGTGTGTCTTGCAATGCTTCTTCAATAACATTGCTCAACACAAATGCTTCGCGACCCGCTTTAAGCGTTAATGTAATATTTTTGTTTGACATATCGCAGCCTTTCTTATTTTATTTCTTCTAACTGCATTACTTGTTCTGGAATAAACATACTAAATGTCACCCAATAATATGCACGCAACGTCTTGCGTATTTTTATACCTTTTAACGTGCTATTATATAACGCTTTTGCAGAGGCATATCTGCATATGTAATCGGATAAATTCGTTGATTGTTTTATATTGTCGAGTGAGCCATTAAGCAACGTAGCGTTACTCGTGTTACTTTCTTTATAATAGGCTTCGCGCACGCTTTGTATTTCTGAACCGTATGACAAAACGCTTTCTTTTGACTTAACTAAATCTTCGTAAACATATAAATTGGCTTGATATGCACCTAAAATTCCCATAATCATTACAATTGCGATTATGATTGGTGCTATGCAAAATCCAGTCTTAAAATTCTTGCTTTTATCTATAAACGCCCCTAAAATAGACAACACTACAAAGAACAGCGTAAGCAATATTAAAAACATTTCAATACCCTCCCTTATCTGTTAGAGTTCATTATTTCTTCATTAAGCACGTTTTCGACTTGTGTGAAAGCCATCTCCCAAGTGTCGAAAATCGCGTTTGGCACACGCGCCATTACATTTTCACGCACTACTCGATAGTCTATACTGTCTGTTATAGAGAACTTGCTCAATTCTTCTCTAACCAAACTTTTTATTAACTTAATATTCTTCGCACCTATGCTTCGCATATTATTTCCTTTCTTTTCTTTTCTAAACTCTATTCCTGCTCTTAAATCTTGCTCTAATAATTCGGTATAATTATCCGCTAGTTCTGTTTTACCAGATTTTATATTTTCTAAATCTTTTTTTAAAGCTATGATTAGTTTATTTTTAAAATCTTCTATATAGTGTAGCATGTTTCTCCTTTATGATGAACAAACAGCGCCAAATAATACATTTGTCTTTTCTTGTTTTGGTAATTTTATATTTCCAACAATTTGACAAGTAGGTATCAATCGTTGTTTATTATCATCGCATTCAAATATTGCTATACCCGCATCAGCAGTATACTTTACAAACTTCACTACTTTATATTTTGCATATCCTTTTTTCGGCATTACACAAAACCCATTATAGAAAAAGTTCTCGACTTTATATAACATCATACCCTCCAAATTGGTTCGCATAATATCCCATCAGGTGTATTAGCGTGCGCAATAGCTGTCTTATCTATTGGGTCTTTTATTTTTAAAGCACTTATTGTATATTGATGTTCATTTTTTATCTGCTCATCATTTATAATACCAACAACACCGCATACAACATATACTTTTTTACCGGCTCTTATTTCTTCTGTCTTACGAAAGAATAATTGACCACTGAATATGGGTTCTTTTTTATCTGACATTTTTAAAAATTCTTTTACTGTTGTTCCTTTAGCAACAAGTTTATTATTTACCATTATCATTTTACTTGCTTTGCGCATCTCGCGACTCCTTACAGTTTATATCTTTACCGAGCGTAACAATTGTATATTCAAGACCGCACTTATCACATCTATACACGATAGATGTTGTGCCTAAACAAATGCGTTGTATTGTAACAAAATAAGAATTAACGTCATTCGCACTTCCTCTTATGCTTTGCGTGTCTATTCGTTGCGGCTCTGCATAAGTTCGTGCAATCTCCTTATACTCGTGTTTACAAGTCAATACATTTGTGCAACCTGACAACAAGATACATCCAATCAACGCTATTACTAAAAACTTTTTATTCATTTTTATCTCCTTTTTTATCATCAATAGATTTAAGACAAGTCATAGCCATTGCAAGACGCATAATGAGAGAACATTGCTCGTATTTCTTTCCGACGACTTCTTCCATATCTGTTAGTGTTGTCATATTATATTATCTTTTCTCCTTGAAAGTTATAACCTCGCGCTCTTTCTGGTTTAAAATTACGCTTTTGCGCACCTTTTAACCATTGTTTCGCTTGTTTTTCTTTAATATCTTTTTTAGAATATTTCGCTAACAGCCTTCTTAAAAATTGCAATTCTTCTTCGTTTCTATAAATTTCTCGTTGGCTATAGTCTGCGCAACGCATTTGGCGTCTGTCATTTAATATTCTGCCCATTCGTTTTTTAATTTGTGCTACTGTTAATCTTTTTATCATCTTATTTTTCCTTTTACTATACAAGACTTTTATTCCATCTTCTTATCTCTTTTTCTTTCTTTACAGCACGCAACACGTGCATAAACTCCTCTTTCTGAATACTATCGAATAAATTCTTTTTCACCACTTGCTCGACTTCATTCCCGAATATACTCACAAGTCTATTCGCTATCTGAATAGGCTTTTTCTTTAATAATTGCTGTAACTCGAACGTGCTATGTCTATGATTATCTATCACAAACACCCTGTTCATACATCACCTCTTTGGTAGAATACCAGTCGCTAAAAATATTCTTAAAATCTTTTCGTATTTCTCTATTTCTTCTACCCAATATTTCTTTTTTTCTTCACTTTTAGCTGTGTTATATCCAAAAACTGCGCCACCATACAAACAAGTAAACTGTCTAACAGTATGTATATTAGCTCCTGTAGCTTTAAGCTCTACTTGTCTTTCTAAATCGAAATCACATTTTATCATAGTATTAGTTTTTATTGCTTATGCGTTCAATGACTTTTATACTTTTGCATTTCGGACATTCTCTGTATCTTTCAATGCCACTATCAGCTTTTCGAGAACCACCAAATGGTCCACACCCGCGTGTAGCTGGGTCATTATAATGACGTGTCTTTAATATACCATCATGAACGAACCCGCACGCAAGACAAGCATACATAACAGTCTCCTTTTAGAAATGATAAAGTGATATAAATCCATTGATGAAATCTACACGACCGTCATCCAATATAACTTTAGTATCCATTTTTGTATACGAATCATAATTGCTTAAACACGTTCTGCATTTATCCAAGAATATTTTCTCGGCTTCTTCGTTCGAATAAAACGGTATATTTTCTTCTATCACATTATCTTTAATAACTATAACAGAGCCAAGCGCAATATCGTCTTTACCCTTAAAGAAATTGTTATGCTTACTCTTTATATAGTCAGCGAGCTTCTTAGCGCCTATAAGCGATAGTCGCGGCTCGTGTTCTCTTTGACACGCTTCGCATTTACCAGTATATATATCTCTGGCTATATCAATATTGACTTCTCTTAACAGCTTAATGAATGGTATTTTATAATACATCGCATTGTTCTCCTTTATTTTATCTGTAACAGAAAAGACAGAAACATACCAACCCAAAAAGAGAATATACTCGCTAACATCAAGCGCATTATATTCTTTTCTCTTTCACCGCTTATTATACAGTATACATATAGTGCTGAACACATTAAAAAGCCAAACATCAATACAAGCATTCTTATAATCATAATAGCCACCTATCTATGCGAGTTTCGTATAACACATTACTTTTTCGCTTCTGTAATAATATAATCGTATTTCTACGTTGTTAGGCTTTCGACTTGCAACTTTGCTCAAAGCAAGTCGCTCACGTGGTTCTATATAGCCGTTCTTCTTACACGTTATCCACAACTGTCGCTTATTCTTCATCTGAACTACTATATCAATAGCACTATGCGAGCCTGCACTTCGAATAGCGAATAAAACGTCGTTTCTGTTCTTAAATGAGCGCAGTATTCGAAACTCCATCGCTTCACCTAATTTTCTATTGTTTCGACCGCGTTCTGCGTTCTGTTCATAAATCATTCGCAGGACTGTCTTATCTTCTTTTGCACAGCTTCGCACTTGCGTTCCACTCATATGGCTCTCGCTTTCTTTTGTGTTTCTGTATAGTAGAAGTATATCACGAGCGCACAGAAAGTCAATGCTAAATGTTGCCCATCATCACTACAATTACATTTAAGAATATAAAAAGTTACTTTCTGGGCAATGCGTGAGATAAGCTGATAAATAGGCTTTAAAAAGCGCAGAGAAAAGAGTATAGTATATCTACAACTAAAATGACGTGATTTGGGTCTCGGGTCTCGTGAGCGAGCCCTTCTCGGATTTTGTCTCAAAAATCAGGTAAAAACCGTTTTACTCGCAAGTCGTTTGTCTTTAGTTCGACACCCGAGTATCAATTCTCGCAACTCGCAGCCACGTATCGACATACGAATATCGCAACTCGACATTCACCAATCGACATTCACTACATATCTCTCAACTCTTAACAGTAGATTGGTATAATCCGTTCAACTGTCAAGAGTAGAAAACTGGCTTTCGAGACTTAACTTTCGAGAACTGGCTTTTAATAGTTGGATTTCGACATTCTATTCTCAACTATATAGAAAGTTAGTTTCTTAACGGAATAGCGGCTATAGTAAGTTCTTAACAGAATGAACTGTAAATATGATACTCGCGTCTCGGCAATAGATAAAATCGCTTAAAAACGCTTACATTTTACGCCATTTGCTCTACTTTCTATAGGAACTAACTTTTGTTTACACAAAAAACTCGAAACTCGGATGAGCTAGTTTCACACTCAAAAGCCAGTTATTTCGCTCGGCAAAAGTTAGAAACTGGCTTTTTGTTAAGAGAATTTTTTAGTTGGTGATGTCCTAGTCTAATTACACCCGAGTGCTTTTTTCGGGTGCAGGAAAATACACTGCAAAAACACACAACAAACTACGTGAAAGTGACCAACGGTTACAAAAAAAACGACCTTCCATATGGGTGCCTGTAGGAGTCGTGGAAAATGCTAACCAAAAAAATATCTAACTTTTTATATAAATATATATATTCTTAACAGGAAACTTGTGCTGGTTTTGTTTAACAGATTTTTATACTTTTAACTGTTAAGAGAATTTGTGTGATTTCCAATTATATAGACATATATCAACATAGTGCTTTTTTTCGTAACTATTGGTCACATTCGAGCGTCAAAGTGAAGTTTTTTAAATATCCATTTTTTTTACAAAATAGCTGTTTTTCTTCATTAAAACGATTTTATTTTGCAGGTTAAGATAATGTTGACAAGTGTATAGTATTATGATATACTTCTATATGTAAGCAGAGAGTTTTGCGACTTCTCTTGTTTACTCATGGTTATCGGTTGTGTTGATTACGAAAAGTAGGATAATAGTGTAAACTATGTAATTATGAGCGTAAAATTCTACATTGAACGGCGTAGTTGCTCGTAACGTGCTTACCAACACAACTCGTGTTTCGCGCAGAGTGGACATCGTGTTCACTCGCTTTCGAAGAAGAAGAAGCTGAGAATAGAAAGTGTTGAAGTTGATTCCTCCTTCACGAGTATATTTTCAGTTTCTTCTTCTTTTTTTCTGGTCAACCTTTTACATTAACCGATATAGCCACAATTCGATTAAAATGTAATTATTTTTTTGCGAAAATTGATTGGAAGGATCCTAAATTAAGAGAATTGAAAAGTTAGCCACGGTTTGTAGTAGGCTGAGAAAAATGCTCGTTTAAATTGACTTTTAGTTGTATATGTGATAAACTATAAATAAAGAAAGAAAGTTAAAAATAAAGAAAGGATGGGTTGTTATATGAATAAGATAATGTTAGTTATTAGTATAGCATTAGTTATGCTGTTTGCAAATGAAGCGTCTGCGCTAAATGTAATGCGTGTCAACGGGTCTGTTACGCATAGAAGTATAAATCGAAAAGAAATGCGTAATATAACAAATCAAGATAGGGTGAATTCATCACGTTATATCTTTATAAATAACAAAAAGAGAGGGGGTGAACAAGATGAAGAAAAGGATAAAGCTGAATAAATATGTCGTGAACACGACTAAGGCTGGAGGGCTCGTATTTACAGCTTTGAAGACGCTCGCTAATAATAAAAAGCGAACTGACAAAGCAACGTTATCGAGAAGTGAAGTCAATGAATTGAAGAGGGCGAAATCGAAAGACGCCTTCTTTTCACTTGTTGATAAATATATCGTAGATAGAGCTAAGATTGGCTCTGCGGCAAAACGCGCGGGTCAGACACTAAATACCGGTTATGACGCGGCTCATTATCGAGTTGCGAAAGAATTGGGTTTAGCGAAGATAGTAGCGTAACGAGAAAAGAGGGGCGAGCGTAGAAATGCGCTCGTCTCTTTTTTTGGCTTGTGAAATACAGTTGGACGCGCGCTCGTCCAATGACTTTTGCATATTTTGCTCGGTGAAGTTATAGTTAGCCGAGTGCTTGACTTGCGCTTTGCATAGTGTATACTTATAGTAGAAAGCGAGAGAGAAACGAACACAAAAGAAAGCGAGTTGAAAAATGCCAAAATGTAAAGAATGCAAGAAAAGCGACAAAGTAGTTATTGCGAGTTATAAGTTAAGAAACGGTAAAAAAGATAAGTATTTTGAATGTGAACGCTGTAACTGTGTTGTTAAAAGAATAAGTAAATTTAAAATAGACTAATAGAAAGGAGATGAGTAAAATGTTTACACAAATACATTATGTAGAAGTAGCAAAAGTTATTAACAAGAATATACAGAAAGCAGATAAAGTTGGTATATTCTCGAAACAAGCTGTTGTAAGCGTTGCTGTGGATTTCGCAAAATTGTTTGCAAAAGATAATGCGAAATTTGATGTTATGAAATTTAAGTCAGCGTGCGGTATATAAAAATAATCGAAAGCGAGGCGCGAAATGACCGAATTATTAAGATTTGTCTATAAGTTAGAAGCTGAAAGACAGAAGCGAGAGATTAAAGCGGCGCTCATTAAGTTATTAAAGACAAAACGAGCGAGAAAGGCGGTGGCTAATGTCTAATATGTCGAGATTAGCGCAGGGTATCGAAGAAGCGTGCAATGCGTGTCAAGATATGAAATGCGAGGGTTGCAAAATTGTTGTAGACATTGGCGACAAAGTAGTTACTGTCAACGGTAAGACGCACGACATTTTGAGCGTCAAGCTTAAAGAAGAAGTAAAAAAAGAAAAAGTGAAAGAAGCTTGTATGAATTATTCGAAAGGCAAGTGGAATTTCTCGAAGTTAGCACGTTTTTTGAAACACGTTGCGTGCGTTGTGTTATTGTTGTTAATAACGCACAATGCGTTTGCAGTTGAAATAAATATTGAGAAATTGGCAGACGCAATATACAAAGCAGAGGGCGGTAGTAAGACTTCGCATCCTTACGGAATATTGAAGCATTACAAGTATACAACTGCAAGACAAGCCTGCATCAACACTATAAAGCACGCATTAAAAGATTTTAATGAGCAAGGTGACTTTATAGAGTTTTTAGGAAGTCGTTATTGCCCAACACATTGGGAAAATACATATCAAGCTACAAGAGAAGAATATCTATTGAATAGATATTGGGTAAAGAACGTCAAATACTTCTATAATCAATAAAATAAAATAATTTTGGGCAACTAAAAAAAATAACCGATATATTCCTATTACGGTTTGGAGAAAATATAAACAGGTTATCAACATTTTATCAACAGGAAATCCACATTTAAAAAGTTTTTAAAAAGAAGTTTAAAAAAGAACTTAGGAAGGTTCCTAAAAAAATAAGCAAAAAAAATTCGAGAAGTAAAAGACAATTTGCGCTTTGTGTTTTGTGTGTGTTTTTATTTTTACTTCTTTGCTTTTGCTTTCGTTGTTGTCTTTGATGTCTTCTTGACTTTCGACATCTTGACAAGCGACGCTTTGACTTCTTTCTTACGTCTATCGTTTGACGCTGTAAAAGCGTCTTTGTTTAAGAGCTTCGCTATCGACGTATGAACTTTGTCATAGTGCGTGTTTTTCGTTAACATCGCTTTGCGTGCTTGTGCGTCGAGATGCTCGACTAACAAGAACTTGTTAGCGACGCTTGTAAACTCTTTGAACGTGCGCGCGCTTTTTAGCTTTGCGCTGTCTTGCGCGTCGAACACATAAGCACGCTTTTCGCTTGTGTTGTCGCTGTATAAGCGAACATAAGAGAGAGCGACTTTATTTTTTATCTGCGACGCTGTTAAATTCAGCACTTTCAAAATCATCTTTTTGAGTTTTGACATTGTGTATCTCGCTTTCTTGCGCTTTGTCTTTTACTTCTCGAACTTTACTTTTTAAATGTTTACTTACTCGACGCTATGCTTTCGCATTAGTTTATAACGTTTTACGTTCAGCATTTAAATTTCATTATTTGTTAATGAGCGTTTAACTTCTTATGTATATAGTATATCATATTATATACTAAATGCAAGAATTATTTTATATTTTTTCGTTTTTATTTTTATGCTAATAAGCACGAAAAGATATAACATACCCCCCAGTTATTTCTCGTCGAGAAAAAAAGTTGAAAAATAAAAATCGATGTCTACTGTATCTTACACTGAAGGTCCGCATTTTTTGTAATTGTAGTATAGAATATCACCAACTAAATATAATATGTCATATATGTTATTTTTATTATCGAAACTTCACTTTTATTTCAAAATATATATTTTTTTATTTTTCCCTTGACAAAAACGATTTTATATGATATACTTTACACGAAAATAAAAGAAAGGAGTTTATGAATGCATAGAGATTATGTTTATTATGGACACGATGCACAGATAGATGTGTCAAATGGGGTTTTTCAAAATCCTTTTTCAGTAGAAAGTGAAATTGTACATATACACGACAATCCAGATAACATGCGCGCGAGAAGCAAGTATCAAAAAACAAGTAACATAGCAAAATTCTCATCTACAGCAACACTTACAATTGCTGATTTAGAAGAAGCAAAACGACGCATATCATCTGTTGAATCATCAGAAATTCCAATTGCACCAATACGTTTTATTAATTCTTATTCTATTACAGGCGGTGCTAGCTCATGAGTTCTAGCGTCATATCATATATATATTATATTTCGCGCTAGAAAGCATCGCCTTTTTAAATTATTGCGGGATGGACAAGTGGTTAAGTCGATTGGCTCATAACCAATATATCATGGGTTCAAATCCCATTCCCGCTACCAATTTGTCGCTGTGTGTCACGCACTAGAACGCACGATGTTTTTGCTACTCATCGTAGTTATAAATCATAGACCCAATGATACATATGTTTAATCATGTAGATGTGTATATCTGAAGCACAGACTTGAAGATATCTAGAGCGACGATTATTTGGGTGCGACAACTTTGCCCAGCTATTTAGTTGTTGTATGTATGATTATCTCGATAAGAGCATATACCCGTCAAATAGCTATGGTATACGCGCGGCGGCGTGGAATCGCGTTGAGCATTGAGACACGCATTTTAAAAATAAGAAAGGAGATTTTTGAATGTCGAAAAAAATATTGTATAGTGAAGAAGCGCGTCGTTCTATATTAAGAGGTGTCGAACAATTAGCTAGAGCAGTTAAAGTTACTCTCGGTCCAAAAGGTCGCAATGTAGTAATCGAAAAAAAATTCGCGTCTCCATTAATTACTAAAGACGGTGTTACAGTAGCAAAAGAGATAGAGTTGAAAGACGCGTACGAGAATATGGGCGCGGAGTTGGTTAAAGAAGTCGCTTCTAAAACATCCGATATAGCAGGTGACGGCACAACTACAGCTACTGTATTAGCTGAAATCATTTTTAAAGAAGGTATGAAGAATGTAACTGCGGGTGCTAACCCGATGTCTTTAAAAAGAGGTATCGATAAAGCAGTTGAGACTGTAGTAGCAGAATTAGAAAAATTAGCGAAGACTATCGATTCTAAAAATAAAACAGAAATATTACAAGTCGCGACAATCGCTTCTAATAATGACGCTGAAATCGGTAGTCAGATAGCAGAAGCAATGATGAGAGTTGGTAAAGATGGCGTTATCACTGTCGAAGAAGGCAAAGCGTTAAAAACAGAGTTAAGACTTGTTGAAGGTATGCAATTCGAACAAGGATATTTATCTCCATATTTCATAAATAATAATGAGAAGATGAATGTTTCTTTAGAAGACGTGTATATCTTGATATATGAGAAAAAAATATCGAATCTAAAAGAAATATTAGCACTATTAGAAAGTGTAGCTAAGTCTAATAAATCATTGCTTATAATCGCTGAAGATATCGAAAGCGAAGTTCTAACATCGCTTATAGTAAATAAGATGCGTAATTTATTAAAGTGTGTTGCTGTAAAAGCCCCAAGTTTCGGTGACAGACGAAAAGCGATGCTCGAAGATATTGCTGTGTTAACTGGTGCGAAAGCAATCACTGCTGATATCGGTATTAAGCTTGAAAACGTTAAACTTGAAGATTTAGGACGCGCTAAAAAAATCAGTGTCGATAAAGATACTACTACTATTGTAGAAGGCGCATATAATATTACAGACTTACAATTACGTATTGCGCAAATCAAAAAACAGATAGAAGATACTGATTCTGATTTTGATAAAGAAAAATTAAAAGAACGTCTTGCGAAACTAAGTTCTGCTATCGCTGTTATAAGTGTAGGTGCTACTACTGAAACAGAGATGAAAGAAAAGAAAGCAAGAGTTGAAGACGCGCTACATGCTACAAGAGCCGCAGTTGAAGAAGGTATTATTGCTGGTGGCGGTGTCGCTTTGTTAAGATGTATAAACTGTCTTGATAACATCAGATTTTCATGTGATGATGAACGAATCGGTATTAATATAATAAGACGCGCGCTTGAAGAACCGATAAGAACAATAGCGAATAATGCTGGTGTTGATGCTTCTGTAGTAATGAATAAAGTAAAAGAATTATCGCTAAATGAAGGTTATGACGCGCAAAATAATATATATGTCAATATGATTACAGCTGGTGTTATAGACCCGAAAAAAGTAACAAGAACAGCATTACAAAATGCCGCATCAATTGCATCATTGATGATAACAACAGAAACAATAATTGTGAACGATGAAAGTGAGAAAAAAATAGCAGAAAATATTGCCCCAAATATGATGCAGTATTAAAATTTTTTTATAGATAAGGAGACTTTTTTTAATGCAAGTCGTTGATTTATCAAAAAAACAAGAATTAGAAAAATTTGATGTTAAAGTAAGCGAAGAACTTATTGTAGCGATAAGTCAATACAAGAGTATTGATTATACAAAATCGGCTATAGAAGCATTAAAGAAAGAGGGCGTTAAGTTTACAACGCTCATTTTGTTTGATGGTAGTTCTGATGAAGATTATGAGAAAATTCAGAATCTTGCTGATATAAGCATTCGAATAAAGAAACGGATAAATAGCTTACCACAAATATGGAACATCATGTTTGGCGCAGCCAAGCTCACCGCGGCTAAATATTTGTATTGGCAAGGTTCTGATATGTTATTAAACGAGCATGGTTTAGAAAATATGCTCATGACTATGAAGTTAGGTTATGACGCAGTAAGTCCAATTAAAATTGATAATGATGTTGAAAGATTTAAAAATTATAAAAGAGTTTATAATCGCGTAATGCGATGTGCTGGTATAAATGATAGCGCATGTCTATTTCGTTTAGATAAGCTAGACTTTTTTTGTTTTGATGAAATGTATGCGCCGTATCAATTCGAGACAAGCGCGTTGGGTTATGCGCTGTTTCGTAAAAAATGCAGAATGTGCATAGATGATAACGCTGTCATATTACATTATTGCAGTAAAGATATAGAGCATAGCCCAAAAGAGCGTGAAATCGGAAGTAAAACTTGGGATATGAAGCGCGATTATTTTTTAAAAGACGCAAGTGAAGATAAGAGATGGTTCTTTGAAAAATCTATAATGAACAGCGAAATCGTAAAAGATATTGGGTTCCCAGCGCATATTTATTTAGGAGACCCAAAATGAACATACTAGTTTGTGTCGGAGCAAGTGAACCGAGTTATACGAGTAGCAAGAGTTTTATTAGAGCGTTAAAACGCGCTGGGTATGATGTCAGAACGTGTGGTGCATATTATAAATACGATAGAGAACGCACAGAACAAGTCGATTTTGAATTAGAAGACAAATGTTTTCCAGAATTATATACATATGAAGAAGTATTAAAAAGCACTAAAGATTTTAAAGCAGATATTATATTACAAATAGAACCACATTTTTATTTATGTGGGGAAAAACCAAAAGATATAAAAAGTTATTATTGGATTCTAGACCCACATCGAGGTGGTTATGCATACAGAAATCTTGCTAAACAAGGTGATTTTAATGCATTGTTTATGTCGCAAACTTATTTTTCTGATAGTTATTTAGAATTTGCAAAAAAAATTTATTTCTTTCCACAAGCAGTAGATATAGATAGAATTAAATATGATGAAAACATTAAAGCAGAATGCGACATCGCGTTTATCGGTGAAACAGGCATTGCAGATAGATGCATGAGATACGACAAACGAGATGCAGATAATTATGAATATACGAATTTAATTAATGATAATTATATATTAGATTCAGAAATATATAAAGATTACGCAGAAAGAGCGAAATTGTTAATGTTGTTATCTCGTGGCTTTGATGTTCGTATATATAAAAAGAATTTTAATACAGATTATTCTAAAATAATACAAAAAGGTAAAATTGCTTTTCATCGTAGTTTATTTAAAGATATAACATTGCGAAATTTTGAATCTTTAGCTTTAAAGCGTGCGCTTGTATGCGATTACGTACCGAATCTAGAAAAGTTGATGATAAACTATAAGCATTGTCTTATGTATAAAGCTTTTGGATTCAATACAGAACTTGAAAACTTTAAACTTGATTATGAACAGGCGAAAGAAGCTGTTGACATTTTGCTAAAAGATGATAAAATGAGAAATGATATTGCAGAGAATGCGTATCAACATGTTATGAAATATCATACTTTTGATAATCGCGTTAAAGAAATGATGAGCGTTATTACGGGATAGGGTAATTGGTAGCCCAGCAGACTTTGAATCTGCCAGAACAAAATAGTTCGCGTGGAAGTTCGAATCTTTCTCCCGTAACCAAAAAAGATAGGAGAGAATGATATGTATAAAGTAACAATAAAACTAAAGAACGTTGATTCTGTAGTTTATGATGATGTAGAAGATTATGATATTGACGAAGTTACTATAGATTTAAGCATTGGTGAAAATAGGAAAATAATTTTTCCTCTTATTAATGTAGAATCAGTAGATATAGCAAAGTTAGATGAATCTTAAAAAAATGAAGATTATTTTAAGAAACGAGAATATAGAACAGATGAGAAAGCGTCACGAAAAAGAAATCGAGACGCTTCAGAAGAAATGTAAACATAAAGAAATTAGTGACTGGATGGAGTATCATTTTGCAATTGGTCACTTTTCGCATTATGTAAAAGTTTGTAAATATTGTGGTAAAATTATAAAAGAAGATAAACCGAAATTCGTAACACATAATATAGGATTTGAAAAAGCAGTTAAATTGGGGGATTAGTAGCTAACTGGGAAAACATGTGCTTTGCAAGCATGAATTATCGGTTCGAATCCGATATCCTCCACCAAAAAAAGGAGTGAAAGAAAGTGAAAAAAGCAAATAAGACGATACGACGCGAAAAAATAGCAGTAATCAATGCATGGATGAATAAATTCCCATGTAAAAATTATTTTAAATATCAAGATGGCGGTTGTATTCATGACCGTATTAATGCACGCGAAATATATAATTTTATAGAAGCAAAATTTAGATAATCAGGACGTGGGCTAGTTTGGTAAGTCACTCGGCCTGGGACCGAGTAATCGCTGGTTCAAATCCAGCCGTCCTGACCAATTTTAATAGAGATAATATGATTGAAATATGCGAGTTGTGTAAAGAATGTCCATATAAGAATATTTGTACTGAAACAGATAAATATGTGGAGTGTATATGACAGATGAAGAAATATTACAAAAAGTAATCATCAAAGCAGAGAAGAATGGGTATAAAGGTCATATGCAGTATCTTCCCATGTTTCTCAAACGAGACCCAAGTAAAAAGAAAAAACTTTCTAAAAAAGATTTCATGAAGTTTATGTCTCGTATTTGGTTTATTCATAAGAACGATATAATTTACTCACACGAATTTGCAAAAGCGTTTTTTGGTGAAAAAAAACATATGGAGTGTTGTGGGTCATTAGGTAATAATTTAAAAGAATATCAATATTACTTAATGTGGTTAGTTAAAATTCCACACCCTATAATAGAACTGGAAAAATTTTTATGACAATAAAAACTGTAATAAAGAATGGTAAAATTGTAATTAAAGATAAACATATCACACATAGACCAAAAAAATCACCGTGTGGTCAAAGAGTTAAAAAAATATGAGCGCGGTTTGTGTTAATGTTCGAGCATGTCAGTCTTCCAAACTGAAGGGGAGAGTTAAAGTCTCTCACCGCGCACCAAAATTATGAAACTATTAACATTATTTTCTATATCTATAACATTAATTAGTTTTCAGTTCGGATTTTTCTTTATCCAACAGCAACACAATGAATATAAGATGAATGATATTTTGAATTATTGTGAAAAAGTTAAGGATAAACTTGATATCAGTATTATAGATGAGCAAATTACAAGAAAAGAAGCTCAAATTTATATTAAATCAATACAAAAAGATATAGAACGTAATAGTGTAATAAAAAAACGCCCGCATAGCTTAGTTGGTAAAGCAGTAGTTTTGTAAACTTCAGACAGCCGTTCGATTCGACTTGTGGGCTCCAATAAAATGAGAAAAAATGCATATAAAAACTGAAAAAGGTCTTGAAATCGAATTAAATGTTGAAGAAATAAGGCATTTTAAAATAAACAATGCAAAATCACTTAAAACTTTTGTTTCAGAGCTTGTTGAGAACGAGAAGAAGATTGGGTTTCACGCGCATAAAGACGAACCAACGAAAAAGTAAAGGAAAAATTAAAAATGCACGAAGAAATAGTAAAAAAACCATGGGGCGAAGAATCAATTCTGCATATAACAGATAAAACGAAGTTAAAATATATATCTGTTAAGAAAGATGAAGCATTAAGTTTACAATATCATGAGAAAAAAAGAGAATTTATCGTTTGTATTAGCGGTGAAGTTCTTATACAAGTAGAAAATGATGTATTTAAGTGCAAAGAAAACGATAATTTTTTTGTAGATGTAAATAAAAAACATAGAATCGTAGCAATTACTGATGTAGAAATAGTTGAACTATCTGTTGGTGATGATAGTGATATTATACGAATAGAAGATAAGTATGGACGCACAACAAAAGTATAAAATACTGAACAAACTAGCGTATAATTGCGCAGAAATATATAAATATTTTCACACACCAAAATCAAATGACTTTAATTGGAAGAAAGCAGAAGAAGCACTTGAATTAGATAAAAGAATAAATGGCGAAGATTTTTTATTATGTATGTTAGAGGAGACTAATGGCTAAAATTAAAGTTTTAATCAATAAAAAGAACGCAGAAGGTTGTGATACAGGTGATAGAATAACAGTCGAAGCAGATTTTTTAAAAGATAATGCTACGAACATTCTAGTGAAATTACCAGATGGTAATATAGTCACCAGAAAAAAGAAACGCGATATAATAATGTAATTAAGGAAATAGCAGTTTAATAAAAATTTTAAAAAAATACTTGACAAAATCACATTTATGTGTTATACTTACTATAATAGAAAAGAAAACGTAAGATTATTTAAAAATCGGGGATAAAATGGCAGAAAATGAAAAGGATTTTAAAGTTAATATAAAATGTCCATCTTGTCAAACTATAAATAAAGTAGACTATTCTACTTTTAAGATGGCAATGCTTGCAAACCATTTTTATAGATATACATGTGATAATGATAAATGTAAATCAAGATTTTTAGTTACTTATAAAATGATGTTTGTACCAATCAAAAGCAATCAGCTCCCTGAACAAGCTTTTGAATCTTTGATAATCGAATAAGATTTTGGGTGGCGTAGATGAGACTTACTTCGTATGATACACGCATGTGGCGTCGAGCCACAGTCTGTTTCATCGCTTGTTCCCCCAATTCATTTTAAGGTGGCGTAGATTAGGGTTACTTCATACTCAGAGAGTTCGGGCAATTTCCCGGACATAAAAAGTCCCTTATCGTTTGTTCCCCTTATTAAAATTGCGGTGACGTAGGCAAGACATACTTCGGCTATGAAAAAGTCTTGTCGCTTGATTCCCGCATCGTTCTTTTAAAACTGTATTGGGTGCCGTAGAATACGTGATACTTCGTATACTGACAAGTAATGTAAGCGCATAATAAATGAGATATAAGCGCGCTTGATATTTAATGATATAAGAATAGACTTACAAAGTTGAAAACTTGTATCATTATGTAAGCAAAGCATTCTTCTACATGTCTTGCATGCGACATTGCTTTTATAGAATGTGTAACAATAAGATGTGACGGTAAACCGCGTTATAAATTGTCATGTGAACGCCTAGCGTGAGCATAGACAACTTACTATAACAGTTAAGGTTCCCAGCCGTTAAATGGACCAAGCTCACTGTTCGCTTGTTGCCCCTATATAGTTCTAAAATAAAAAAAGGAGATAAAAATGTCAAGATTTAATCAATCTACAAAAACTGTAAAATCTTCTAAAACTGTAAATGCAGAAGGTGCAGAAGCATACACTTTAACACCAAAGTTAGAGTTGTATTCGCTTGCTTGTACTTTTCTTGGACAGGATAAATTTTATGAGAAAGCAGATAAGCAATTAAAAAGGCTTGTAGAACTGATTAAAAAGAATGACCCGGAATTTGTCGCGAAATTGGCTGTATATGTTCGCGAGAAAATGTATTTGAGAACATTACCACTTGTATTGTCTGTTGAATTAGCCAAAGTACATAGTGGTGACAATCTAGTATCTCGTGCTGTTGAGCGCGTTATACAACGTGTTGATGAATTAACAGAGATACTTGCATATTATCAATTTTCAAACAACAGAAAGGATGTAAAAAAACTTTCTAAACTTTCCAAACAAATCAGATTAGGTATTGCAAATGCTTTTAATAAATTTGATTCTTATCAATTCTCTAAATATAATCGAGATAATGAGATTAAACTAAAAGACGCTTTATTTATTTCGCATCCGTTTCCAAAAGATAACAAACAAGAAAATATTTTTAAAAAGATAGTAGATGATACTTTAGAAGTTCCATATACTTGGGAAGTAGAGCTATCGCGTTTAGGTCAACAAAAGTTCGATACAGAAGAAGCGAAAGCAGAAGCAGTTTCTAAGAAATGGGAAGAACTGATAGCTAGCAATAAACTTGGTTATATGGCTACTCTAAGAAATTTAAGAAATATCTTGGATGCTAAAGTCTCTACTATTTATATAGAGAAAGTCTGTCAGTATTTATCGAATGCAAAAGCTGTAAGAAATTCCAAACAGTTACCTTTTAGATTTTTCTCTGCATATAGAGAATTAGAAGGGAATGCTTCGAAACATACTGACAAAATACTTTTTGCTTTAGAAGAAGCAGTTAAGATAAGCATAGAGAACATACCAACCCTTAATGGTGATGTTCTGATTGCTTGTGATGTGTCTGGGTCTATGCAAACTCCTATCTCTGCTAAATCTAAAGTTGAACGTTACGATATTGGGTTATTGTTAGGACAGTTGTTAAGATTGAAATGTGAAAACAATATACTTGGTATCTTTGGAGATACGTTTAAAGTAAAAAGAACAACTAGCAAAGAACTACTATCGAATACAATGAGACTTCACGATATTGAAGGCGAAGTAGGGTATTCTACTAATGGTTATCTAGTGATAGATTGGTTGATAAAAAACAAAGTAGTGATGGATAAAGTAATAATGTTCACTGATTGTCAGATGTGGGATAGTAGATATGGGAACACTCAAAACTTCGCTGATTATTGGAGAACATATAAACAGATTGCACCAAAAGCAAAACTTATTCTCTTTGATATGGCTGGATATGGAAATACTCCTATAGACACAAAAACAAATGATGTGTATTTGATAGCAGGATGGAGTGATAAAATATTCGATATGATAGAAGCATATGAAAATAAAGAAAGTGCTGTCAAAGAAATAGAAGCGATGGAGATATGATTGAACAGTTTTCAAAAGAATATATAAATTTTTTAGAAAAGAATAAACTATTGCCACTGGATGAAACTGCAAAATATCTAAATATACACCCCGCAACGTTACGTACATTAGTTAAAAGAAACGAAATAAAAAGTGTAAAAATAGGTAAAAGATATTATTTTAATTTAGAAGATATTAAAAATAATAACAGTAAAGTTGTGTATCCAAGTGGCATAAGTGTTAGTAATGGATATCTGAAAGTTCTTGTTGGAAAAGATTTCCCAAACGCTGATTTAGATGGATATATTGCTTTACATAAATTAATATTAGAAGCTTCTTTATTAAGACGATTATTACCAACAGAAGAAATACTTCATAATGATGGTAATACTATGAATAATTTATTAAGTAATTTATTAATAAAGATAGTAAATTCGTGATTAAAGAAAATATAAAAAATAATTTTTACAATAAAAAATGTTGTTTTATATGTAAAAAAATATTTACAAAAAGAGATAAAATAGAAAATAATATAATCGAAGTTTTTGATACATCATTTGGTTGTGCCGTTAAAATACATAAACAGCACAACAATTTTTTTGTAGGAGGTATGGATAATGCCATATAGTTCTATTAATGAAATACCTGATTATGTAAAAAAGAAAACAAAAAATTCTAAAAAACGTAGACAATGGATGCAAGTTTTTAATAGTGTATATAGACAAACGAGAAGCGAAGCACGAGCTTTCGCGGCAGCTAATGCAGTAATGAGTAGAAAGAAAGAATATACAAAAGAAGAAGTAAATAGTATTATCAAAGATTATATAAATTGTAATAGAAAAGGTAAGTTTATAGAAGAAGATGAAATATAATGGCCGTAGAAAAAAGAAAAGAATCTGTTGATTTTTCTGATAAAGAAAAAGATAATATCAATACTGAATCAGAACAAAACAAAGATAATATTGTTATTGCAGTAGAGCCATTGGTATCACACAAAAGAAATGCTTTAAAATTTGATAGTGGTAAAATATCTGATTTAAAATATCTAGAAGATATATTTTCTTCAGATTACGATAAATTTCATTCATTAGATTTTTTAAAAAAAATTCATGCCGAATTACTCTCACAAGGATATCCACAAACCCCAGCATTAAACGAATATTTATTTTGGACAACCATTTCTAGAAGAATGCAGATTATCTATCAAGAAAATCATAAAAAAGAAATGGGAGAATTAGAAGAAGGTGAATCCTTAAAAGGTATTGAAGATTTAAAATTCTTAGATTCATTACAAAGTGTAGCTGAACATGTTACGGCATTGCAAAAAGTTATAGATGTTTCTTTAGAGACAGCTAAACAAGTTAAAGATGTTGTAGATTTACATAAAGAAACATGTGAACGAGCAGAAAAGTTTTTAGCGGCACATTTTGGGGAATATGTAAAGAGACATTCAGCTAGTGGTAAAATAACAGATATCATAGATAAAGCTTATTGGGCTTTTATACAGGATGTTATTTATAAAGAAGATGGTATAGAAAACGTAGATTATGTTTGGTCTGAAGAATTAAAATTTTTAATTGATAAAAAAATAATACCAGTAGAAATTATGGCTTTTATATTGCGTACTAGTATAGAATCATTGTATAATACTGCAAAGATTAGAAAAGATGAAATGATAGAAATTGACAAAGAAAAAGCTGAAAAAAATCTAAAAGAACTTATGTTAGAATTTGAATTATTACGTGATGCAAAAGATAGAGAAATATTAGAGAAATGAAATTAGACCCAGAAATAAAACGTGCATTAGCATATTATATAGTAATGAAGCATCAAATAGAGTTTGAAAACTTTTTTGGTCCTATTGCATGGCAAAAACCATTTAAAGTTCGTTATTATCAATATGGATATACCATTGCAGATGATTGTGTTGTTTATGGTGGTCGTTCTTTTGGAAAATCTATTACACTAGAATTTAATATGGCGCAAAATGCTATTAATATATATAACGAAGAAAGTTTATTAACTACTTTTAGACGTATGCATATAAAAGATAGATTTGAGAAAGTCATATCTTATTTTACTAGAATCCCTTACTTCAGAAAATTTTTAAAAGGTGCTGGTGATAAATCCACAAAAGAATCTATAACGAGAACACCGTTTTATGATATACACTTGCGTAATGGGCACTCTCTTAAAGGTATTAGTGTTGGTGACGACCCATTAGCTGTAGCTATACAAGGTACTCACCCAGTAAGAAGATATATAGACGAAACACAAATGTTTCCAAGAGAAGCTTGGGTAAAGTTTCAATCTACAAGAGACCCAAAAGGTAGCAATGATAAATACTTTGGATGTTGTGATGGAAGAATCACTACTCCATATTATGAACTAGAAAAATCTAGAAAGTTTAAAAATAAAAGATTTCATGTACCAAGATTATACGAACCATATTTTAATCAAGAAGATAAATTTAATTTAATACAAACACTAGGTTCTGAAAATAGTAATGAATATTTACAACAAGTGCTTGCATTGCATGGAGAACCAGAATGGGCTGTATGGCCAGAAGAATCAATAAGAGCTTGTATCGATAAGACAGAAGTTAAAGTGGGAACCGGGATATTGTCTCATCATATTGATTTTATAACTATATCTGCAAAAGATTATAAAGATTCTGGTAATCCAATGTTATTTTTACAATCATTAAAAATACCAAAAGGTGTTACAGAAACAATATTAGCTATAGATGCTGGATATTCAGAACCGACAGTAGTATTACCTTTTATGAGAATTAATCATAAGTGGCACTTATATACTATTATAGAATTAATTGATAGAATGATACCGGATGACCAAACAGAAATTATAGATTATATTGCAAATTTTTATAATGCAATGATAATACCGATAGATTGTACATCTGCTGATGGGCGCGCAGTAGCATCATCATTACAAAATCCAAAACGGGAAGAATATAAAAATAAGAATTATGACAAGAGAGTTATTTGGGTAGAATTTAATAAATATTTTGAAGTAGGCAAAAGAATAAATGAAAAAACACAAGAAGAAGAACCAATTAAAGAAAAGGTTAAAGATAAGACAACGACTGTATTAAGACAAATGTTTGCGAATCAAGATTTTTTTATGTATTATTCTGAAGAATTACTTGTACAATTTAATGCAGAAAGTCAACGAAGAACAAGTGCTGGTAGAATTGAAATTAAAACTCCTGATTGGGTGCATATTCCAGAAGCGTTTCGTTGTTTTGCGGCTGCATATTACGAAAAATATATGAATGTTAAACCAGAAATAGAAGAAGATGAGTATGGTGAAATGGCGCATGCAGAAAATATTGAATTAAATTTTACAATTTTTTCTGATAATAAGGATAGATATGAATAATAGTGAGATTCCTGTAGGTGTATTAATAATTACTAAAATAGTAAAAAAGGGTGCAAGAATATATCAAACTGGTAGTAAACGCCCTATTGCTATAGCAGAAGAAAATTTTTTAGTTGGTGATATGGGGATTCTTGATTACTCTACATCATATCCAATAGATGTCAGAAATAAATTATTAATATTACCTGGTCTAAAAAAAAATGCAAATCTAGAGAAATACATAAAAAACTTAGTGGAGAAAAAATGTCCGAACAAGAAAAAATAATAACACAAGAAGAAAGAATTAAACAATTATTATCTAAATATGCTTCTTTTATAAATCAATCACACGAAGAAAAAATAAAAATTGTAAGATTATGTGGTATACTTTCATATTTAGAGGCATTAAAATCACAAAATATGAATATAGATGGCGCTATAAAGCAATTAGAAAATTTTTTAGATAAAATCATATTACCTTATATAGGAGGTGATACAAATGGCAAAAAAACCTAATGGTGGCAAAAAAAGTGGAAAGGGTGGTGGGTGTGGACGTTAAAGATTATTTAAAAAAATATTTAAATGAAAATTTAAAAGAAAAAGTATTATTAATGTATGATGCCATACAAGAAGATTTTTCGCATTGGCCTGCTAGTATTAAATACCATCATAATTATGAAGGTGGTCTTTACAAACACACACAAGAAGTTATTGAATCTGGTTTAAAACTATATAAAACATTTGAAGAAGACTTTAAAAAGAAATTAATTACAGAATCAGATATAGTTTTTGTATGCTTTATACATGATTTGGAAAAACTTACAAAATATAATGATAATAAAAAATTTGATTCTGAAAACTGGCAGGCCAATGTATATGAATTTGAATTTAATAATAATAAATTAGATTGTCATGATAGCGCGAAAGTTGTTAATATTTGTGCAAAGTATGGAATTTTTTTATCCGATAAACAACTTAACGCAGTTTCTTATCATCATGGTGGCTGGACTAAAGATGGAGGAAAAATGCATGCATTAGCTGTATTATTGCATATGTCAGATTTAATGAGTGCAAATGTCAAATCATAAGGAGATGTTATGGCAAATTATTGTATTAATTTAGAAAAATCTGAAAACTGTAAATTTTTATTTAGAGGTGTTGTTATTGGCACTGATAAAAAATTATGTAATATTTTATCAGGTGTAAAACCATGTCTTACGGAATGTGTTTGCGTGGAAAACTGCAAATGTGAAAAAAATAATCAAAATGGCTAATATAGACAAAAGAATCGATGTTTTAATACTATCTGCTGGAAAAGGCAGTAGAATTAAATCGCAATTTGGGAACACACCAAAAGCATTAATAGAACATAATGGGGAAGTTGCTTTAAATAAAGTATTACATCCATTTACTAAAAGTGTAGATGATTTTAAAATATCTATTAATGTTAGAAAAGATGAAGTTGATGTATTTAAAAATTTAGGTTTTGATTTATTGATTGAAGATTTTCCATTAGGCAATGCTGGCGCGATTAAATTATTTGGTGCTAATTTATCTGACCCATTTATTGTTAGTCATAATGATGTAGATTTACGAGATATCAATGCAATCGATTTTTATATGGAACATTTACAAAATGATAGTTTTGTAACGATGTCTGTTTTTAATACTGCGCATGAAAAAGAACGTGGTATAATAGTTAAAAAATATAACAAAGTATTAAACTTTACGCGTGAGCGTTGGGTAAACTGTGGTTTTTATTGTGTAAGTCATAAAACTTTTGATATTCTTGATGATGGTTTTCAGGATATTGACGAACATATGTTACCAAGATTATCTTCTATACATCAATTATCTTGTTATGAGTATAAAGGATTTTATGAAGATTGGGGTAGATAATGAATTATAATGAATTAGTAAAAGAAGCACTAGAAAAGTATAGTGTGAATGGTTTGGGTGGTTGGATGTCTGTTATAGATAGAGATTGGATATCACAATTTTTAACTACTAAATTTGATAGAAATGTTACAATAGAGATAGCTGAAGTAGGTGTATTTCAGGGTGGTTCGTCATTAATTTATTTAGTTGCGCTTCCTAATTGTAAATTTCACGCAATAGACAATTGGCTTGGTGGACCAGCTTCACCTGGTTTTGAAACAATTAAAGAAGGATTTATTTATTTTACAAAACAATTTGAAGATAGAATAGTAATGCATAGTGGTGATTCTACAGAAATTGGAAAACAATGGAATATAGAATTAGACTTATGTATGGTAGATGCAAATCATGATTTACATTTTCCAAGAGAAGATATATTCTATTATAGTAAATGGATTAAGAAAAATGGTTATTTGTTAATTGATGATTATGATATGCCAAACGTAAAACAAGCTGTAGACTTTATGATACTTAATCATCCTAATTGGAAATTTATACATAATACTGTGCCAGATGGTGGCAAAGTAATAACATTTCAGAGGATGTAATGTTAAATATAAAACAACAATTTTTAAATAAATGGCATAAATATCTAGAATCAGAAAAATGGAATAAACATGGTGGAGATGGATTCAAAACATGGGGTCATGGAAATTTTCCATTTGTTGCATCATTAGTTCCAGATAGTGCAAAAAAAGTTTTAGAAATAGGTTGCGCAGATGGATATTTATCACATCTTTTAATACAAAAAGGACATGATGTTATAGGTTTAACATATGCAGAAAATGAACAACGTAATTGTATAAAAAATGGTGTTAATGCTATATTATCAGATATGCATGACTTACCATTTTTAGATGATACATTTGATGCTATTGTATCAAGACAAACATTAGAACATGCTTTATCTCCATTAGTAGTTTTATTTGAATGTAATAGAGTATTAAAACATAATGGTTATTTAATAATACATATTCCATATAGTTTAGACGGGACAGATTATTCATTAGATTATCATCACTCTCCCTTCACACCAATACAATGGAGATTTTATTTATATAAATCTGGTTTTAGAGAAATACTTAAAGAAGATAGAGATATAGAACAAAACTCATATTACTTTATAGTAAGAAAAACAGAAGTATTGACTTGGGAGATTTCGTAGTGAACATTGATGAAATATTAAGAACAGTTGATAAAATACCTGGTACTGGTGGCAGAATGGATTATGCTATGAATTTACATAAAATTGCAATGAAATTACCGGATAATGCGATTATTGTAGAGATTGGAACTCAAAATGGTGGTTCAGCCGCAACATTTGCATTAACGTTAAAAGAACGTGGTGTTAAAATATATTGCATAGACCCTTGTTTTATCAAAGAAGAAGATAGACCAGCATCATATAGTCAATATGCTATTGGGGCATACACTATGAAAGGTATTGTAGAAAAATTTACTGAATTGAATATTTTAAATAACTTTATATTTTTAGCTGGTACAAGTCAAGAGGTGTTACCTAGATATAATGGTGAAAAATTTGACATGTTATATATTGATGGGTCTCATACATATGAAGAAGTAAAAATTGATATATCTTGGTTAAAACATGCAAAAGATAAATGTATATTAATGCTTGATGATTGGATAAAACCCGTTGAACAAGCTTGTAATGAAGAAATAATAAAATTTAAAAACTTTACACAACGTACAGATAATAATTTTTGGCCTATGTATTTTACTAGAGGATATTAATGAAAATTTTTATACCATATAGACCATCTCGCGGTGGTTTAGATAGTATTGGAAATAATCCAATGCAACTAGATGATTATTCTTTTCAAGCAGATAATAATAACAATAGAAGACATCCTGATGATGATATACATAGATGTTTAAAATCTATAGCTAAAAATTCAAGATATAGACACGAAGCAGTGGTTTGCATTGATGAAGATTTACAAATATGCGATGATTGGCTTAAACATTTAAATATACAAGATAGACTTGATATTACTATCTTTCGATGTAAAAATAAAGGCATAACAGATGCACATAATAGATTACCAGAATCTTTAAAACAAGCAATATTATCGCTAGCTACAGATAAAGATATTATTGCATATGATTTAATAGCAGATGCTATAGTTTGTAAAAACTGGGATGTACAGATTATAAATTGTGTGAAAGAATTTGGAGAAAAATATTATTATGCATCAATGTTTGTTGAACCAAGAACAGAGCAATCTAGAGCATTAGTAAGTGATATATCAAGACAAGATGTAATTGAGGATATAAAGAAATGTTCTCCACAAACTGTAAATAATATATGGAATTTATGGAGAAAATCTATTTGTTGTCATTCATTAACAATGATACCAAAATTAGATAGAAATTATGCTATTGAATCTGATTTCGATGAATATATATCTATAGCAAACCAATTTGATAAAGAATATATAATAGAAAATGCAGGAGAAAGAACTTATGGATATTGGGCTCCATTAATATCTACGGGTAGAATATTCAAAGAATTATTACAAAAAATGGTGTGTATCTCTGGTTCTGATTTATGGTTAGATAATAATTTCCCAATGCAAAAAATGGTATTATGTCGTTCTTATGTGTTTCATATGCACTATAAAACTATTTTAGATGATAAAAAAGTGGAGTATGTAAATGAAAATTGATGTATTATTTATACATCCAGGTAATCATAAACAAACATATCAAGAATTATCTAAAAAATATACAGCGATAGCTCCGCCAGTATGGACATCATTGCTTGCTAATTATGTACGTAATAAAGGTTATTCTGTTGCTATACACGACACCAATTTATACGGATTTGATATATATAGGGAAATGAAAAATTATTATGCGAAGTTAATTGTTTTAATGGTATATGGACATCATCCTTCAGCTTCTACACAAACCATGCCGAGTGCATCTGTGATTATAAATAAAATAAAAGATTTTGACAAATCTATACCAATTGCTATTGGTGGTACACATCCGTCTGCAATACCAAAAAGAACGTTATATGAAGAAAAGGCAGACTTTGTTATTGTCGGAGAGGGTGCATATCAAATTGTTAGTTTATTAGATTATTTAAATGGAAATATTAAATTAAACGATGTGCAGGGTGTAGTTTATCAAAATGATGTTTTTATATCAATTACTAATACACCATCTCCATTGATTAAAGATTTAGATAAAGAATTAAATGATTATGCATTTGATTTATTACCTAATTTAAATAAATATAGAGCACATGCACATCATGTATTTGGGTATAATAGTGCTTCCCCATATGTTACATTAAATACATCATTAGGTTGTCCATATAATTGTGAATTCTGTTGTATAAATTCTGTTTTTAATAAACCAGGTATAAGATATTGGAATATTGATACTGTGTTATCTTGGATAGATAAACTAGTAAAAAAATATCATATACAGCATATTAGATTCGATGATGAATTATTTGTGTTAGATAAAAAACGTTTAGAAGAATTTTGCGATAAATTAATACAAAGAAATTATAATTTAAATATATGGGTATATGCGCGCGTGGATACTATACCAGAAAAATTATTAAATAAGATGAGAAAAGCTGGTATTAATTGGATATGTCTTGGTATTGAATCTGCTAATAACATAGTTAGAACTAATGTTAAAAAAAATATTAATAAAGACATAGAACATATTGTTAAAAGTATAAAAGATAACGACATTAATATTATAGGAAATTATATGTTTGGTTTACCAGACGATACAATAGAAACCATGCAAGAAACATTAGACCTAGCAATAAAACTAAATTGTGAATATGCTAATTTTTATTGTACTATGGCATATCCCGGTTCTGCATTGTATAATAATTTTGGTGACAATCATTGTGTTATCCCAAAAACATGGGAAGCGTTTTCACAACATTCATATGAAACACAACCGTTACCTACTAAATATATTTCAGCTAAAGACGTATTACAATTTAGAGATAAAGCATTTTATAATTATTTTTCAAACCCAAAATATTTAAATATGATACAAAAAAAATTTGGTGAAAAAGTTAAATTAGACATAGAAGATATGCTAAAAATAAAAATAAAACGGAGATTATTAAATGATTGATATGACAGACTTATTACTAAAATCACATCAAATGCGGGAATTATTATATGAGGTATGTGTAAACGCTAAAACAGGGCATTTAACTTCTTCTTTATCGTGCACTGAAATACTAGTAGCTTTATATTATTCTGGAGTAATGAGACATGACCCAAAAAATCCAAAATGGGAAGGAAGAGATAGATTTATTTTGAGCAAAGGTCAGGCTAGTCCAATATTGTACGCTATTTTAGCAGATTTAGGATATTATAATAAAAAAGAATTAAAAAAATTTGCGCAACTTGATGGTATCTTTGGGGTACATTTACAAAAAAGTGTGCCCGGTGTAGAAATTACTGCTGGTTCTTTAGGACACGGATTTAATATTGCAACTGGAATGGCGTTAGTTTCAAAAAAAGATAGAACTTACAATATGGTGTTTACTTTACTTGGAGATGGAGAATGTTATGAAGGTTCTATTTGGGAAGCCGCTATGTTCGCTGGTCATAATAATTTGAATAATTTAGTTGCAATTATGGACAGAAATTTTATGTGCGCTACTGACTTTACTGAAGAATGCTTATCATTAGAACCATTAGAGGATAAATTTAAATCATTTAATTGGGAAGTGCAGAGAATAAATGGTAATAATATTTGGGAAGTTGTTAATGCTTTAAAATATGTACGTTCAAGACGTTCTGTGAAACCCAAATTGATTATTGCTGATACTGTAAAAGGGTCAGGTATAAAAAGCACTTGTGATGAAACATTATGGCACTCCAGAACACCACTAAAGAAAGAAGATATTGATAAATGTAGGAAGGAGTTGAAAGATGAATAATACACAGCAAAGAGATGCATTTTTTAATACACTTTATGAAATAGCAAAAAATGATAAAAATGTTTATTTAGTTAGTGCAGATATGTCTGCCCCATCTTTAGATAAATTTAGAAAAGACTTAGCACATCAGTATGTAAATGTAGGTATAGCTGAACAGAATGCAATTAGCATAGCTTCTGGAATGGCACTCGAAGGTAAGAAAGTGTTTGTATATGGTATAGCATCTTTCATATCTACTAGATGTTTAGAACAAATAAGAATTAGTTGTGGTCTTATGAAAATACCATTAACAATAGTTGCTATAGGGTCTGGTTTTAGTTATGAAGAATCTGGACCAACACATCATATTTTTGAAGATATATCATTAATACGTGCTATACCAAATGTTATAATAAATAATTGCACAGATTCAATTATGGCGTCTCAATTAGCATATTCATCGTATGGTTGTAATGTTGCTAATTATGTTAGATTAGATAGAAAAAAAACAGATAATATATATTATACAAACTCTGTATATTATAGTGGATATAATGTACTTCAAGATGGGAAAAGATATATCTTATCTACAGGTATTATGACACATACCGCACTAAAGATAGCACATACCATGCAGGATGTTGGGGTGATAGATGTACATACATTCCCATTTAGTTATGCACTATATGATGTTTTAAAACATTGTGATAAGATAATAACAATGGAAGAACATATATTAAATGGTGGGATGGGAAGTGCTGTGCTTGAATTTTTAAGCGATTGTAACAGTAATATACCAGTTTTAAGAATAGGTATAAAAAATGCAGATGGATATTGTTATAAATACGGTGGTAGAGAGAGCGTAATATGGAAATATTATGGAATAGATGAAGCAACATCAACCAATAAAATTAAGGAGTTTTTATCTTGAGAAGTTCATTTGAATATGTAATAGAACACATACATCCCAAAATAGTGGCTGAAATAGGTGTAGCATCTGGAGACAATGCATTTGATATGTTATTTAATTATCCTTTAGAATACATGTTACTTGTAGATAGTTATATACCATATCGTGATAATGCAAATCATGGTATAATAAATTTAGAACAACAAAATAATAATTTTATGAATGTGTTAAGTAAGTTTATACCAAGACAACTTTTTGGAAAAGTAATTTTTTCATGTATGCCATCAGAAAAAATAGTGAAATATTATCCAGATAATTTTTTTGATTATGTATATATCGATGCTAATCATGAATATGAAAATGTAAAACCAGATATAGAACTGTGGTTTCCAAAAGTAAAAAACAAGTGTTTTTTAGCTGGACATGATTATGAAGGATATTATCCAGATGTAACAAGAGCAGTTAATGAATTTAAAGACAATCATAAAGATACTATAGAATTTATTAAATGTTCTGAATATGATTGGTTGTTTTATAAAAAATAAACAATAGGATAAAAAATGCCTTGTTGGTTAGATAAATGCGCTGTTGAACAAACATTAAAATTAAGAGACGAATTCGATATAAATGTTTTTGTAGAAACTGGTACATTTAAAGGTTGTGGTGCAGAATTATATTCAAATTATTTTGGATATGTTGTGACATGTGATATTAATGAAGACTATTGCAATATTGCACGGGAACGTTTAAAAAATAAAAATAATGTCAGTATTGTACATGATAATAGTTTTAATGTTATATCTAGAATAGTAAATGCACATAAAGAAGATGATTTTAAAGAACATATATTTTTATTTTTAGATGCTCATATCTATAATAAAGATGCTAAAACAGATGATGAGAAGTGGGTAATTATAAAAGAATTGCAAGCATTAAAAGATTTTAAATATTCCATAATAGCAATACATGATTTTGATTGTAGTAATCTTGGTCATATTAAATATAATGGAGAATCATTTAATTGGAGCGTAGTTGGAAAATATTTACAAGAAGTAAATCCAGACTTCAGTTATTATTGTAATACAAAAGAATTTTGTGACCCAAGAAATTATGATAGAGTTAAAGAAATACCAGTAACTATGAATGAGGATACAATAGATATGATTCAACATGCTAATAGCGCAGATGAGAAGAAATATCGTGGTATATTATATGCTATACCTAAAGAACTTGACTTATCTAAATATAAATTGGTAAAATTTCAACATGTTTAAAACAGCTATAATTATACCAACATTACACTTTTGGAGAAATCCAAATAAACAACAACCGATTAATGAGTTATATTTTGCTACAGTATTAGATGAAAGATGCGATACTGCAATTGATATTATCGACTTACGAGAATTGAGAAAAGAAGATTGTCAATATACACTTGATAATGTAGCAGATTTTATTGAAGAACGTGATTTATATATTCACTGGATAGATAGAACCGCGAACTTTGCTGAAATTATTAATGTAACGAAACAGTTACGTGTAAAATATCCAAATTCAAAACATGTTGCTGGCGGGTTTCATGTTGCAAACTTACAAAAAGAATGTCTAGAAATATTTGATTCTATTGTTATTGGTCCAGGCGAAGAATCTTTTATACGAATAGTTAATGATTGTATAAACAATAATTTAAAAAACATTTATAAAGATGATTGGAAAGATGTTCCATTTTATCAATATCCTTTTCCAAGAAGACACTATTTACGTAAAGAACTTATATTAGATAAAGAATTATTTCAAGATTATAATGTTAATGAAGGGACGTGTGCAATCTTCTCGCGAGGTTGCCCATATACATGCGCATACTGCTGTTATAATTATCCTAATATGGCATGTCAATTAAGACGTATAGAATCTATAGAACAAGAAATAAAATATCTTAAAAAAGAATATCATGTTAAGGGTATCACACTACGAGATGAATTATGTATACCAGTACAGACAAATAGTGCAATAGCGCAACTAGAAGCTATTGACGTAATAATATCATATGGCGTGGTCAGGGTCGTGTATGTGTAAGCAAAGATTTACTTTTTATAGCTAAACAAAGTGGGCTAGTTGAAATATCAATAGGTGTTGAAAGCGTATCACAAAAAGTTTTAGATATCGTTAATAAACGTCAAACAATAGTAGAAGTTAAGGAATTTATAGAACTATGCAAGAAATTAAACATTAAAGTAAAAGTTGGATTAATATTTGGACTACCCGGAGAAGAAAAAGATATAGTTAAACAAACATGTAATTTCATTAAAGAAACTCAACCAGAATATGTAAATATATCTGGATTTTGTCCTTATCCAGGTTCACCAATATATCAAAATGCAGAGTATTATGGTATTGATTATATCGATAAAAATTGGAATAATTATGGACATTTAATATCTAATTATGATGATACAAATGATGATTTTGGTTTACCATTTAGATATAAAAAAACAACACGATTTGGAGATTCTTTTACTAGAGAAGAAATATTAAATAATATTATTACATTTAAAGAATTTTTAAAGGAACAAAAAAATGATTAAAAAAATAGAAGACACAAAATTGCCAGAAGTTGTTTTAATAAAAAAAGATTATTTTGAAGATTTTCGTGGTAAATATATAGAAATATACAATGGGTTAGAGTTTAACAACATTTTTGCAGATAAGTGTATTGATTTTGTAGAAGATGATATATCTATTACAGAACATCATTGTTTAAAAGGAATACATTGTGATACAGAAGCTTGGAAGTTAATATCTTGTTTATATGGTAAATTCTATTTAGTAATTTTAAATCTAGATAAGAACTCGAAATATTATGGTAAGTGGGAATCATTTACATTGTCAGATTCTACGTTTAAACAAGTGCTAGTTCCACCGATGCATGGGGTTGGACATTTATGTTTAAGCGACAAAAGCATATTTCACTATAAACAAAGTAAACAATATAATATAGCTAGACAATCAACTATTGTATATAATGATAAACGATTTAATATATTTTGGCCAATAAATAATCCGATAGTATCGTTGCGCGATAAAACAGGTGACAAATCTTTTGTGATAAAAAATGATAATTAATAGAACTCCATTCAGAATAAGTTTTTTTGGAGGTGGTACGGATTATCAATCATGGTGTGATGATAATGTTGGCGCAGTATTAAATACTACTATAAATAAATATTGTTATATTATGACGCGTTATTTACCACCATTCTTAAAATATAAATATAATATTCGATACAGGAAAACAGAGAGAAAAAATAAATTAAATAATATTCTACATCCTACAGTTAGAGAATGTATTAAATATATGCACATAAATGATGGTATTGAAATGGTACATACAGCAGATTTGCCAGCAGGTTCTGGTATAGGTTCTAGTTCATCATTTACTGTTGGTTTTTTGCAATCACTTAATGCATTACAAGGTAAGATGATTACAAAACGTAATTTAGCTAAAGATGCGATTCACATTGAACAAGACTTGATTAACGAAAATATTGGTTCGCAGGACCAAGTTGCGGCATCTTTTGGTGGTTTTAATAAAGTTATATTTAGTAAAAATGATTTTGTGGTAGAAAAAATAATATTAAATGATAATACATTACAAAAATTACAAGATAATTTATTAATGGTGTTTACTGGATATACAAGAACTTCTTCTGAAATAGCGGGTAAATATATTAATACATTACAAAAAAAGAAAAACAAAGAATTAAAGATTATGTATCATATGGTAGACATATCAATTGATATGTTAAAAAATAACAATATTGATGATTTTGGAAAATTATTAAATGAGAGTTGGTGTTTAAAGAAAAGTTTCTCTGATGTTATTTCTAATAAAAATATTGATGATATGTATGCATGTGCTAGACATAATGGTGCTTTAGGTGGTAAATTATGTGGTTCTGGCGGGGGTGGGTTTTTTATATTATATGTTCCACAAGAAAAACAATATGCGGTAAAAAAAGCACTTAAAAAAATGTTATTTGTTCCAATAAAATTTGAAAATTTAGGTAGTCAAATAATAATGTATAATATACAGGATTTTCATTAATGATATATAAAAACATTGGAAGTGACAAAATATCTGCAATAGGGTATGGAAGTTATGGTATTTATAACAAAAAACATATAGATTCTATAAAATACGCACTAGATTGTGGCATTAATTTTATTGATACAGCAGAAAGTTATAATAATGGTGATTCAGAAATAATGATAGGTCGTGCTATCAAAGATGTGCGTAAAAAAGTTTTTTTAGCGACTAAAGTTTCTGCTGAAAATTTAAGTTATAATGATGTATTGAATTCGTGTTATTTAAGTTTAATGCGCTTGAATACAAATTATATAGACTTGTATCAAATACATTGGCCAAATTCTAATATACCATTACTATCTACTTTAGAAGCTATGCGAACATTATTAAAAAGTGGTCATATACGTTATGTCGGGGTTAGTAATTTTACATATAAACAGTTAGAAAAAGCTTATGAATTTTTAGGTAATTCATTAGTGTCTATACAGAATGAATATAATCCAATAGAGCGTACTGTAGAAGATGAAATTTTACCATTTTGTGAAAAAAATGGTATCATATTAATTTCATATAGTCCATATAAATTTTCAAGTTATATTGATTTAAAAAATTCTACATTTATATTATCTTGGATTATAAGTCACAGTAATGTTGTAACGCTTGTTAAATCATTAAATAAAAAACATATTAAAATGAATTGTAATGAATTAGAATACATAGAATATGACGGTGACGATTTTATAAACGCAAAGAAATGTATATATCTTCCAATTAAATATATTTATAATGTAAATAAAGAATGTGATTACATACCAACTCCGTTAGATTTATCTAAAGATATAATTAACTATGGTATTTTAAAACCAATAAAAGTTAAAGAAATACATAAAAATCGATATGAAATTTTAGAAGGAAAATTGAGATTTTTAGCATGGTGCATTGCTAATCCCAATAAAGATATACCAGTAATAATTTTAAATCGTTAGTTCCCCAAAAATCTAGCGAGAGACGTTGATAAAAATAAAATAACGCGCTTGGCAACGTCGGCGTAAGGAGGTAGTAAATATGTATAAAAATGGGTTCGTGGTTGCAGTAAAAATCAATGATAAGAGTGTTGAAGAAAAAGACAATAAGGTTATATTGCCTTTTGACTCTGAATATACTCTTATGTTGAAGAATAAAAACGATAGAAAGGCTGTCGCACGCGTCTTCATAGATGATGAAGAAGCAACGGAAAAAGGTAGACTTATTATAGATGCTAATGGAGTTGTAAATCTAGAACGTTTTATAGATGATATTAATAAAGGTAAACGTTTTAAGTTTGTACCTATTTCTAATAATGCAGTAAAAGATAAAGGTAGTTCAGAGAAAGGTTTTATAGAAGTTCATTTTCAACTTGTAAAACCTGTTGTAAATAACGTGGTTATACATGAACATCATTATCGTAGATATCGTCCATTTGATTTCTATTATAGTGATGGTCCGTTTTATGTAGATTATGATTTTCCAGTTTTTGGAAGTAGCAAGTTTTTATGTTCAAATTCTGGTGGTGGCACGGGAATGTCTATGTCTGCTGGTAGTAAGAATTTTACATTAAATTCTTACGAAACAAGCGAATTAAAAACTACTAATGAAGCATTTATACAAGATAATCATTTAGTAGAAGAACGCGGTGCGACAATTAAGGGTAGCAATTCTAGTCAAAAATTTTGCTATTCATATGTAGGTGAACTTGAAGCACAAGAAACTATTATACGTTTTCAATTAGTTGGAACGCGAGATTCGAAAATTGCAGACCAGTATTTGAAGACACATTGTACTCAATGTGGAAAAGCATATGATATTAATGATGTTTATTGTGCTAAATGTGGAACGAAAAAATAAATAACTATCGATAGATTCTTGGGGAACTAATGATTAAAATAATACAGTATAAAGTCGGAATAAGTCCTAAATTAATGATACAAAAAATTGTTGATATGATGAATATCGATAATGGACAAATAGTTATAAAGGTACAAAACAAAAAATTTGTTCATATTTCGTTACAACCTTCATTTAAACCCGACGAGATTGATGCTACAGAAATAAATAATGAATAAAATATATAAAAAATACTTGACAAAACCGTATTTATGTGATATACTTATAGTGTATTATAGAGATATTATAAACAGATAGTGGCGGTGAAGGCCGAGCTATGTCTTATGACATATTAGGCCTTTTTTTATGGAGGAATTTTATGAGTGTATTAAAATATATAACGTATACGTCTAATGGAGTTGTAGTACAATCTGGTTCTGGCGTATCGGGTAAAGTATTTGTAGAACGTGCAAAGTTAATCGGCACCGGTAATTCTACACTCACGATTTATGATGGTGCTGATGCTACAAACGGTAGAATTATAGCATTATTAGCTTGTGTTGCGAATGGGGCAGATGAATCTTTTATTAATGAGCCGTGTATCGGTGGTGTGTTTCAAGTATTAACTACTGGTTCTGGATTAGCACAAGCTTTAATTTACGATAGATAATAATGGCAAAAAAAATAATTAAAAAAAATGACTTAGAAGGTAATAGAGAAGTATTTGTTGATTTTGGGCATCGTGTTAAATATGGGTTAATGGATGCTCAAGAAGAACAACGATATGTTAAAGGCACTTTTTCTAAGTCTAATCGTTCTGATTATGCTAGAGTAATTGATATTCGCATACCACAAGGTTATCATGCGCAAGTCAAAAAAAGCTGGGAGATGTATGAACTCGACCGGCTTTTTCGTTATCTAATAGATAGACAAGTTGATTTTGCAGCCAATGGTTTTGAGTGGGAGTTAGCTTATCCAAAAGAACAAAAACAAGGTTGGTGGGATTTTGTTCAAAGTATTATTGGTGGTAAAAATAAAATTGTAGAACAAATAGAAAATGAAAAATTATTTTGGGATGCTTGGTCTGCCACTATAAATAAAGATGTTCCGAATGTTCTACCTGGATTAGATGAAGTTATAAAATGGATTTTTAAATCATTTAAATTAAATGCCATGGCTCCTATAAACTGGGAGTGGGGCACAATAGAAGTTGATAAAGTTACATACGAAGTTCCGATTAGAATGACTTTACAAAATGCATTATCTACTGTTTTAGTAAGAAAAACATCAAATTTTGTAGATGAACAATTTTGGTTAAAAATATCTTCGCAAGAAAACGTAACTGAATATAATAAAAATTCTACAGCAATTGCTAATAGTTTGTCTGAAACACCTACAGAAGAAAATCAGTATTGGCATAGAATACCAATATTAAATGCTAGTGGTGAAGAAGATTCACCAGAACAAGGTTTTGTTTTAAAATATCAATGGTCTCCATCTGACAACACCGCTTTAAATCAAGGAAGAAACACTACAATTGGACAAGGACTATACCCAACCCCACCATATGTTGCACTATACGACGTTTTGATGCTTCGTCGTTCATTATCTGCTTCTGATTTAGCAATTCTTGATGGTGTTATACATTATATACTTGATTGGAGTATTGGTGATGATACGGCAGATAAACAAGGTAGACTTGTTAATCAACCGCGTATAGCAAGAAAAGATGCAAGTGGAAATATAACTGAAAAATCATCGATACAACTTGCAAAAGAAGCTATTACTAATGATAATCGTGGACCTGTAATGCAAATATTTCATCCTTATTATTACAAATTAGAAATTAAAGTTCCAGATGTTAAGTCATTGGTATCAGTCGAAAAATACACACACTCTACTTCTGAACTATATTCTTCATTTGGAATTCTTATTGGACCAGTAAGTGCAAATAATAATTTTGATTCAATTAATATACAAAATTTTGAAGAAGAAATTGATGGTATGCGTAGATATGTTAAAAGATTTTTTGAATCTTTGTGTAGTGAAATAGTAAGAAGAAATGAAAAAAAACTTACTGTATTACCAAATATGATTTTTAATGTATTAAATACTAAATTAGAAGCATTTAGAGAATCATTAATAAATCTTATGAAGATAGGGAAGGTGTCAACAAAGACATTATTACAAGCACATGATTTAGATGATAAAGTAGAAATCATGCGTATAGGCAAAGAACTTGCTTCAGGTGAAAAAGAATTAACTGATAAAAATGTACCAATAAGTTATAAACAAGTAGCTGTTGGTCCAGATGGAGAAATTGTTGAAAGTACAGTTTCTTCTGGGGCACAAGGTGGACGTCCAACAGGAAAGACTGGAAAAAATAAAACAAAGAAAGAATTGGAGGAATAATGGACGAGTTAAAAGTTACAGTTAAAATAACATCAGAAGAATTAAATGCATTGCAATTAAGAGAAGATATATTATTTAAAAAAGATTTAGAAAAAAAATTATTGCAAAATGAAAGAGATATGTATTGGATAACTTTGATAAAAAAATACAATCTAGATGAGAAGAAAACTTATTCTATTGATAAAGATGGGAACGTGATAGAGAAAAAAGATAAATAGCATAATAATTTTTTCTGTCTATAAAATATAGGTATATAATATTATGGCAAAAAATGGTAATAATAGTTCAAGTAGTAACAACAGTTCAGGAGGGTTGATATTTAGACTAGCAACTACATTAATTGGGTCATTATTAACTATTATAACAACATTAAGTTTATTTATTACGACCGGTATAAAAAGTGATGTTAAAGATATAGATGCAAAATTATTTTCACATTTGACAAATCATGATTTACATAGAATAGATGTAGTTTCAATGTCAGAATATAAAGTACAATTAGAAGCTAATCGAATTACACAAAATGAATTTGCTCAATGTATAAAGGAATTGAGAGCAACAACTTTAAAAGATAAAGAAATATTAAATGAATTACGTGTTAAGCAAGGTAAAGAATAATATTGGGGGCGAATAACTTGACTATTGAAAAATATAAAATACCATTTGATGCACAATTAGATATTGCTAAAACATATGAGGATGCTGGTCAACAGTATGTAGAGGGTTATGCCGCTACGACAGATTATGACGACCAAGGCGACATAATTACTCCAGAAGCACTTAAACAATCAGAAGGTGATTTATTAGAACGTTCTACTGTATTGTTTAATCATGATAAAGAAAGACCGATTGGTAAAGTAGAAAAAGCAACGGGGGATAATAAAGGGCTTAAAATAAAAGTTCTAATCTCTAAAGCTGAACCAGATATATGGCAAAAAATAAAGGAAGGAGTTATTAATAAATTTTCTATTCGTGGTGCTATTTTAGAAGCAAATAAAGAAAAAGTAAAACAATCTGGTAAAGAAATTTGGGCGAATATTATTAAAGCCATGAAACTTATAGAAGTTAGTATGGTATCTGTGCCGGCTAATTCTGAAGCAAAAGCATTGTCTTGGTATATGTCTAAAGCTATAGAAGAAAGCACAAATAATGCAAATGATAAAGAAAATTTATTAAAAGAAATAGAAGATTATAAGAAAAAAATAGAAGTATTAGACAATATTATAAAAGAATTGAAAGGTTATAGTGTAGTCAATGGAGTTATGCAACCTACGTCTAGACTGCGTGCCTATGCTACACATATACTAGGACTGAAAGATTGTAAACTTGGGCAGAATATTAATATAAGTGCAAGTGGTTCTATAAAATCTCTAGAATCTGATGAATATTATGGGGATACTTGTCTTATAGATATTAATAAAGGTGAATTAACGGAGGTGCAAAAAACAATGGCAGATATTAAGAAAAAAGATGGTACTGTATATACGCAAGAAGAAATAGATGCGTTAGAATCAAAATTGGTTTCTACAGCTAAAGAACTTGAAACTGCGAAAGCGGCTGATGCTACTGCGAAAGCAGAAATTGAATCAGCAAAAGTTGAAGCAAAGAAAAGTTTAGACGTTGTTGTTGCTGAAAAATCTAGCGCAGAAACTAAACTTGCTGATTTACAGAAAAAATTTGATGATGTCACGAAAGAACTTAATGATGCAAAAGCTAAACAAGCTGATGAAGATGTGAATAAGAAAGTTGATGTTAAATGGGCGGAATTAGAAGGAAAAGCTTATAAAAAAGAAGATTCTTCTATTATTAAACCTATTTTAAAGAAAGGATTTTTAAGTCAAGCACTTACTCCTGAAGAAACTGATTCTTTAATCAGTAAAAAAATTCAAGGTAGTGTATTGAAACTTGGTTTCGAAGCAGTAGTTACAAAATCTATGTCGAAAGAACGTCATGATGAAATCGTAAAATATGCAGGAATCAAAGTAAAAAAACAATAGATTTTAGGAGGTGTTAACAAATGTCTGATATAAATAGTTTAGAAAGAAGTTTTGGTGCGAAGATAGCTACTGGGGAATACACATCACCAGGTTGTTTACTTCACATCAATAGTGGTGCTGGTACAGTTCAACCTGCTCTATCTCCTGGTCTGTGGGCACATGGAGTTGCAGTAGTTTCTGGTGCTGGTACTAAAACTGGTGGTATATCACAATATGCTACGCTTGTAAGATGTGCCAGAGTAGTCAACTCTGATTGGAGTTGGTCGAAAGGTTCTCCAGTTTATTTGAGTACAACTGCTGGGCTGATTGCTCAAACTGGAACACAAAAAGTAGGTTTTGCTTTGGATTCTGATGAAGTATTCATTGATTTAGACTTACAAACAATAACATAATATTATATATAATGGAGGTGAATTAAATGGCTGTTGAAAATAGAGGTTTCACAACTACTGATGGGATAGATATAAATGAAGTATATTACAACACAGTTCTACCTATCATCGACATATATAATGCAGAAGAAGTATTAGATATTCGTACGATGGTTTGTATAGACGGTGATGAATCATATTATAAATTTCCTGTCAATACTGCGAAATGGAAATTCCAAAAACTAGGTGAAGTTGAAAAACCAACTTCTCATAAATTAGTTTGGGGGAAAAGACAAAAAGATACCGAAAAATATGGTCTTGGTATAACTTATACTTTTGATTGGTTAATGAGCGAACAAGCAAGTTCTGACCAGATAGCAAGAATGGCTGCAAAAGCTGTTGCTACTGATAGAGACTTACAAACCGCTGTTATCATAGAAAATTGCTTAAAAAGCGCAAGTTCGGATGGATTTTACGCTGGTGCAAGTTATTATGATACCAATGAAAAACAAGATAGACCTCAACCATATGGTAATAATGTCTTCTTGACTACACATACTCACTATAATGCGACTGGCTCTGCAACGTTAAGAGTTTCTGACTTAACTGCGGCAAAAGAACATTTGAAAGAGCATGGATGGGGTGCACCATTTGTAGGATTCTGTAATGCAGATTTCATAAAAAAGCTAGAAGATTTAATTGGTCTGTTCATTACAACTACTGCAAATTATGCAAGTTTGGGTCAAGCAATACCTGACCAAACAATGAGAGAAGGTTTCAAAGGTAGTCTACTTGGAATAAACTGGGTTGAAACAGAATGGATGCCCGATGATTATTTCTTAATCATAGCATCGAAAGCTGGAGAAGACAAACCAGTAAGATTTATCCAAAAAAAGAATCCATCTGCACAAGGATTGATTCTTGTTCCTGGTAGTTATAATGTGCAATATCCATTAATCGAAGCATCTTATTTAAGATGGTTCACAACACAAGTATTATACAGAGCCGCTGGATACGTAGGTTATATTACTGCGAGTTCATATTCTGACCCTGATTTAATATCTAATGTTGTAGACACTTAATTAAGTTGAATAGATTGTAAGATATAAAAATTATACCGGGTACGGGATAAAATCTCGTCCCGGTATACTTTAAAAGATAGGGGGATTGAAAATGGCTAAAAAATATAGAATAATTTCGGGTTTCACTTATAAGGGTGAAGATGGTAAAGCAAAACAAGAAAAATGGGTTAGAATAGGTCCCGGTGAAGAGGTACCAAAATTAAATAGTGATGAATTAAATAAATTTATTTCACAAGAAAAAATAGCAGAAATTAGCGCAGAAACTGGTGAAGTTATACAAACAAAAAAAGTTACTACTCTTAATGATATAGAAATGGAAAGATTTATTAGAAAAAGTACACCATCTATTTTAGCGGCGTTACAAACTGATGAATTCTCTATTGAAACATTAGGTAAAATGATTATTATAGCTGAAAGAGAAAAATTAGATAATAGAATTAAAACAGCATTAGAAGAAAAACTAAATAAAAAAGTTTCTGCTTAATATAAAATTTTTAGATAGAAAGAAGGAGAGTATATATGAGTAAAAAAAAGTTATTGATTATTTCTGATTCTCCAACATTGACAACAGGTTTAGGTAGAATTTGTAGAGAAATAGCAACTCGGCTCTTTGACAAATATGATTTAGCTGTGGCTGGTTGGCATCAGCAACCAGTAAAACATCAATTTCCATTTTTTATTTATCCATTTACTAAAACATTAGCATTTGAAACTGAAAATCAATTACGTTCTATTGTGCAGGATTTTTCACCAGATATAGTGCTTTGCATAGGAGATATTTGGGATTTTATACCAGCGAGTAGAGTATTTGCGCAATGTAGAGATGTTAATGAAAATTTTAAAGCTATTCTATGGGTAACAGTAGATGGTGAGTGGATAGAGCTAAGTTGGAGTGATATATTAAGACAATTTGATTCTGTTGCATCTATGTCTCAATTTGGTGTAAAAGAAATAAAAAAAATATCACCGCGTTTTAAAGATATTGTTATTTATCCTGGATTAGATAAAAATACATTCAAATCATTAAATGCTAATTTAAATGTAAAAGAAATTAATTTAGATATTAACAATACTTTTACAATACTAAATATTGGTCAAAATTGCGATAGAAAAAACATTCCAGCTACAATAGATGCTTTTGCGGAATTTCAAAAAAATAAAAAAGATACTTTTTTATTTTTAGGAACAGACCCAGAATCATCAACAGGTCACAATTTATGGGCTATTATCAAACGTAATAAATTAGAACGTAATGTTACTGTAGTTAAAAATATTAAACCTATACAAGGTATAGAAGATAATAGATTAAATTTACTTTATAATATATGTAAAGTAAATATTAATTCTTCTATAGGTGAAGGACTTTGTTTACCAATTTTAGAAGGCATGTCGTCAGGATGTATACCTATTGTAACAGATTATGCGGCCACACCAGAGTTAGTTGAAAAATGCGGTTTAAAAATCAAAGTTTCAGAATTTATATATGGTGCATATGGTGTAGTTAGAGCTGTAATATCAAAAAAAGACTTAATAGAAAAACTTGAAATTTTATATTCTGACTGGAAAAAATATAAAGATTTACCAAATAAAGAAGATAGTTTATATTTTTCTCTAAAAGATAAATGTAAAAAAGAAGTTTCAAAATATACATGGGAAGAAACAGTAAAACAAATTTCAGAGTTAATAGAAGACACATGCGAAAACAAAAAGAATAGAGAGTTTTTAAAATCTTCGATTAAAATAGAAGACTTAAAACTTTTAATGGTTATACCATCATGGGGAAAAAATTGTGGTATAGCTGAATATACTAAGCAACTTGGTGAAAGTATGGAAAAAAATGGAACAAAAGTTTCCATTTATAGTAACAATAATTTAAAAGATTTAATACCGCACTTGAGTAAATTCAATTGCATTTATATACAACATGAATATTCGTTCTTTCAAAACAGAACAGATTTAGAAGAATTTTTAGATAAGGCACGAGAATCGAAAGTCAAAACAGTAATATTAATGCACACGTTTGCACCACTATACCCATATTTAAACATGGTAATAGATAAAGCAGATGCTGTAATATTTCATAATGAGACATTCAAAAAATTTGCTATGAAACAGCGTATTGATGCAAAAAATGTGCATGTCGTATCGATGGGTTGTTATGCTAAATTTATAGAAGATAACACAGAAATAAAAAATAAATTAAATATTTCTGATAAATACCCAATAATTGGTTCTTTCGGATTTTTACGTGACCAAAAGGGATATAACGAACTTGTCTTAGCTGTAAAAGCTATGAAAGAAAAATATCCTAATATTCTTTGTCTAATAGTTGCTCCACCGCATGAGTTTGGTAGCAAGTCATATGATGAGACGTTCTTTAGATTTATCGAAGATGAGCAAATGCAGAGTAATGTTTTATTAATAAGAGAGTATCTTGATGATGCAAAATTATTAAAAACATTAAACGCGTGTGACTTATTCGTATTGAATTATAAAGATAACCCAACAATGGGTGGAAATTCTGCGGCTTGTAAGACATTATTGAGATTATGTAAACCAATAATAGTACCAAATGGTATAGCATTTCTTGATATGCAAGATGAAGTTTATAAAGTTAATAATTTAAATAAACAACTCATTATACAAAGCGTAGATAAAATATTAGAAAATAAAGAATTACAAAATAAGATTTCCCAAAACGCTGAGGCGTTTTTAAATAAGAATGATTGGTTGAATGTTGCAAAATCGCATTTAGCGATTTGCAAAGAATAAAGACAGATAGGAGGTTTATTTTATGGAACATAAAATTTCCATAGGTGTGCCAACCTACAATGACTTTATGCGAGTTAACAATTTGTTAACGAGTATCTTCTTATTTACTCCTACCAAATTTAACTTCAAAGTCGTCGTATTAGATGATGGAACACCAGATAAAGAATGTGTACAAAAACTAAAAGAAGTATGCGATTCATTTGGTGTGCATTTCATAGAGCATGAATCAAATAAAGGCATACCTGTAAGTTGGAATGATTTAACAAAGACATACGATGATTGTGATATACAAATATTATTTAATGATGATATTTGTATTAATGATAAGAATTGGTTAGATTCTGTCATTTATTTCTTTGACAATAACGAAAATGTTGGTAGTATTGGTTGGAATCTAATACAAATAGACCCAAATACAAGCTCACCAAATAAGAATTATAGTTTACCAAACTATGATGTTCCACCAGGTAGGGTGGGTAGCCCTGTTGGTTGTTGCTTTGCTTTTTTACGAGAACACTGGAAACAAGTAACATATCCTGATGGGTCATATGGATTCCCAGAGTTAATACGAAGTTTTTATGAAGAAACTTGGTTTAACTTCGAACAATGGAAACGTGGGTGGTGGTCTTTTCACGTACCTTATCCAGCTCAAGAACACTGGGGTTCGCAGACATTTGGGAAAAATGCGATTCTTGCTGTAACTGAATTTAATGATTATCTTAAAAAAGAAGAATATATAAATATTATTAAAAATTGTCCTAGCAAGATGTCTTTGACAATAGAACAGCATGTCGAATTAGCTGAAAAACACAACTTAGCTTATCGCATGGATTATTCACGCGCTATATTTGCTAAATATTGGGGTGTAGAAGATTTTTGGCATGTACCACAAGTAAAAGTGCATGATGAGATATTAAAAATTAATGATTTTGCAAGACGTAAAATAAAATATCTTGATAAGAATATGAAAGAATGTGAGGTCGATGCATGAAGATATTATATTTAGTTGACCCACAACAAGATTATTTAACATCAATGATTTTTGATGGTTTGTGTTCTTTGATAAAAGAAGAAAATGTGTATGTATATCCAATGTTAAAACGTTGGAAATATGGTACTACTGACGATTGGTATATTTTACCAGATGGCAAAAAAGGTTGGACAGGTAAATCTGATTATGAACCAATACGAGCAAATTTGCCAGAATTGACTTTAGATGAAATATGTGCACATATTGAAGAATTCGACTACATTATACTTTGTAGCCCAAGAGAATATGTAATTAAATCTTTTCGATATATTCGTGATAAATTAGGAATATTAACCAATAAGGTCGCATTTTTAGATGGAGAAGATGGTAATAATATACACACAGAATTGATTGATATATTTCAACCGAATTATTTATTCAAGAGAGAAATATTTTATGATGCTCAATATAAAAATAAAAAAATATATCCGTTACCATTTTCATCGTTTGCTTTAAATTTATATATAAATAGTGATAGTATAAAAACATTAAATGTCTTTGGAGTATTTGGCAATACAAATTATTTAAGAGTGAGATTAGTAGAAGAATTTCATAGATTAAATATTGATAAAAGTATTGTTGATATAGATTCGGGGGCTACTATAGACAGCGATAAAGCTAGATATGGTAAAATGTCATATAATGATTATATGCAAAAGATTGCTTCTTCAAAAATAGGGCTCTCGTGCATAGGACATGGAAAAGATTGTGTTCGTTATTGGGAGATACCATCATATAGAACGATGATGATGTGCGTTAATCCTAAAATTGTTATACCTTTTCCATTTAAAGATAGAGAGACGGCAGTATTTATTAAAGAAGATTTATCAAATTTACGAGAACTTTTAGAATACTATTTGTCTCATGATGATGAACGCAAAGCAATAGCGCAAGCAGGACATGAACATCTAATGAAATATCATACTAATAAAAAAAGAGTGCAATATATGCTAGATATTATGGAGGCAAATGCATGAAAGTTATAAATTTTGATAGATGTGAATTGGCAGATACTTTACAAAAACGAAGCGAAGAAGATAGACAACGTATTCAAAAAATAATAAAAAAAATAGATGAAACTCGTAATATTGGATGGTGGGATTCAACAGAAGTTTATGAGTTTGTTAATAGAAATATAATATCTCGTGCTCAACGTGATACAATGGCCTATATGGTACAAGCATTATGCAAACATCTAGGTGTCGGTATTGGTGTTGGTGGAACACCAATTGCAAACGTATTGAGTGTCAACACAAAAGAATGTGACGTTATAGTAACAGATTATCATTTACCATTTGAAGATGAAAGTGTTGGATATATTATAAGTAATCATACATTAGAACATATACCAGAAACAGATGAAACGTTACAAGAATGGGCACGAGTATTGAAAACAGATGGTTTAATATCGATTACAATGCCAGATAAAAGATATTTTTTACATCAAAACGAAGAAGGAATTAGCAAATATGATTATGCATATTGTGAGATGGATCCAAGTGAATTAAAGATACATTTAGAAAAAATATCAGATAAATTAGAATTGTTACTTTTTAATACAAATAATAATAATTTTGATATGAATGTATTGTTAAGAAAGAAAGGAGTAACAAAATGAAAATATTAGTTACTGGCAGTGCGGGTCTTATAGGGAGTTATATAGCAGATGAACTTACGAAAATTGGGTATGATGTTGTTGGTGTTGATAATTTGTCTGGTGGGTATATACGCAATACTAGAAATCATAAATTCCATCTCTGTGATTTACGTGATAAATTCGCTACAGAAGTTATAGTAAAAGCAATACAACCAACACATGTATTTCATTGCGCGGCAAGTGCAAGAGAAATAGGTTCACTTTTTGAACCTTTAAAAAGTACGGAAGATAATTATTTATCTTATATGAATTTACTCAATGCTTGTATAAAAGTAAAATTTAAAAAAATGATTTTATTTAGTACGATGGCTACATATGGTGCACAACAACCACCGTTTAATGAAGATATGCAGTGTATGCCTGAAGATGTGTATGCAATAAATAAAACAGCAATGGAATTATCTACTAAATGTTTATCAGAGATACATGATTTTAAATATACTATTGTTAAACCACACAATGTATTTGGAATACGTCAAGCATTTGATTTATATCGTAATGTTTTTGCCATATGGATGAATCGCATAATGCATAAAGAAAAACAGATATATGTATTTGGAGATGGTGAACAAAAGCGTGCTTTCTCATATATTACATTTTCATTACCATGTTATATTAAATGTCTAGAAGATTTTACGAATAGCAAGACCTATAATATAGGTGGAATAAAAGCTATTACATTAAATGAAGCGGCAGAATTAACATTACAAGCTATGGATGTTTGTGGAAAAGTTTGTATTGAACATTTGCCAAGTAGACCAAGAGAAGTTAAAATGGCGTTTTCTACGTATCAAAAAAGTATCGATGAACTTGGTTATAAAGAAGATATAGAGTTATTAGATTGTTTGAAAGAAATGGCGTTATGGTGTAAATCATTAGGTCCACAGCAATTTTTAAATGAACCATTAGAACTTGAAAATGAAAAAACACCAATTGTATGGAGGAGTAAAAAGAATGAATGAAGATAAAGTTAATATTGGAATATGGGGAAAAGGTATAGTTGGAAGTGCAACTGGTATGCTATTTGAAGAATCAGATAAAACAAAAGTTTACTATTATGATAAATATAAAAATATAGGTTCTAAAATAGATGTTGTAGATAGTTGTGATTTCATCTTTCTATGTTTACCGACACCAATGAAAGTAAATGGAGAAATTTGTCTTGATTATTTAGAAACAACAATTGCTGAAATAGATAAACTTACAGAAAAGAAAAAAATTATTATTATACGCAGTACAGCCGTATCTGGTAGTACAGATAAATTCGCAGATAAATATACAAAGTTCGATTTTGTATTCTGTCCAGAGTTTTTGACAGAAAAGAATGCAGAAGAAGATATGAAACTTGCTGGACGTATTGTTATTGGGGCTAATTCAGACACTACTTTTGAAGCGGTAAAATCTATATTTAAATATGCTTATAATGATAAAGTAACATATATAAGATTAACTAGAAAAGAAGCTGAAACATTAAAATATATCAGTAATATATTTTTAGCAGGTCAAGTAATGCTTGCTAATGAATTATATTTTATATGTGATAAGCTTAATGTGAATTATAATAAATTACGCGAACAATTAAAATATGATGGTAGAATTGGTTCACATACACAAGTTCCTGGTCCAGATGGAGATTATGGTATTGGTGGAAAGTGTTTCCCAAAAGATGTTTCGGCTTTTATTTATTTATCGAAACAAAATGGGATAGAACCACGAATACTAGAAGAAATGATGAGATTAAACGAGAAAGTTCGTATTAATAAAGATTGGTTAGACATAGCGGGTGCATGCGAATCTAACAAAAAATTTAAAACAGGAGATTAAAAGAATGAAAGCATTAATAACTGGAATTAATGGTCAAGATGGAAGTTATCTTGCAGAATTATTATTAAGTAAAGGTTATGAAGTTCATGGCATTGTTCGTCGTGTTGCTATAGAAGACATGGAGCATCGTCTTTCTAGAATTATGCATATACTTGATAAAATTACTTTACATTCTGCAAGTTTAGAATCTTATCCTAGTTTATGTAAAGTAGTTGAAAAAGTTAAGCCTGACGAATGCTATCATTTAGCCGCACAAAGTTTTGTTAGTTATTCATTTGAAGATGAGTTTTCTACAATGAATACAAATATAAATGGAACGCATTATATGCTTTCTGCTATAAAACAATATGCTCCAAAATGCAAGTTTTATTTTGCCGCTTCAAGTGAAATGTTTGGGAAAGTACATGAAGTTCCACAAAATGAGAACACTATATTTCACCCACGTTCTACATATGGAATATCTAAGGTTGCAGGGTATGATTTAACGCGTAATTATAGAGAAGCTTATAATCTTTTTGCATGTAGTGGAATTTTATCTAATCATGAATCACCTCGTAGAGGTTTTGAATTTGTTACTAGAAAAATAACAAACGCTGTAGCAAAAATAAAATATGGTAAATTAGATAAACTATATTTAGGTGACTTAACAGCGAAACGTGATTGGGGTTTTTCTGGAGATTATGTTAACGCAATGTGGTTAATGTTGCAACAAAACATACCCGATGATTATGTAATTGCTACAAACGAAACACACACAGTGCAAGAGTTTGTAACTTTAGCTTTCGCTCGTGCTGGGTTAGATTATCATGACTATATTGCTATTGATGCAAGATATATGAGACCATCAGATGTGAATCTTTTAATTGGAGATTATTCTAAAGCGAAAGCAATATTAAAATGGGAACCAAAAATAAAATTTAATGATTTAGTAAATATGATGGTAGACTATGATTTAACATTAGAGGGTGTAGGTAATGTCAATAAGCAATTCACTTTATCCAAGTTATCCGGGTAACCCACAAAGACTAGACCCAGCTTATACTGAAGGCGATGATACTGTCGCTGGAGCTACTGATTATAATAAACATGATGATGAAATATTAAAACATCAAGATTTAATAAAAAATCTTAATACGATATCTGGTGCTGGTGGCGGTACTGGTGTTTCAGACCATGCATTGTTATCAAACTTATCATATGCATCCGCAAATCATACTGGGTTTCAAGCTTCTCTAATTACAGGAGCTGGCATAGCTATAGTTGGTACTGTTATAAATGGTACGCAAGACCAGAATTTGTTTAATGTTATTGATGTAGAAAACATTGACGTAGTGGCTAATAGTTTAACTACTGAATTAAAAATTAGAACTGGTGCTGGTATTTCAGTTGTCGCAGACAATGACACTAAAACTATAACTTTTTCTGCTGGTGCTGGAACTACAAATCATTCTGAATTATTAGAACTTGATTACGATTCATCAGCTCATACTGGTTTTCAAGCATCTCTGACTACTGGTGCTGATGGTATAATTATTTTTAATGACGGTATAAAAACTGGTATTGATGGTTATATATATACTAACCGTATTGCTAATATTAATGGAACGTATATTATATCATTAGCCAGTGGTAATGTGGGAATAAAAGGTGACTTTACCCCATTTGTTAATAGTTCACAAGATATTGGAACATCTATATATTCTCAATGGAAAGATATATATTGTCAAGTTCTTCGACCTAGTAGTAGACGTATTATTACAAGTTCTAATTTGATATCTAATGGAAGTTTTGCATCAGCGGCTGATTGGACTTGGGGGGCGAACGGTGAATGGGTCCCAGCAGGTTCCTATTATACGTGGGCCCAATATACATATGATTTGACGAATATAGATTATTTGTCTCAACAAATTGCTACGACTGCGGGTAAAACATATCGTATAGAACTTCAAGTTCCTTTTTATGGAGATTGGGATGATACAACTCTATTAAGAATAAAATTGGGTGAAAGTGGAGAAGCTGATGCAGAAGCAACAGTTGTTCCACTTGCGGGAGGTACTCCAAGTTGTACAGTCGAATTAGTATCTTATGGTACTAATGAGACACTATATTTTATACCAGTTCACGATGAAGACAGCGAAGTTCATACAATTAATTTTTCATCGGTATTTGTATATGAAACAGAAATGATGTCAATATATGATAATTCAGGTGGTTTTTGGTATGCGGGAACTTCTAGAATTGCGACTAATGGAAATATTACAGCTGATACATTAACAGTAAGTGGTGCTTCTTCAATAGGTGGCAATCTAAATTTATTTTTAGATTATCTAAAAGGAGTTGGAGAAGATGGCAATGCAATTTATATAAATAGAAGATGGGGTCCTGGACAGTGGACAACAATGCAAATATATATTGACCACGATAATAATTATTGTTGGGTTGGTACTGACCCCGGAACTTTTATTATAAATGCGGCAACTTCTCTTGGTAGTTCTGTTATTATAGGTGGTTCAAAAGGTGGTCAATCATGGGTTGGTCCTGGTGGTGATGTTACCATATATGGTGGTGATGGTGGCGGTGGATTTCCTTTAGGACAAGCGGCAGATGGTGGCGATGTTACTATATATGGTGGTGCGCAACAGGGTGCAGGTACAGCTGGGTCAGTTCTTATTACAGGTAAATTTAATCCTTCTGGTATTACAGGAAACATAGATTGGGGTATGAATAATCATACTACTAGTGGTTCAGGTACTTTTAGTTCACTTCGCATACCTCAAATTGGTGGTACAGCAGGGAAATACTCTATCTTTCAGGGGGGAGCGAATACCGTAGATTTGAACTATACTTTACCATCGGCATACCCAGTAACTTTATCAGGTAATCTTCGTAGCACAACTTCGGGAATATTATCTTTTGACGAGACTGTTTATGCACCGATTGATGCGCCTACATTTACAGGTGTTCCTAGTGCCCCAACAGCTATTGCAGGAACAAATACTACACAAATTGCGACTACCGCATTTGTAAATGCTATTGATAACAATGCTCGTTATACAACAGTTCAAATGGCTCATAGTTCTCACACAGATGGTAAAGTTGCAGGAAAATATATTTTTGCCGCAGGTCAAGGAGCGGCAGCAGTAAGCGGGACTGGGACATTATATCCTCAAAAGGTTTTCTATTTAACTGGGGTAGACTTTCCGACTATAAATGGTAAGGCAACAGTATTACGAATTAAGGGTAGTGTCTTTTGCAATGATGTTGCCCCGTTTGTAGGAACATTTACCTTTGGACTGTATCCAGTTACACGACCTGCAACATCGGGTGGAGCTGGTTTATGTATTTATACAGCAGGAACTGTTGTAAGCGGTTCAAATGGTGCGGTAGTAACAAATCCGGCTGCGGATTCAAGCAATAACGCTATTGGTTCGGATTTTGCAATACCAGCTGATGGTTGGTATGCTTTAGCTTTTGTAACAACTGCTACAGTAGCAACAAATGCTCATACCCACGTTAATTGTGAATTACAAATGAGAAATGCTTAAAAAATATAATAATATATGAAATGGGGCAGTAAGTGGGGATTAAGATGGGGTTTATATACAGATAATAGAATTAAGTCTGTTTCTGATTTAAATAGAATAGATGTGGTATCAGATATAAATCGTGTTTTAACAGTTTCTGATACCGATAGAATAAGTTCAATTACTTCGGATTTAAATAGAATAGATGTGGTATCAGATATAAATCGTGTTTTAACAGTTTCTGATACCGATAGAATAAGTTCAATTACTTATTATGAAGATTTGCTAAAAATAGCGTCTGATATGATAAGATTAAAACAAATGTAATAGGTGATAATAAAATGTCAATATATGAAAAAGATTTGATTCCAGCATTAGCAAGAGAAATGGGTGATACCGATTCTTCGTCTTATTTTTATACAACAAATCAATTATTTTCTGCAATAAATGACGGTTACGCAGAATTAAATAGACGTGGATATAAAACAATATTCTCTGTAACAGGTTCTGGTGATGTAGCATATTTTTCCCCTGAACCATCAAAGGATGAACAACGTGCTATTGTATTATGTTCTGCATTAGTTTTAACAGAAGGTGAGATACAGAAATCTGCACGTAATTCTATCATACATCAGAATGTAGCTGGTAGGACAGATTTAACGCAAATTGCGAATTTTTTGTTACAGATTAGAGATAGACTTGAAGAACAGATTAATGATTTTATTGATTCTACCGCTCGTACTACTGATTCTACTACTGAAGATGGTGAAACATTAATAGAAGGACATGAATTAAAATCAACACAAACACCAAAAGCAGATAATTATTCTGAAGGTCTTGTAAGAACAGAAATTATTACGGGTATATAAAATGTTAAATCAGTCTCAAAAAAATAAATTAAAAAATGTACGTTCTTTATTTAGAACAATCCCATGTACATTATGGACTATAACAAAAAACACAATATCTTCAAATGATTTTTATAGACGTCCAACAACCATTACTAGCGGTTCGCATTTATTTTCTGGTTCTGTTGCATGGTCTAATGTAATTTATCGTACAGATTCAGCAGGGGGATTTTATAAAACCAGTGAAGTTGCAATAGTTACTAGTTATGATGAAAAAGATTATTTAGATTCAGAAAATTCTTATTTAGTTTGTGAAGGCGTGCCACTTCGTATGAAAAATATGGCACAAGCAACAGATACTAATGAACTCGTTATCTATTGCGAAAGATTAAATGAGTGATAAAAAATAGGAGAATAATATTTATGGAAAATAAAAAAGATATTTGGTCTGAAGGTATTAAAGCTATTTTTGGTTCTTCAAAGCGTTCATTATTGGATTTTATTGATATGATACCAACAAGTACAAGTCGCGAAAAAGAAATTATCGGTTCGATTAAAGGTCGTATTCATAATGATTTATCTTCTGCTTGTTTAAGCGTTGGCGCAATGATGGCTGCATTTAGAGCTGGTGGGGATATAACTCCTTTTGAAGACACTATTATAAAAAAAGAAAATAATGCTAGAACAAGAGCAGATAACATTTTAGGTGGCGGAAAAAAATAATAATGATAAGTGCTACTTTTAAAATCAATTCTGTGCAACTTACAAATATGCTTCGTAATCATTTTAATAGTCGCGTAGCACCAGTAATAGTTAAAGAAGCGAAAGAGGTTATTAAAGATACTATAAGATATAGTGTAAATAAACATATGAAGAATGAGGTTATAAAATATGCGCCATCTCCTACAATAGAAAAACTTGCTTTAACAAGTGGTATTGATGATAAAAGTCGATTTGTTGGTTATCCATCTACTTCATCTACGTTTATGAAAGAACCAGAATTTTTATATTTAGTAGATGCGATAGCGCGAGATGCGAAATTCGCGATACAAGAAATAGATTCAAAAAATATGTATACTTTATTATTTTCACTTTCTGAAGAAAGTAGAAAAAAAATAAACAATGAAATTGGTTTTGCATGGATGAAGAAAATTGGGAATAATATGTTAGAACGTCGCTCTACATTAGATATGAATGCATATCATCCTACATGGGATAAATTACTTGATATGTGGGAATATGGTGCTTCTAATCCAACATTTACTGTAAGAGCAAGAGATATAAATTCAAAATTACATGCAGGTCCTGATAAACGTATTGCATCTAGCTCTATTATAAAAACAATTACGCCTCATCGCATGTTTTATTTAGGTATGAAAAGTGCGAAAGATAAAATTATAGAAGATATTCAAATAAAATTAAAAGCGAGATTTTCTAAAAAATGATAACAGGCAGTGGATATATACAAAAAACATTACAATCATTATTTTATTATTTGCGTACTACACAATATGATAAAAGTGGTACAACAAAAACATTACTAACTGCATTTGATAATTTAGAAATATTACCAAATTATCCTGATTCGTTGGAAAAATTGAATTTACCAACAATAGCGATTATGATGAATCCTGTTGGACAACAAGAAGTTACATATCATTCGTCTACAAAATCTGTACCATTATCATTTTCTATTTATGGATTTTGTGGTGGTAAACAGACAGATGGAGATAATCAAGCATTACGTGATGAACTATGCAGTGATGTACGCGAAATATTAGAAGATACGGATTATATAAATTTATATGAATATCCTAATTTTTCTAATCAAATGGGAGACATGAGTGTAGAATCTGTAGTTTCGCGTTTTATAGAACCAATTGGAACATTGAGTGCTGAAAAATATAGATTTGTAATTGATATAGAATGTGAATATTTGAAAAGTGTTTGATAGATAGATTTCAAAAATAATATTAAAATAAAAAATAAGTGAGGTGAAACAAAATGGCAAATATTTTAGCTTCTGATTTAGTAAAACGTAAAAAAGAACATGTGTTTGTAGAAGGTTATAATATAGATTGCGCTACAGAGTTAACAGGTAGTGTTGACGCAACAGCAGACGTTATGCATGTATATGGTCAAGACGACGCTATTAAAGATATCACTATTAATAGTGGTACATTGTCTTTAACTGTATATGATAAGAAAACAAATAACGTTCTATTAGATGCATTGCAAAAAGTTGACCCAGATGATACTGCACTTCGTGCATATAATTGGAACAATATTTATAATTCATCTGTATGGGCAAATAGATTCAATGCTGATAATAGTCAATATACTCGTAGTGTATTTTATGGTAGATGGCTACCTACGCCTGGCATGACAGCTGGAGATACAAACGCAAAAGGTACTCGTACATTTGCTGGTAATTGCGACGTTCCAAAAGAATATACACAACCTATTCTTGGGGAAAAAGTAAAAATCACAACTGGTGCTACTGGAACTACTGGTTGGACTGCAACATTAACTAATACACCATTACAAGTTAATCCTGGACAAACTCCAGCTTTATATGCAATACGTGTTGTTGCTGTTAATGAGCAAAGAAGTGGCACTACTATTAAATCGATTGACCAAGAAGATTTGACAATTGATTCTACAATGGTAGTTGCTAATAAAACAGTCACGCTTGATTTAGCTGATTGTGCTTCAAATAGTTGGATAACACACGTTTATGTAAATTATCTATATGATAAAACATTAGGTGTGTCTCCTACTATCGCGAATATTGGAATGTATAAGCTTGTAGCTTAAAGATAGTGATTATATGGGTGCATACAAGTAATTGTATGCATCCATACAATTAAGAGAGGTGAGCAAAATGTCTGAAAAAAAGAAAGTTGATATATTTTCTTTATATGAAAGAGAGAAAAAATTAACATTAAGTGATAACGAAAATACTGTTGATGTATTATTTGTAAAAATGACGCAAGGTGAACTTGATAATGCATTAGAAATATATAATAAAATAGTACGCGAAGAACGAGAAAAAATTAAAAATGATACTACGATTCTTCAGGAAATAAAAGATTTAATAGATTCTTTTACAAAAGATGAGATTATAGAAGCATTGACTAGTGCGGCAAAATTTTATAGAGAATCTGAGTTAGATAAATTTCCAATTGACGATGAGAATGTAAAGACAGAGGAAGATAAGAAATTATATAGAGAAAAACTTTTAAAAGATTGGGAAATAACTTATCGTGAAGAACTGAAAAAAGAAGAAAAAGAGACATTATCAAAACGTTTGGTTAATCTTCGTATTGAAAGTTTAATTATGATGCGCGCTGTTTCTTGTATGAATAATTATTCATTAAGTGTTATGGTACGAGATGTGGATACAAAAGAAAGAATCTTTAAAAACGTAGAAGATGTTTTAAAAATAAAAGATAGACGCGTAATGGATAAATTATTAACAACGTTGAATGAATTTACTAGAAGTGTGAATGAAAAGACTGTTCGAGAGGTCAGTCAATCTACAAATTTTACACCAGCTGGTCAGTCGCTAGAAAAATAAATAAATTACCTTGTTATAATAATATAGACATAGTAAGACTACCAGCAGATTTTTTTAAGGTTATTGAATTTAGATTATATCTTGATAATGTTGAAGAAATCATTGTATTACATTCTAGAGTTACACGTCCACCACAATATGTTATATTGACACCATATCTTTTTAATATTTGGGAAGAATGGGCGCAAACTTATGAAGATGAGAAAAATTCCACAGATATGATATTAGATAAACAAAATAATACGAATATTAGACCAATTGGAGAAACAATTTCTCCTAATTGGATGAAATATGAATTTCAAAACTTTGAAGAATTCTATCAATACTATATGCAACTATTAGGAATTGGTGATTAATTATGCCAGCAAATAATAATTTTAAAGTAGAAACTACATTAATTTTAAAACCAGAAGTCAATACTGCTGATTTAAAATCTGCTGTAGGTCAAATAAATAGTTTAATTGATAGAATGGGTGTACGAGGTGGTGCATATCGCACTACGCAAGGTAATCTTGCAATTCAATTAGGAAGTGGTGTTTCTCCACAACAACGTGGTGCTATTACTAAACTTAGCAATGAATTACTTGGTCTTAAAAACGCACAAGATAAAGTCAATGAATCACAAGATAATTTTTATGGTAAATCAAAACGTAATATAGGAACAATTTTACTTTGGGCCGCAGGTTGGCAAGTAGCTTATGGTGCAATTAATACGGTTAAACAAGCTATTTCTACTACGCTAAAAGATTTTGGTGATTTAGAAATGGCTTTTATTCGTATTAAACAAGCTTCTGGTGAATCGGGTGCTTCTTTTTCTAAATTTTCAGATAGTGCATTTAAAGTAGCTCGTATCACTGGTACATCTGTTACGGATATAGCGCAAGCTTCTAAAATATGGGCACAACAAGGTAAAAGTATTGCTGAATCTTTAAAATTAACAGAGACAGCTACTATTGCTGTTAATTTAACCGGTCAGACAACACAAGAAACAATCAGTGAGCTTACAGGTGTTATGAATGCTTGGGGTTTTACAGCAGAACAAACGTCTTTTGCACTTGATAAATTCGCTAAAGTTGCTGATAAAGAAGCTGTTGAAGTTAAAGACTTAATGGAAGGATTTTTAAATGTTGGTCTTACAGCTAAAACAGCGGGTGTATCTTTCGAAGAATTAACTGGTCTTTTAACAGCAGTTGTTACTGTAACTCGTAAAGCTGGAAGAGAAGTTGGTGATGCTTTCAGAACAATGTTTACACGTTTTATGCGTGCTGATACATTAAGTACAATACAAACTTTATCAAAAGTCGCTGTTTATGTAGATGAATTTGGTAATGCTACATATGCTAATACAGGTCGTATTAGAAACTTTACAGCAGTTTATCAAGATTTAGTAAAAGTTATGCCGCAACTTGCAGAAACAACACAAGCTAAAATTCTTGAACAATTAACTGGTGCAAGACGTAGTGAAATTGGACGTGCTATGTTTGCAGGTGAAGGTATTGTTAATCGTACTATGATAGAACAAGCTAATGCGTTTGGTTATTCTGCTCAAAAAAATACAGAGATAATGGATTCATGGAATAAAAAAGTTGCAGTGCTTGGTATATCTTTTCAACAACTTGGACAATCAATAGCACAAAGTGGATTAATGGATGCACTTAAAAATATAGTCGATTCTCTTACATCTTTTTTAGATATTCTTAGTGAATCAAAAGAATCACTATACGCTTTTTATAGAATATTTATAGTTATTGCTGGCACTGCATTATTTACAAAATTAATATTTAATCTCGACGCTGTTGCTATTTCATTTAAAACCGCTACTGTAGCGGCAACTAATTTTAAGTTTGCACTAGGTATTATTGGTCTTGCTGGTGGTTTTGCATTAATGGCATTAATAGATGCTATTCATAAGACAAATGAAGCTTTAGATAAAGAAGCTGAGGCAATCAAAGATTTATATCAAGTACCAGATGCTATGAAAAATAAACTTGCTTCTATGACGCAAGAGCAACGAGATGCAAGACGCGTGAATTTGCTTGCGAAAATGCGCGAAGAACTTAAAAAAGGTAATCTTGAAGTAGCATATCGTTTAGCAAATGAAATAAAAGCAACAGATATAACATCTAAAGGCGCTAAAACTATAGCAGAAGCGAAGAAAAATGGATTAAAAGTTGAAGAGGATGCAGAATTAACTCAGAAAAAACAAACAGAAAATTTAAGACATCAACTCGCAATACAACAAACTCTCGGTACGAATACAATAGCTTTAAAACAATATGAACTTGAACAATGGGAAAAAATTAACGATACTCAATTAGATAGTGTAGAACATTTAAAACTTCAAAATGAACTTATAGAAGAATATGTAAAAGAAGTTTATTCGTTAGCTAGTACATATCAAACAATCGTTTCAGATGGACTTGACAAGATGATTACAGGTACTGGAACATTAAATGATATGACGAAAGATTTAGTTGATACAATGAGAAAAACTTTAATATCTGATTTAGTAGATATCGTTGGTGAGCAGACAGGAGTATTTAATTTTATGTCTGCATTAACTAAAAATCCAATAGCACAAGCACATATAAATGGACTTACAACCGGTTCTAAATTGATTGTTCAAGCTCATATTGCAGGTATACAAGCAGGCATGTCTGGGCAGACTTCAGCACAAGCTATGGCAAATATACAAGGTGGTGGGGGTTCACTTGCATCAAATACTAATAAAAAAAGTTTCATGTCTTCTTTATTTGGTGGTGCCGATTGGACTCAAAATGTAAATCAAAATATACCATCGGGTGCTTATTCCACATATACGCCAGGTCAAACAGGACCGAATGCAGGTACTTATGGCGCTGGCATGAATAAAAAAACACAATTCTGGGGTTCTGCGGCAGCAGGAGCATTGACTGGATATCAAGCATATCAATCTGCTGTTAGTGGTGGTGCTAATCAATGGGCGGCTGCTGGTGGTGGTATACTAAGTGGTATTGGAATGATGGGTCTTATGTCTGGTAATCCAGTGACTATGCTTGGTGGTGCTGTGTTAATGGGCATAGGTTCTTTAGTATCAAGTATGGGTGGTAACAAAAAAACTACAACAGAAGTTAAAGAACAGACAAATCAAGTTACTTCTAGACTAAATGTTACGAATAAACAATTAGAGATAGTAAATAGAAATTTAGTTTCATTAAGAAAAGGTTTTGAAGGATTCGTAATGCAAGAAAGTTTTTATCTTCGTTCACGTAGTAGAAATGGTGTAAATGCACAAGTTACATCAGAATTTGCATTAAATTCTAGAAGAGGATATCAGTAGAATGAATACATATTACAATGTTCAAAAATGGTCTGTACAAACATACAATACTGGAACTTCATTATGGAATACTGTTACATCTTGGCCTCGTGGTTCTAGTTCAACATTCTCTAAACGATATGAATCTAATTCACAAATAATAGAATTAGCTGATGGTTCAGAAGGTATGTTCACGCCACAAAATCATTATAAAAACATGCCAATAACATTTACTTGGAATCATCGCATAGTAACATCAACATTTAAAAACAATTTAGAGACATATCGTACTGACCATACAGGAATAAAAATTACATTACATGATAATATCACGATACAAGGGTATTTAATGTCAGTCGAAGAAATTTATCCTTTTACAGGTGCGACACAACAATATGAAATTGTAGCAGAATTCAAACCGTTTAGTATTGATGGTAATGCAATAGAGTCATAAAATATGTCAAAAGAATTATCAACTCAAGCAACTAATCAATTAGATAGAAACGATATACTGTATGATTATGCAGTAACTATCGATTCTATAAAATGTAACGATGTTATTTCTTATACAAATGATTTTAATAGAGATTTTGGGTGCGCTTCTCTACAATTAAGTTTAAATAATGATAATGGAAAGTATTCATTAAGTGGTACAAATGAAATAAACTTACGTGATGAAATTATATTAATCGAGAAATTTGCAGGTGCAACAGATACTTTTAATGCTTTTCGTGGTTTTATTACACAGCGTAATATAGCAAAAGAAGTTGCTAGTAATAATATTAATATTACATGTCTTGATTATATTGTTAAATTACAAGATACGGATATTGACAAAAATTTTGAGGCTACAAAATATCTAGTAGAAGATGAAGTTTTAACACCTAACTATCTTACATCACCTAATGATATGTATGCTTCTATTTTTGATTTTGCAAATACTAATATTGCAGATGAACCGCCAGTTAGTATAAGAATTAGAAATAAAACAACGCAACTTGAAGACCCACAATGGAATGGATTTGAGATTCAAAATGAATCTGGTCAGGTCACACTTGGTGCAGTTTTAAATGCTCGCGACAATTTTGAAATAATCGCTACATATTATTTTTATCCAAAAGGACTTTATGCTGAAGATATTATAGAATCAATTCTTACAGAAAAAGATGGATATGGTAATTATTTATTTAACGAGACATCAACCCAAAATGTTATTGATAATCATCTTACGGAAACATTTTTTAATGTTGAAGCTAAAGTATATGATACATTAACGTGTAATACAGAACCTACAACAGTAGACATTGAAACAACATTAGTTAGCGCATGTGTTAGTGGAACAAATTCAATTATTGTAAACGATGCTACTGGTTATCCTAATACAAATAATGATACTTTATTTTCTGTAAATGGAGATATGGCAACATATAAATGCATAACTGGTTCTACATTATATGGTATTCCATCGAGTGGAAATTATGCATTAAAAGCTCATCCAGTTGGGTCTTACGTTACATATACTGCTACTTTTCCAATAAATCAGATATGGTATTTATCTTATGATAATTTAGTTTCTACTATGAGTGGTTCACAGTTTACGTTACCAGTTGGTAGTACAATACGATATATAGATAAAAGATATGGTAGTATTCTATTAGATGCTCCAGTAGTATCAAGTTCTGATGTGCGTTGTAACTATAATTATTCATTTAAAACACTTCAAGCTTCTGGGGTAGAAATTACTGGAATTAAGTTTAATGAGAAAAACGAGAAGACAAGATTCGATGCTCTTGTAAAACTTCGTAATCTTCTAGCACCAAATTATGTTATTCGAACTATAGGCGATAATAAGATATGGGCATCTTATTTGAATCAAAAAGATACGGCTGATTATGAATTAAAATCTATCAAGTCTATTAATTATGGCGAAGATATAGATTTATATACTCGTACTGTTTTTTTCGGTAAAAATTCCAATCCACACAATGTTCTTTTTGATACTGGTGTTGCATTTATGGATACTGGTGAAACATATACTGCTACAACTACAAACACAGAATTATCATACTCTGCTGATGATGGTGCGTTTAAAGTCTACACTAGTGGTCTTCAAGCTGGTAAGATTTTGACAGATACAATTGTTCCAATTGTTTATATCAATAATGTTCCAATAGACAATAATGTGCATGAGATTGTACAATCTGATATATTATTATCTACAAAAATTACGACTACAACAGAAACGCGTGATGGTGGTTGGAGTAGCGACCCACAAACGACAGTTAATACTGATTATTTATATAAAGTTTATTTTAGCCATCGTGGACTTGTGGCAAGTCAAGTTGTAACCATATATGGACCAACTGGTAGTATATTATATACTTTAGGTCCTAATGATTCTAATATAGATTATGAAAATGGTATTTGGGTAGTACCTGGTAGTAACCAAAATTCAACAACAGAACAAAGTTCAACGGCTTCTTATTGGATAATGTATTCTACCGATGATTTACAAATAGATTATTCACAGGCTACATTTAAAATTAATCATAGATTGATACCAGTTCCATCTGAATCATTAGTTACTGCTACGTTTGAATATAGCACAGTATCAACACCAATCGAAAATGCTACAGCATGTTTTGATGGTCGCTGGGACACTCAAACACAAACTACATTTTATGCAAAACCTCCACAAGGTTTTGTTTATGCTGTACTTGATTTGGGCGAAATTAAAAATATACAACTTATAGATATTATTGCTGGGTTTTTTAAACCTGATGTAGATGGAAGACGTAAATTTGAAATGACAAATTATATTACATTGCAATATTCTTATGATAATAATATTTATTATGATATAGCTTCAGATACGACGAATTTTGCATTAACCAGTGGTAAGACGAAAACGTTCGATGAATCTGTGCTGGGCGAAGATTTTAAGACACGTTATTTTAAACTTGTTATAGAAGATTTAGAAAAAATAGATTATGGTGATAATGGTATTTATGCGTTATCTCTCGTCGAAATTTCAGCTTATAATGACGTTGTATTACGTGGAGAATGCAAATTAATTCCAACTACAGAATTGACGCAAGTTTATAATGGTGAAAGTACGATGTTTGTAAAAAACACTGTATCGTTTCCATCTGGAGCTGGATTTGCATATCTTAATTCAGGTAGTGGAATATCAAATTCTGCTTTTTGGTATTCTGGAAAAACATCAACATCATTTACTGGCGTTACGGGTTCTGGAATAGGAACATATGCAATTGCTAATAAAGTATATGATTATGAAGAAACGAGCACAAGTCTTTATGATAGTGATTATCTTTTAGATAAGTTACAAGATGTTGTTTATAAGAACACAACTGTTAATGAATATTTGAATACACAAACTAAAGTGAATGAGCGTGCAAAAAATTGGCTTAAAGAATCTGTTAAAAATCATACTACACTCGATGTTGAATTGATGTATGCTCCACATCTATTGGTTGGTAATACTGTGTCATTGAATGACCAATATAACAGAATTAATCAAAATTATTTTATAGAGAAAAAAAATTCTGGTAATAATGGAACTCAGATTACAATTGCGCGCTATCCATAAATAAATACGTGAGGATGAACATATGAATGTTCCGTTAAGGAAATTTTCAGATGAACTTCGAGATAAGATAAAATTATATAGTAAAAAACACATTGATATTAAAGACTTAATTAATGGTTATGATATAAGCAATGAAAACTTATCTTATTCTCATATATCTGAATTGAATTTATCTGAACGCGATATATCGAATTGTAATTTTTCACATAGTACAATTAAACTTATTGTTAATAATGGTGTTGCACGTAATTGTAATTTTTCATATGTTACATTCTTAACTAGTTCATCTTTTAGAGCAACTGATTTACGTAATAGTAATTTTGATGGATGTAATGCTACGAACATTGATTTTGCATACTCTAATTTACGCGACATTACTTATTGCAATGCTACATTTACAATGTTTAGTAAATATTTTTATAAAGCTAAATTTTCAAAGAAATTTTTAGAACTTATGCATAAGTTTTTGGATATAGAGGGATTAAGTGAAATCATATAAATCTTTAGACCAACTAGCATTAGATTTAATTAGACAATATGCTACAATTAAAAAAGATAACGCGTCTATGTCTAGTCAATATTCATCTGATATATTACCATATTCAGCCAATAAAGATGTTTCTAGCGATGAGACTTCTGAGATAGTAAAAAATTTGGTTGAAAATCTTAATAAACTTGTACAACCATATATTGATAATGGACTTGAAGTTATAGCAAGTAATCCACCAAACGAATATATTAATATTTCGAGTGGTGCCGGTGTTGTTTATGGTCATTATATTGAAATAGATGAGAGTATGAAGCTTAGAATTCCATTCGATGGTTTGACATCTGTATTTTATGTTAATTTCGATGGAACTCAAATCATGATTGAACCTCAAAAATATGATAATAAGCTTGCGCTTGCGAAAGTTGTAATACCTAAACCAGGTACTACTATTGCGATAGAAGATGATAAACCATCAGATAATGATAATCTAAATGGTTGGATAGTTAGTGGTAAAGATGTTCTTTTTGATGGTAAGTGGACATTTGATGATGATTCTATTGCTATGCTTGGTAATAAACTTGGGTATATTTTAGCCAATAATATATATGGTGAAATTAATTTAAGTGAGAATCTTACTATAGCTAATACACAAGGTACTATGTATGCTGATTCAAAATCTTTATCATTTTACTACGAGAACGCTATAAAAGCTTCGGAATTTAATCGTAATGGTACATATTTTTATGATACATCTGGTTTTGAATTAGCAAAGTTTACTAACACAGAAGCTAGAGTTGGTAATATAGTAATATATCCAAACTCAATACAATCAAATGATTTTGTATCTGGTAATCTTGGTTCTGGTTTTCAAATAAAAGATTCTGGAGATGCAGAATTTAATAACATTAGAGCTAGAGGTAAAATATCAACGTCTATTTTTGAGAGAGATTCTGTATCTTCTATTGGAGGAAATTTTTTAGTTTGTGATAGTGATATATTAAATTTAGATATGACAGCATTAGATTCTTCTACATTAACTATTATAGGAGATGCTGTATTTGCAGTAAGTGATATTATACGTATTAGAGATGGCACACACGATGAATGGTTAACAGTTACAGATATATCTAATGCACCTACATATACAGTTACTAGAGATAATGCTAATATATATACTTCTAATAATAATCCTATTTGGAAAAAAGGTACCTGTGTAGTAAATTATGGTAATAGTGGTAAGGGTCTTATATTTATGACAGCATCAGAATCTAATGCCCCATATCTAAGCATATTAACTCATAGTGGTGCCCCTTGGAATCTAACTACCACTCAACTTAGATTAGGTAATTTAAATGGATTTTTAGGTTATGTAACTAATAAATATGGTATTGCAATAGGTACTAGTAACAGTTACATGAAATATGATGATATTAATGGTCTTCAAATAAAAGGTAGTATTACTATAACTGGTGGTAATGCATCAGTTACATTTTATCAAGATTCTGAACCAAGTAGTGGTATGAAAAATGGGGATTATTGGATTGATACTAACGACAATAATAAATTATATACATATCAAAATAATGCTTGGATAGAAATAACTTCTGGTGGTAATGTAACTACTTTTCGACAATCAAGTATACCTGTAGCACTTAATTCGGGAGACTTATGGATAGATTCTGATAATTCTAAATTATATAGAGCAACCAATGAAGGCGATGATGAGATAAAAGCTGGAGAATGGGAGTTACAAGATGCCGCAGTTGCTACTGGATGGGCATCAACATCTGATACAACAAAAATAGATGGTGGGTATATTTATACTAATACTGTTACTGCCGATGCTATCAATGTTACAAATTTGTCGGCTATCAATGCTGATATGGGAAGCATTACCGCTGGAAATATAACCTTAGATTCTAGTGGATATATTAAAGGTGGACAAACAGATTACACTAGTGGTGGTGGATTTTTCTTAGGATATAAAACAGATGCATATAAACTTTCTATTGGAAATTCAACAAATAGTTTAAAGTGGAATGGGAGTTCTTTAGTTATTACTGGAGAAATTAATGCAACATCAGGTACATTTACAGGTGAAGTTAATGTTGGGACTTCTTCAAATGTTATTATTGATGGTGATAATAAAATTTTAAAAGTTTTTGGAGATACACTAACTATAACAGCAGATGTTAATGATAAATTAGATTGGATAGAAAATGGTTCAACAAAAGTTGCAACTTTAACAGCATCAACATCATACACACCATCTACTATAGCTAGTGAAGTACAAACAAAAATGAGAGCTACTGGAGATGCGAATACTACGTGTACTTATAATACAACAACGAGATATATTGCAATAGCAAATAATACTTTATCAACTTTAACTTTAAATTGGGCTTCTGGTGCAAATGCTTTAGTAAGTTGTGGAAAAGTATTAGGCTATAATATTAATACAAATGATACAGGTTTGTTATCTTATATTGCAGACTATCAAACAGCTTTAAGAGTTGAAATTGGAGAATTGTTATAATGAGTTATGGTGTAAGATTAACTGATATAGATGGACAAAAACTAGAATTAACCTCAAAATGTGCATCTATTATAGCTAGTGGTACAGCAAATTTATCAAATTCATTAAATGCTGATGATACATATGGCGTAGATATAAATTTAAATAGTAGTAGTGCAATATCTGAATCTAATTTAGGGGTTATAATAAATCCAAGCCAAGATATTGTTTATTCAGTTTTGAATAGAAGATTTGAATACTCTAGTATATTATACGCTAGTAGTCAGTACATGAATTCAGCTTCAACATATTATACAAGAAATGATACAACCGGAGTAATGACTGCTTGGACTGCTGGTAATTTAACTAATGGAGATAGAAATACTTGGGATAGTGTGTTAGCGGTGTTTCCAATTGCTTTTTGGGATAAACTTGGTGCAACGTCATTTACTTCTATTAGATTGTTCTCTGCAATGTGTTATTTAGTTTATGATACATCAGCATCATCTAAAATTATAGTTTATAGCATTGGTAGTGCTGGAATATCTTCTATTGAATATGTTATAATCCAAAATGGGAAGTAATAATAAATTATGAGTATAAGTGTTTTTGGTGATGGAAGTGATGGAGATGTAACAATATCTACTCCAACTACTTTAACGAGCGATAAACAGTATAATAGTTTAACTGTTAATGCTGTATTAAATTGTGCTGGATATAGAATAAGAGTTAAGGGTACTTTAACCAATAATAACACTATTATAAATAATAATACTTATAGTGGTGGTGCAGGTGGCGCAACTGTAGCCCCTACAGAAGATACTGGTGCAAATAGTAATATTGGTACTTTAGGTTCTAATGGTGCTGGTTCTGGTGGAAATAGCGGTGCTAGTGGTGGTACTAATAATTCAATGTTTTTTAATGATGATGGTCCGTATTTATTAAATGCACATGGTGGGGCTGGCGGAGCTGGTGGCGCTGGTGGAACTTCTGGTGGCGATATATTTATATATGCAAATATTTTTAATAATCAAGGCACTATAGATAGTCGCGGAGGAAATGGTTCTAGTGGGAGCGCAGGTGGAAGCGGAGAAGAAAAAGACGTTGATGGACGTAAAATATTTGGTGGCGGTGGTGGCGGTGGTGAAGGTGGCGCTGGTGGTGACGGTGGAACAGTAGAAATAGTTTATAACACATTAACAGCAGAGGGCACTATTCTAGTTAGTAGTGGTTCTTCAGGTTCGGGTGGTGCTGGTGGTACTGTGGGAACATATAGTAGTACCGCAGTATATACTATACAATATTATGGCGGAATTGGAAGTCGTGGTGGTAGTGGCGGGGGGTTT